AGTTTTTACAGAACCAGTTGCTACCGAAGAACCAGTTGTTGCCGAAGCACCAGTTGTGGAAGAACCAGTTGTTGCCGAAGAACCAGTTGCTGTTGAAGAACCAGTTTTTACAGAACCAGTTGCTGTTGAAGAAGCAACGGTTATTGCTGAAGAACCAGTTGCTGTTGAAGAACCAGTTGCTGTTGAAGAACCAGTTATTGAAGAAGCAACTGTTATTGCCGAAGAACCAGTTGTTGCTGAAGAACAAGTTGTTGAAGAACAAGTTGTTGCTGAAGAACAAGTTGTTGCCGAAGAACCAGTTGTTGTTGAAGAACCAGTTGTTGCCGAAGAACCAGTTGTTGCTGAAGAACCAGTTGTGGAAGAACCAGTTTTTACAGAACCAGTTTTTACAGAACCAGTTTTTACAGAACCAGTTTTTACAGAACCAGTTGTGGAAGAACCAGTTGTTGAAGAACCAGTTTTTGAAAATATACAAATTGAAATAGTAGAAGATTCACCTGAATTAACAAATGAAATACCAAAATTAGTATTTATCGTTCCATACAGAGATAGAGAAGAAAATAAAAAAGCATTTTTAGAAAAAATGAAAGTAATATTAGAAGATTATCCAAAGAATTCTTATAAAATTATTTTTGCACACCAATGTGATAATAGACAGTTCAATAGAGGCGCTATGAAAAATATAGGATTTTTATATATAAAACATAAATATCCAAATGACTACAAAAATATTACATTTGTTTTCAATGATGTAGATACAATGCCTGTTGAAAAAGGATTAATAAATTATGAAACTACCCAAGGAAATATCAAACATTTCTATGGATTTAATTATGCACTTGGTGGAATATTTTCCATAAAAGGAATAGATTTTGAATCATTAAATGGATTTCCAAATTTCTGGGCGTGGGGGTTTGAAGATAATTTGTTATATAAAAGAAGTCAACGTGCAAAAATCAATGTAGACAGAAGCACATTCTATCCATATAAAGACCCAAAAATTATTCAAATATTTGATGGATTTGAAAAACTCGTAAATAAAAATGAATTCAATAGATATATGCAATTTACAAATGAAGGATTGAATACAATTTACTCAATTTCATGTGACTATGATGAAACTACCGGGTTTTTGAATATCACTAATTTTGTTACAAATTTTGCAGAAATACCATCAGCAAATTCAATACATGATTTGAGAAATGGTCCAAAACCATTTGATACAAGTATGGGTATATTATTCAATGTACCATATCGTAGAACGCCAAGACATTCTATGAAATTATTTTAAGAATAATATACAATTAGTTTACATTTTATACGATTTAATTCTGCAAAGGTGTATAAAATGTAAAAATTATAAAAATTTATATTGAATCATACATTTCTAGTAATTTAAATGTAATACCAATTTCATTTTTTGTTTCCCATATACCAGATATTTTCAATACATATTTTACAGTTCCGCATTTTCTATCATTGTGTTGTTCTCTGTATAATTTAAAAAATCCACACTGTAATTGCTTTGTCAATACCATAGAATTTTCTTTATTTACGTTATAAAAATGTTTGTAATATTTAACAATGTATTCTTCAATCTGTGATAATTCTTTAATGTATACAGCATTCATTTTTGTATAAGAATAAAAGTAAATATTCTTGTTATTATAAATATTTTGATTGGAAGTAATTTCTAATGGAAAATTAAAATATATTCCATTCATTGAAAGTAATTTATCTGAATATATAATTTTAGTAAAAATTCCATCAACCACTATATTTTTCTTTTTTTCAAACAAATGCATATTTTCTATTTGAAAATCATTTATATCAAAAATAAAATTCATCTTGTTGATAATATTTATATAATTGTTTTTATCTACTTTTACGTAGATATTTAGCATAGTAATAATACATTTATTTAGATTTAAATATATATTATATTATATACGTATAATGTCAGCAAGATTAAATATGAATGAAATTAGATATTATTCTTGGAAAGGAAAAACATTCAATCAAATCACCTCTGCAATTCAAAAAAATAAAATTACATTATCAAGCACAAGTGGTAATGTATTGTTCAATGCGCGACCTTTACCAATATATAGAAGAGAAACCAGATCTAAAACCGCACCTGCAAGTGGTAACGAACGAACTTCTGCAAGTATTGACCAATTAAACATGCCAAATGGATATACGTTAACATCTAATACACAATCTTGCACAGTTGGTGTTTTAAATATTTTAGACGGAAAAGAAGCAAATGAAACTACAAATAAATATCAAAATGATTCATGTTTGACAACAAATCCATGTATGACACAAGAATATAATGCAAGACGAAGAGTAAGGAGTAGCGGTATGATAAAAAAAAATAATCTAGTAACCGGAACTATATATGACCCATATTACACTTCTACAAAACAATTATTAATGAGTAGAAACAAAACATTTGAACAAAATCAATATAATTATATACGTCAAGGTGATTCATTTGCAACACCTGGTACAAGTGCTGCATTAAACAATGTATATTCTGCACATGGCATGTCAACATGTGCGAAATATCGTATAACAAACCTATTAGGTAACAATACCTTTCAATATCAATGGTTTGATGGAAACGATTACACAGTTACTATTGAAGATGGATATTATGATTTGGACGATATAAATCAACAATTTAAATATACAATGTCAAATAATAAACATTATTTAGTATTAAATTCTACAAATAGCAAAAAATTTTTATTAAATATTGGATTTAACAACGCTACTAAAAAAATAGAATTACAATCGTATGCATACAATACAAGCACATATAACACTAGTATATATTCTTACCCGGCAAATAATAATTGGTCATCTTACGTTTCTTTATCAATTAATACAGCCACATCACTTGTGCCTGTATTTAAAATACTTGGAAATGGATTTCAAGATGTAATTGGATTTTCCGGAGGAAATTATCCTAGTGTTCTAATAAGAATTGATGGAGCTACCTCAAAAGCATATCAACATCCTTCTACAAATACATATACATACACTGAAAATCAATCAACCAGTTCAACCGTAAATGCAAAATTATTACCTATGTATTCTATTATATATTATAAACCAAACAATTCACAGTATGCACAACAAGGTGCTGTTTCTGCAAGTTCTCTAATAACCCGTTTAAAATATAATACTATAACAAATAATACATACAAATATCAAGTTGCATATGGAACCGCAGTAGCAAATGCACTTGCATATGGAGTTCCAGAAGGAGGTTATACTATTAAAGATAAAATAGGATATCCAATAAAGAAAACCCCTACGTTTTCAAAATATAGTGATGGATTTGCAAAATGTGAAGCAAAATCATTTTCTAATATGATATAAAAAAATATATAAATTACAATATATATTATTATTATATATATTGTATGTGTGGTATATTAGGAATAATAAATGAAAATAATCGTCCAGTGAATCAGTCATTAGTAGATGGTCTAACTGTATTACAACATCGTGGACAAGATTCAGCTGGAATTGCCACTATACATGAAAACCGATTCCATATGTATAAAAACAAAGGGCTTGTATCCGAAGTATTTAATCAAGAAAATATTGTGCAATTAACAGGTAATATGGGTATTGGACATGTTCGTTATTCAACATCAGGATCAACTTCATTATTTGAATCACAGCCACTATATACAAACACCCCATTTGGGTTAGCATTAGTTCATAATGGTAATTTAACTAACACAGATGAATTAATGGAATATATGATATCAAAAAAACGAAATATAAATACAAATTCAGACAGCGAACTTTTACTCAATGTATTTGCAGAAGAATTATACAATAAGAATGTTTCAAATATGAACCAATTTGATATATTTGAAACAGTAAAGAAAGTCATGGAAAAATGTAAAGGCGGGTATTCCGTAATAGTTCTTATTAATCGTATTGGTATGGTAGCATTTCGTGACCCATATGGAATACGACCGTTATGTTTTGGAAAAAATAAAAATGGGTATGCATTTGCGTCTGAAAGTGTAGCGATTGATGTGGTATATAATGATTTTTCATTAATACGTGATATTAACCCTGGTGAATGTATTTTCATAAACCAATATCAAGAATTACACGCACAAAATGTTTGTGAAAAATCTTCATTAAATACATGTATATTTGAATATATATATTTTGCTAGACCAGATTCAATCATTGATGGTATTTCAGTATACGATACGCGTTTAGAAATGGGAAACAAATTAGCCGAAAAAATAATAAATGAACATCCAGATATAATTCAAGAAATTGATGTAATAATTCCTGTTCCAGAAACATCCAGAATTAGTGCTTTACAAATTTCACAAAAATTAAATATTCCATATAGAGAAGGATTTGTAAAAAATAGATACATACCAAGAACATTTATATTACCAGGACAAGAAGTGCGGAAAAAATCAGTAAAACTAAAGTTGAATACAATTATATCTATATTTAAAGATAAAAATATATTAATAGTGGATGATTCTATTGTTAGAGGAACCACCTGTATGCAATTAATACAATCAGCAAAAAAAGCAGGTTCAAAAAAAATATTTTTTTCAAGTGCTGCGCCAATGGTTAAATATCCAAATGTATATGGAATAGATATTCCTACTAGTAATGAATTGATAGCAAGTTATAGAAATGAAACAGAAATCGCAGTAGAAATCGGTGCAGATAAAGTAATATATAACGATTTAGTAGATGTCATTGATGCATGTATTTCACATTCAACCACTCGGCGAAAATTTGAAACATCCTGTTTTGATGGATGCTATATTACTGGAAATATTAACGATGAATATTTCAAAAAATTAGAAAAAAAACGGAATGTGAACAATTAAATATTTTCAACTGAATGATTTTGCGATGTAGCTACTATTTCTGAATAATTATATACATCATAATATGATATATTATGTTTTATACACCACTGAATACATTTTTGAGAATTCATTTTCACTATATTATCTATTTTATCACTTTTATCATTCTTATTTTTATTCTCAATAAGAGTTAATGTATAATATATATTTTCTATCTGTTGTTGTCCAAATATAGAATTAAATTCTTCCAATTTTGTTTCAAAAAAGTGTGAAATAGGACTAGATAAAAAACGAATTATATACTCGTTTGTAGTGGTCATTTGAATGAATGCGTTACGAATATATGGATAAAATACAGCAGAATTATTGAATAAAAATCCTTTACAAACTACATATTTTTCAGAATTTGCATACCGACTTGTTTGTGGTTTTGTAATATACACTTTTTTATAAAATGAAGATAATATATACATTATATCAACGGTTGATGATAAAAATGAATCAAATATCTTCAATACAAACGACCCTTCACGTTTTTGCAGACATATTGCAAAGCATACTTGTGCAAATAATAATTTCGTCATATCATGTTCCTGATTATTAAAATTCGTTGAAAAATCAAATCCTCCGTCTCCTGTTATTAGATCCATGGAAGAAGCATATTTATTTACACAATATTCAAAGTTTTCAATTTTCAAAATATCCCCACTTTTATCTAATCCTGTTTCAATAAATACATTTTTATTTTCATTCAAAAAATGCTCGCTTTTTTTCCAAGAAGGTATATTGTTATCATTATCGTCTATAATTGTAATACCTATATAGTTATCTTCTTTATTGTTCCTCAATTTACAAATAGCTTCAATAAATCCACCCGGACCTTCTGCTAAATGAAATGTATTTATAGGATTATAATGAACATGTAATCCAAACGATTGAGATAATTCTAACATTTTAAAATATGATCTTGATAATGGTTTATACTTTGAAATGCATTTCTTTTTGTAAGGTATTGGTGTATGTATATATTCATATGGATTTGTATATTTCTTGTAATTATCCCATTCTTTTTCATACATATTTATTTTCTCTTTTATATCGCATAGGTAATATGATAATGAATTAGATATACTAGGTTGAGGAACTACTGTAGAAAATTTACATTGAATTTTTTCATATATATTAAAATGCACTTTTGGTAATAAAAAATATATCATTATGGTTGTTAAATATAAATACCAATAAGTATTTATATTCATTCATTTCTATATCTTTATTTCTTTGGTCTCATAATTTTTACTGGTTCGCCTATCACTATTCTTGGTAGAGGAGCAACTGGGATTGATTGTTCATCGTCTTCAACTGGTGAAAATTTATCTAAAACTATTTTTTGTTTTAATTTACGTATTTTTATAACAGGTTTTTCTTCTTTTTCCTTGGTTTCGGTTTCTTTTAATTTCAATAAATCATCTATGTCTTCATTTTCTTCCATTTTTCCACTTTTTCTCAAAAACTCATTATATATTTTTTCAGTATCTACGCTGCGCACTTTATTGAATACAAAATAACGATTCATAAACGATATCCATTTTTCATCAGTTGTCATTTTATTTGCGGTTCCATAATCATATGATTTATTTGGTTCTCTTTCAATTTCTCGTGTCATATGATTGTATAATTCATCAAACAATCCACTTCCATTCGGTAAATCCATTTTTTCAGCTTGTTCTTTTGGGATTAATACAAATCCATAATTCTCCATCATTCTTACAAAATAATTGAAATTTACCAAATATTCAGCAAATGTTTTATTAATAGATTCTTGATATACATTAATAGTATATCCAATGCTCAATTCATCATCAGGAAATCCAGTTTCATCATACATTTTTGTAATCTCATACATTTTCTTATCATCGCGCATGATGGAAACACTTTCACCTTTATTTTTATTTTTTAATTTTTCAAAAACTGCATTTCCATCATAACATGTTCCTATAAAATAACCTCCTATTTTTGTGCATTCTGCCAAATTTCGTAAGAAGGAATGGAATGTAGTATTAGTTTCAAAGAAATAGTGTAATGCAAATTGGCATGAACTAATATTAAATCCATCATGTCCCACTCCATAATTTTTATAAACACCTTCTTTTAATTCCTTTCTATCTTTTGGACCGTTTCCAAATAATGCCCGTGCAATCATTTTTTCTTTTTCTGTCATAAATGCTTTACCATTACGTATATTCACACCACTATTGCCTTGAAGGAATATTGCTCCTGGTAATTCATTACGGTTATTTTTTTTGAATGATTTAAGATATCTCGCACATGCGCCGTCTAAACTATTTTGAATATTATCACGAGAAACGTCAATACCCAATATAAACGATAAATTTGCACGTATCCACTTTGGTAAATCGCCACCTTTACCAACTGCATAATCAATGAGAGTATCTTTACGTTTTGAAACACCCAAGATTAGTTTCTTTTTCACATACAAATTATGGAAATCACGAAGTGATTTCGTGGAAGTATCTTTTGACGAGCGGTTGTAATATACGTCACTATCTTCCGCTTCTTCGGGTATTCCGTTTCCAGTCATCATCATTTCTTCAGTAATAGGATTATGAATAGAATGCCAGTTACTATTTGCTACATGATATGCATTTCCATAATTTCTCAAACCAGCGCGCAGTTCGGCAGTTTTATCATAACGCATTCTCAATGGTATCCATTTCCATTGCCCTTCTAATCCCATATCGTATCTGAATTCAACAATACTATCTTCTTCAAAATATTCACCTTCTTCAGTTTTCATATACAAATCACCATTTCCATCTTTATGTAACAATACATTACAATAACATGCATTTGGATCATATGGGTCTGTTGGTTGAAATGGAACTGGTTTATATGTTTCTTCATTATCCACTTCTTGATTCGGTAAATTGTCATTTATTACATCTTCAAATGGATTCAAGAAGCGATGATTATTTGCATCAAAACCGCATCTTAATACAAGAGTTTTATATTGAACTACATTGTGTATTGTTCCCATATTTTTTCCTTCTTGAAATACATTATGTATTTCATCTTTTCCATTTTTATCTTTTTTAATTGATACCAAAAAATCAATTGTATTGAAGTTTGCAGGTTTCCATTTGAATGATTGTTCCCATGTAGATTTGTATAAAGGACCCGCCATACCAACTATACTGCTTCCTACCCCCGTATTTGCAGGTGTGAAAATTAATCCATCTGTATTATATGGATATAACTCTTGGTTGATATTGGATAAAATAGATGAGCATGCTTCAAATATACTATTATCTTCGGACGATTTATAAAATTCTTTACATTTGATACTGAATTCGCATGGATTTATTTCATCCTTTTTTCCAGTATCAAGAATAGAACGCGGTTCTAATAATGTTACTCCTTTTTTCAATAAATTTAATCTGAACAAATTTTCCGCCAATTCTTCATCCATTTTTGTAGATTTCGTAAATGCAAGTTCTCGCACACTTTTTTTATGGATATAATAAACATCAAATGCTGCATATAAATTAATATATTTATTGTATTTATCATATTTTATATGTTCACCGTCCATTAAACTATTATATAATGTTTTTTCATTTGTATATGCACCTGTGAAAATCACATTCATATTTGTATCTATCATGTAAATTCTACCATTTTCACCTATATACAATAATTTACGTTCCCCGTCTGCTTTATCAGTAACTGTATAATTATTCAATATTTTTGGAGCAGCATTTTGACTATTTTTTGTTATATTTTCTATTTGTAATGTATAGGATGAAGGTCCAATGAAGTCTTTGGTGGTGACCCTGCGCGGTTGATATGTATCTCCATGAATTAATTTCATATATGATTGTAATATACGGTCGCGTTCACTATATGCTATTGGATAATTGGTTCCTTGTAATGCACTTAAAACTATACGAATGCATTTACGAATTGCATCTAATAATTTTGGAGCAGTATCGTATTTTGTTCCAACACCTACTTTTGAATTATCAATTTCCAATTCAACTTCATAGGATTCTATATTTTCAAATACACCGGCTTCTTGGATAGTATATTCCGGGACAGGAACCCTGCCAATTTTTTTAGAACCTTTTACTATACTAATATCTGCAAATATTGGAAAATCATCATTTGAAAAACGAACGCGATTAATATGACGAAATAATTTTTTAGAATCTGACCATTTATTAATAATATTTCTTGCAATATTGGATTGAACGCTGTAATCCTGTTCCATTTGATATGATGCGCGGAAATTGAAATCAGTAAAATCAACCGCACGTAAAGGTTTATCACTATTGATCATTGGTGGTGATTTTTGCGTAAATTTTATTTTATGCCCTAATGCAGAAACAGTTGAAGGCATATCCAATAATTTTTGAATACTATTTGATTTACAGTATTCTTGTATCATATCAACTCCTACTATTTCAGCACGAATATTAGATATTTTCGTAGTTTCTTTACGAATATCATAATATTCATTTTGAATACGTAATATATGTAATCCTTTTGAATCAGAAGTAGTAAACCCTGCTGAATACAACTGTTTTACCACATTTTCATAGTCAATTTTTGAAATAGGTTTAGCAACTTTTGAATTTGTTCCAAACCGAATTTCTAATTCGCTATTTTTTCTATTTTGTGAAACTAGTGGATTACTTGCTAAATAAAATTCTACCATATTTTCAAATTCTGCTTTGCTATTTTTAATAGATGGTTCTGGTTTATCATTTTTTAATTCTGGCGAATCGCGGATTTCACCTTCTTCCAAACTATTCATTTTTGATTCCATAAGTTATATAGTATTTTCATATATTATTTCTATTATATTTTCAATTTTCTATTGTTACGTTTTTTTGTTCGTTATCTAAAATTTATGTTATTTATTATATGAAACTTGTAAATAATTCCATATTTTTCCATACAATTCCGGTTTATTAATTTGATCATGTTGAATCCCGCATTTTTTAGCCAATTCTATTAATTCCGGCATTTTATAACTTGAAATACCATTTAATGGCTTTTCAATATCTTCTAAACATACTCCGTTCATTAATTCATTTATTTTTTCATAGGTTATATCAATATATACTCCATAATTATTATTTCGGTTTTTTACAACAACCATTGGCACACTTAAATTATCAGTTTCATCAATTCCTGCTAAAAATTTCAAATAAGTATTGTTAATTTCATTGTAAATTATAATATTTTTCTTGTAATATACACTGAATAATTGCAATAATGGAATTGATATTTTGGAAGCCGACATTAATTCTGACATCCATTCTTGAATGATGGTTTTTGTTACTTTTTTATTTACTTGTTTTAATTTGGAATATCCGTTCTTCAAAAATTCAATTATTTTTTGTTTTTCTTCTAATTCTGCGTTTCCATATCTATTTGATATTTGCATATATTTTTCATATCCATAAATATTTATATAAACAGACCAAAACAATGGATTTTGTTTGTTTGAAAAATAAATATCATTATCACTCTTTATTTCATTATTTTGTTTTTGTGTTTTTACTTCATGTAAATCGGCGGCATTTGCATTGAATGCATCTATTATCATTTGTTTACGATTATTTGTAAGCACAAAATCATTTATTTGTGATAAACTTTCTTCATTATCAAATTTGTTATAATTATAAAAAATTTGATGTAAATAGGATGACATTATTTTGATATACTACTATAACTTAGCGTTTCGTCTTTAACTTCTTTTTCAATAAAAAATGTATTTTTAAATTCTTCCTTTTGATTTTCAAGTGTTACCAATGATGTTTCTTGATCTTCTATATAGTTTAAATAATTTTCTAATTCATTTACTAAATCCTTGGGCAAAAAAGAAAGATTAACATATACGCCACTTTTGTTTTCATTTAATTTTACATTTCCGTTTTTTTTTAATATTTTCAAAATTTCTATATGATGATTTTTTGACATTTTTTCTATTTTTGTTTTTAATATTTCTAATTCCATTACCCGCAATAAGTTATATCTAAAACTATCTATATATCATTTTATTATTATTTATAATTTTTATTCAAATCCATCAAGTTCTTCCATCAATGTAATTCTCGGTAATTCGCCTCCTTTTCGGTAATCATCGCGAGGTTGAGTTAATTGACCGATTACGCAAATATATGGGTCATTTAATTCAAAACGAACGCCGATTACACGAATCGTTAGTTTCATATTTTCTTTGATTGTACCAAAATATGCATCATTATAATTATGATCTCGTGCAATAAATACAGTTACTGGAACTACATTGTCATCTGTATTTACAACTGCGTGTATACCTGCTTTTGTTACAGTTTTTACATCGCATTCTATCAACATACCCTCAACTGGATGACAAATCATGCATTCAAATACTACTTCAAATTCAATATATGATAAATTCACTAATCCACTTGAATAACTAATTACATTTACTGATTTTGGTTTTATAAATCCTTCTTTTATACATTTTCCTTCTATTTTTGAACTTATTTTTTTTTCTAAATTCTGTTTTATATTTTTACCGACTTCATTAATTGATATTACTATTTTTTGTGTCAATAAAGAACGAATATATACACCATATATTTTTGATTTTTCAGTATTACGTATTTTAGTATTTTGTTCCATTGCTAATAATATAATAAGTAGATTTTATATTATTATAGTTAAACTATTTTTTATTCAATTTTTTACGTTAAACATGAAAAATCAATTGATTTATAATTTTTTCATAAATGTTTCATAACTATACATCAATTTGTTTATTTTATTCATATGCAAATTATCACTTTTACTATCATAAAAACAACTTGCTATTTGAACAAAATGGGCGCCGTTATTTAAATATTCCATTACATCTTCTATATTATCTATTCCACCACAACCTATTATTTTTATATTTTTATTCAATAATTTTGAAAATTGAATTACATTTGATAATGCTAGATGTTTATTCAATTTTCCTGACATACCACCATATACATTGGATAATGCCGGTTTTCCATCCAATAATGATACACAATTTGGTATTGAATTTGCAGATACAATATATTTAACAACATGTGTATATTTATTTAATACGTTAGCCATTTCTTCAATAGCTATTTTTTGTAAAAACGGTGGGAATTTTAGACCTATTTTTATATTTTTCAATCCAAGACTATTTATGAAAACTAATATTTTTTCAACAAAATCACAATAATACCCTGGAATTTCATTTTCTAGATTTGGACAACTCAAATTCATTTCTACCAGCACATTTTTATATACAAAATTATCATAATCTTCTAATATTATTTTTAATTTGTCATAATCTTGAAAAGCAACTGATAATATATATGGTTTTTCTACAATTTTTTTAGATAAATTTCTATAATACTGATATCCCATATTTGGTAACCCTTTTGAATTAAAATGAATACCGTCTTTTTCATAATAATTTGGCTCTGGATTTCCTTCTTTTGAAAAAATAGTGCATGTCTTAGCTAGTATACCACCTAAATCACTATCGTATAATTTTGTAATTTGTTCTTCATTGAATACCCAACATCCACTTGCATTCAATATTGGATTTGAAAATTCTATATCATCTATATATATTGGTTCGTTTTTTATCATTATACAATACTTTCTGAATTATCTTTATATCTTTGAAATATTAGAAAAATAGATGTATTTTCTAATATTTTACGCATTTTCTCATTTACAAAGAAACGGGGTTTCACAAATGCCGAATTTTTCTAAAAATAAATTCAACGTCATTGGATACCAGTTTAAAAAAAGTCCTTCACTATATGTGCTACTACATTCAGTATAATATTGAAAACGTATTTCATTTTTATTATTCAGCTCGGTATAAAATAAATATGCTTTTTTCTTTTCTTCATCACATATTATTTCATTATATGTTTTTTCAAATAGTATATTAGCTAAATCGTCATCATTAAAATTATATATTCTTATTCCAAATATACTACCATTATCATAAATTCCCATTTTATAATAATAATATATTTTTATTATTATTATATAACGCAATAGTAGGTGTGCTAAACGATGTACATTGGTAAATGAGAAACTGTCTAATATCTTACATTTTTCAAATTTTTTAACATAGGTTTCAAAATTCGCATAAATTTTTTATAATTTCTTTCATCATACCCAATGATTTCATTTTCTTTTTGTTTTTTTTGTTCTAATAAATAAAAATCTATATCCTCGTGATAATATAAATTTGCAAAATTATACAATGTATAATTAAATCTTGCATATGGGTCAACTATGCATGAAATATATTCAACCACGTTATTTAATTTTTTACAATAAAATTTGAATTGACTATAATCTATTTTTTTTGAATTACGAGCGCCTGTAATATAATATTCTTCTTCAGATTCATCATATATTACAAATAGTTGCATATCTATTTTTAAATCTTCGTTTTTTTCTTCAAAATAAAATACTAATTTATCATTTTGAAATTCTGTCATGTTACCAGTATAAAATAATATACAATATATTTATTATATCGTTTTATAAAATATTAAATAAGTGTCTATGTAAATATACATAATGGAAGAAAACATGACTATAAACGTTATTGAAAATTTTTTACCAGACGAATTATATAATGAATGCAATGATTATTCAATTCATTTATTAAAAAATGATAAAAATACATTTAGAACCAATCATATGTGGGATTATAGTGTAAAACTTGATAGTGCGACAGTTCTTGTGCATAACATAGATAATCCGGAATTGATAAATAAAGTATCAAGTATCGTAAAAGAAAAATTTGACCGTGAAATAAATGAAATTATGTTTTATTATTGGATGCCATGTAGTCATATACCATGGCATAATGATGAGGGTCATATTGGTGGTATTACAATATATTTGAATGAAAAATGGGATAATAATCATGGTGGAATATTTTTATTCAACGATGGAAAGCAGATTCATGGTATTTATCCATACAAAAATAGAGCAATAGAACAATATGGCAATGTTTATCATAGTGTATGTCCCACGTCTATGAATAGCGATATTCGTAGAACGATTCAAATGTTTTTCTAAAATGAGAACTTTACAATTTGTGTAATTGCGGTTTGTTCTGGATTCAAGAAAAACACTTTTCCTTTTTGATTTACTATATTCAAACGGCGCATTATAAATTCCAAAATTGCACATAGTCCAATTTGTGTTATTTTTTCCGTGTTCTCATCATTGTATTTGGAATCTTCCAATATTATATTCAAAAATTTTATTATTTTTTCTTTACCTGCATCATCCGCACGTGCACCCGTATTATTACGTTTTTGCGTCAAATCTTTAATTTTGAATACCATTTCTTTTTGATTTGATTTCTTTGAAATAAACAAATTGACGAACCCAACTATATTATTCAATGTATTTTTCTTTACGTCAAATCGTAATAAATCTTTTACAAATAATTGATAATCATCTGCATCAACTTCTACTAATTCGTCGTTCTCGTCTTTTGTAAAAATCTTTAATATATCATCTTTCATGAGAACAATTCCCCAAAGACCACCGGAACGAACAATTCTTTTATCCAAATACTGTTTTATTAATTCTTCATTTAATCCTTTTGGTTCATTGTTCTCTATATAAAAATGGTTTATTAATATTATCTTATCTGAGAACAATAACATATCTAATATATGTTCTATCATATATTCACGAATATTGTCATTGGTAAATCCATACTCGTTAATTAATATATTTATTACCAATGCAGCATGTTTATACCAATTCTTTTCACCTTTTTTTAATTTTTTAGTATTGTATACAAAATCCAATAATTCTTCTATTTCTTTCATTAATATTGTATATTTTTTTGTTTCTTTCTCAATAGATTTTTGAGAACCTTGATCCAGTTCTCTATTATCAGCTACCTTTTTATTTTTTATATCAACTATTTCCTTTTCTTCCACCGGAACTTCTGTTGAGTATTCTAACATAAAAGATTTGCGTTTATAATCAATTGGAGCTGTTCTCTCATACATGGATATATTTTCATCTGTAATTTCAATCGGTTGGAATAAATAATACATATCTTTATTGACCAAATTACCCAATCTTCCGTATTTATCTATTAAATATTCATTCTTGTTCTCAATCAAATAGGTTAATGCACTAAAAATTTGTTCTATTGGATATTGTTTTACAATATTGATTGAATTTACCAGTTGATTTCTTGTATATACATTATGTTCTCTATATAATTCCATTATTCTCGCAATAATACGTTGTTGATTCATTTTTACAAATGAATCGGTATATGTATCCCTAATAATATCGCCTTCTCCAATATTTACACTTGGACTGCACGTATATGAGCAATTGTCCATATAATCACATATGTCTGTAAATGGTTTATCGCCTATTTTATAAGATATTGTTTGATTACTTGCTAAGTTAATTTCTATATTCTGATTTTCCACCATTTCTGCTAATTTTTCTACTGTGTAATTATTTTGTCCAATATTCAATATACAGTCTACTGAGACTTCTTTCAATATGCGTGTAATTTTTCCGATTTGAAGTGCTTTTTTCTCGGCCAAACGATAAACATATAAATCGGCGGCTTCGTCTTCTGTATCAAGAAGAGTTCCATGTAAATATATTTCAACATTACGTTCTTCAAATGGCAATTTACAATGACTTAAATTACGAACACCGCGTCCTATAATTTGTTCTATACGATTCATATTATACCATGGTTCTAATACATGCACTTGACGAATACATTTGAAATCCAAACCTTCAGCACCAGCCTTTGATATCAATATTACCTTTACCTTTTCACCATTTATATTATCATTATTGGTGACATATTTAATATCCGCTGCATTATTTGGTGAAAATGCTTTATCACCAGTAATCATAATATATTTCGCAGGATTAAATGATGTCATATCCCCACCAAACAATGATTTTGGTTTCATAGTAATTGCATCAATCTGTTCGGTTCTCGGTGTTTTGAATAGATTTTTTGTATTTTGAGAACTACTATACCTTGAAAATCCCATTTCTTCTAATGCCAATGCTAATGGAACAACTCCCCCATCAATATATTGCGAATAAATGAGAACAATACCCTTTGATTTACTAATAATATCACATATATTTGATATTTTTGCACTATATTTATACAAATGTTCTCTATTAAAAATTGGACCATAGTTTTTGAGAACATCGGGTTTATATTCAAAATTATACCTTATTTTTTGGAATTGCTGTGTTTCTTCAACTGAATTTACTATTTTTGATAAACCGTTTTTACCTACAATATCAGCAACGATTTGTTCTGCATTTACATCATTAATACCTTGCATATTATCCATTTCTGTATTTGGATATACAATATTCAACGCTTCTAATGGTGTTTGAAGTAATGTATAACCAAATGTTTCCATATTCTCAAACGAAGGCATTTCACGTATTTCTCCATATTTATTATATATATCATAAGAACGTTGTTTCATATAATCAATTATGAATTGGTATCCTTTTGATTGATATTCTCCGATTTTATTTGTATATACATTAATGTATTTTAATGGAGTATCTATTAAAGAATCGTTCATTTGTTTTGTTGGATATGAATTTGATGAAAATGTATGTTCTTTTGCAAAATCAGATGGATATACACGGTATGGAAATGAATATGGGTTCTCACCGCGAACATAGGAAACATACCCTGTAAGTTTTCTTTGTAATAATTCTTTACCGCCTTCTGACCCAGCAGGTGAATTGGATTTGAAATTACCATCTTTGTCAAATATATCTGTTAATTCTATTGTTGCACGTTTGTCATTGATATTCATCAAATTTGTCAACCATATTATTTCTTTATATGAATTGAACATAGGAGTTGCTGATAATAATAATAATCGCAAGTTTTCTGCATATTTTGCGACTTTCATCAGTAATAGAGCGGTTTTCTTCTTTTCGCTATTGTTATCATCCGCTAAACGTATATTATGAACCTCGTCTATTATAATTAATCTATTATTAAAAATCTTTTTAATTTTTCTTATTTCCATTTTACGTAATGCTTCTCCGGTAAGTTCTCCTTTTTCATCTTTTATAGAGTTGGATATATAATTTGCTAATTGACCATACCCCATAAACAAATAATAATTGTTTATAATTCTTTTAATATGACTGATTACTTTATCACGAGGTAAACCTTTGAGTTGTGTAGGATTCACTTCATTAATAAGTGCATTCCCAACACATGCTTCTATATTCCATAATCCAGTGTCTACATTAGAATTACGTATTAATTCTAATTTACGTTCATCAAACAATTGTAATCTGAAATTGGATTGAACATTTGGGGAAGCAACTACTATAATACGCTGCTTTATTCCAATTTGTTTCATATAGGAACGCATTTCTTCTGCAATACCAATTGCACTGCATGTCTTACCACTTCCCAATGCATTGAATAATAATAAACTATTATATGGTGTTTGGAATGACATGAAATTTTTCACAAATAATTGATGAGGCATGAGTTCAAATTTAGCATTGCATAATATATTTGCTTGTTTTTTAATATCATGAATCGTTCCATCATATTTAGTATCGTTGAATTCTTTTCGTTTAGCAATTTTAATATTGAAATTAGGGTCATTTAATTCTGGATATAAAAAATCATAATCATCATTTTCTGCATTATAATCATATTCCATTTTTTCTTTTTTTAATAAATAACTATTGGAATCTTTATTCAAGGCACTAATAGACGAATCAATATTAATTTGTGTATCTTTATCTTCAATGGGTTCAACTTCTACATTTTCTACATTTTCTACTGGTGGTTGAATTTCAGTAACAATACTTTTTTGCACCGGGGTAGCAGTAGGTCTCTCTGGTAATTCTAATTCTCGTGATTTTTTAGTAACTCTTTTTTTAATTGGTTCGCATATTCCTGTTTTCGGATTTTTACGAGTTCCGTTGGGACATCTTTTTTCTTTCATACTTTTTACATTTTTTACACTATTTTCCATTACCTTTTCAGCTGCGACTGATACTATACTATCGCGCAATGATGGCTCCACCGAAACACTTTCTTTAACCGTTTCTAAAGGCATTTCTACATTATCTATTGATGTTTCACTATTGTCAATATTTGATTGAATTTCCTGAGAAACATCTGAATCATCATAGGATTGCGGTTTACTAACATCAAATTGTGATGGCCGAACATAAGAGAGACTTTTATCAGAAGAACTTTTTGGAACATTACTTGCATAATCTATAACATCCACTTGCGATGGTGGAACAATAGAAGGATTTACAGCAATTGGCTCACAAATCCCCGTCTTTTTATTTTTCCTAGTTCCATTTGGACATCTTTTATCTTTTTTCCCTTTTTTGGAGTTAGAATCTAAGTTCATAATATATACTCTTAAAATAAGACTATATATTTATATAATAATAAAACGTTTTTTGTATTTTTATCCGCTATAAATTTTGTATTTTTTAACAGCAATATGTATATTTGTAATCAATCTCATTTTTTCTAAATTATATGTTCGCATAGAAGAAATACATTCATCATATTTTTTCCAAGTCATTTTACTAACTTCATCTTTTTGATAACTTGTCGCGATAGTAGTATCTTCATATTTCATATACATCAAATAATACTTATGTTTATAAGATTTATAGTTAGAACCTGTGAATATTTCTTCAAATGGTAATATATTATGAATATTCTTTAATTTTTTAATAGAATAACCAGTCTCCTCTGAAAATTCACGTAATGCACATTCATAGTCAGTCTCTTGATAATTACGACGACCTTTTGGAAACCCCCATTCCGGTTCAATCCATGATTCGTATTGTTTACTTTCTTCTATTAAACTATTCATATTATAAAAACCTATTTTTGCATATACTCCATCTTTTAATAAATTGAATTTTTCTTTTGAACTAATTTCTTCTGATTTATATTGGTTTAATACCGAAGAATTTGTTCCCCATAATTCTGACCATAATTCATCAAAATCATAATCCTGTAATTTTTGCTTTTCGTCAATCGTCATTTGTTTTAGCATATTCATTATAAAGTATTTATTATTAATGGAATATTTTCCCCGCATAAAATCAATATATCCTAATGTATCCTTTCTTCTTATCATTAAATATTCCGGAATATGATCTTTTATGCGAAACACTATTACTCCAAAACTTGTAATTGGTGTTTTACATTGATGATATAAATGTCCATATTTTCCACAGTTGTTACAGTAATTATCTATATTATTATTCATTATTCGTGGTTTCTCTATGATTATATTCCAATGTTTCTATATAGTTTTTATTCCGGAATAATGTTATTTGATCCGAATATTTGGGGACCTCATTACTGGTTTTTTCTACATACAATTGCACATTCCTATCCATTAACTCCAAATAAAGTTACCAAAAAGAAATATTACGATTTTATTCAAAATTTACCACTTTTTATACCAAATTCTGAAATAGGAAACAGATTTAGTAATTTATTGGATAAATATCCAGTATCTCCCTATTTAGATAATAGAGATTCTTTTGTTCGTTGGATGTTTTTCATACATAATAAAATAAATGCAATATTAGGAAAAGAACAGTTATTGTTTGAAGAAGCCTATGATAAATATTATTCTGAATACAAACCAAAACAAATATCTTTAGCTGAAAGATTTCATATTCACAAACACTATATTCATTTCGGAATTATATTGCTATGTTTATTTTTTATATACATGTATTATCATGGATAAATTCTTGACCTAATATATAAAATATGAGAATAGAAATAATATTAATATTAATTACTGGATTTATTCTTGCAAATATGTACACAGATGGAAAATATTTGAAAATGGCTTTATCATGGAAAAAATATTATAAAATGGCCGGCGTAGTATTTGCCGCGTTTGTAATCTATATATTGATTAAAAAGAATCCATTACATGCAAAAAATATATTAATGACTTCCAATGAATATTTGAAATACATGCCAGTTGATAGAAATGCTACCAAATTCATATCCCCCATTTTAGATTTTACCACGAAACAAAGTTTTGCGAATGACCAATATAACGACTATGCACATCCATTTGTGCAAATGCCATATCCACAATCACGTGTAATGAATTCGGGAACATCTAATGTAACTGGTGGAAAAACAACAAAACGTTCCGTCAGTGAAACCAAGAAAAAATTCGTGGCCGCGCGACAGAATTGGCGGTGTGGTAAATGCACAAAACAATTACCTGCATGGTTTGAAGTTGACCATAAAACCCGTTTAGAACATGGAGGTAGTAATCACGTAGATAATTTAGAAGCTTTGTGTAGAGATTGTCATGGAGAAAAAACCGCAATTGAAAATTTATAATATAGTATAAAACAATATATTATTCTATATTATATTATATTATATTAGTATAAAATGAGTAAGATAAATAAAAATAATGCAAAAATTTTACTTTATACTACAGTAAGTATAGCATTTGGTTTATTAATAATTATAATATTATTAAAAGCCTCCTTTTTAAAACTTGACATAATTGGTTTTATTTTTAGTATTGACTTTTATTATATATTAAAAAAAATATATTATTGGTTAGAATATTTTATCCAAGGTTTGAACAATTATTATATACCAATTATATTACTAATCATATTTGGTTTTTTATTAGGATTTGGAAAAATAAATTCAAAAGTGGGTATACCTATAATAATAACATTTGGATTGGTAACTATTTATCCATACATAGATAAATTATTCAATATAGTTACAAACAATACAAACAATACAAACAATACAAACAATACATCTTATTTATCTGAATTATATGAATTATATGAAAATTTTGTAGGAGATATAAAAAAATGGATTAATGAAAAAGACAATAACGACAATAACGACAATAAAATCAATATGGAAAAATTAAAAAAAGACCTTATTTCAAATCTACCTATATTTTTATTTGTAATATTTATTTCAGTTGTTATTTATTATGCAAACAACGATCCTGAAACACTTACTACAAATGCATACAAATATGTTCTTATATTATTTATTCCTTTATTAATATTATTATGGTATTATATGTCTGCAAAATCGTCAGAATATACATTTATCAGTATGTTTGTATTTTGTATAATAGCATTTGTCGGAGTATACATATGGACATCTATGAACAAATCGTCAGTTTATGCGTGGAGTTTTTTCTCAAAATATCTTTTAATACCAATTATTGTAATAGTCGGTTTTGCTATTTTTTATAAAATTATATTAGAATACTTGAATACATTGACCGGTGCGAGTCGGTTTATAGTAGATTTCATATTTTTTATACCTTGTTTGTTAATAGATTTTCTTGAATATATCAAACAACAATTTAAATTAACCCCTAATATAGTATATATTTTATTATTTATTGAAATCTTATCAATATTATTATTTTTCTACTTACCAGATGTAATTTCTAATGCTATTCAAAAAAATAGTAAGGTATTGCAAATGGAACCTCTGTTTTTAAATAAAGAAACTTTAATAGGAACCAGTTCAATTGGGTTAATGGATAAATCAACGCTTGATTTGACTGAAACATATAGACGAAATTATTCTATTTCATTTTGGACAATAATAAATACGCATAAACCTATCAACTATGATGTTAAACATACAATATTAAAATATGGACATGATACCACCACCGACTCCTACTATAAACCACGAGTATCTCATAAATTTGATAATACCGGTGATAATTTTATTTTACAATTGTCAACAAAGAAAGACAATGCATATAAAATATCTTTACCTAGTCAAAAATGGCATAATTTTGTATTCAATTACAACAATTCAAGAGTAGACCTTTTTATTAATGGTAAATTAGAAAAGACTTATGAGTTTGGGGTTGATGATATAAATGATTTACCTACATATTCATCGAGTGACGAAATAAAAGTTGGTAGCGAAAATGGATTAGATGGCGCTATATGTAATGTGCAATATTATTCAGTTCCTCTTACAAATACTGATATTGCCAATTTATACAATTTATATATGTTGAAAAACCCACCAATATAAAAAATCCATAAGTATAAAATATAAATAAAAAAAATATAACAATAAAATATATAATGAGTCCAGTAGCTATAATTTTAGGAATAATTATTGTCGTTTTAATATATTTTTTATATAAATATTTCACTACCAGCACCGCCACATTAGGTTCATTAGTTGATTTATCAAAAACAAATCCTGCGACAGCTTTCACAAAAGCAGGAGATTTAAAAGATCCATCTACCACCAGATATTCATATGGGTTATGGTTATACATAGATACATGGAATACTAGTAGCGATAAAACTATTTTTTATAGAAAATCTACAGACATCACAAAATATGACATTAGATTATATTTAGACACTAGTAGTCCAACATTGAAATGTGATTTTCATATAAACACCAATGATCCTATCAAAACAGATACTATCACAATTACCACAAATTTCCCTATACAAAAATGGGTATATATAACAGTTAGTGTTGATAACAAAATAATAGATTGTTACATTGATGGCAAATTAGTAACCTCTCAACAATTAAAAGGTATTTTGGTAGCTCAAAATCAAAACGCCGACATTTTTGTTGGAAATTTTAATGCACATTTAGCAAAATTCCAAAGAACAAATGCACCGACTGACCCTCAAACTGTTTGGTCAAATTATTCTGCAGGTAATGGCGGTAATAGTTTGAAGAAAATGTTCAGTTCCTATGGTGTTGACGTAAGCTTTAAAAAGGATAATATTGAACAACAAAAATTTTCTATTATATAATTTCACAAAATTAATTTAGCTATAATTATATATAATTATAGTTAAATATGAATAATAATCAAGGACCAAGTCAAACAATTGCAAGACAATTAGAAAATATTAAATTACCAGATGCTTTAACTCCGGCAAATATTCAACAGAATTTGAATCAAGGCATTGCTACTGTTTCAAATAATATTGAATCAGTGAAAGAAAGTATTGGAAATACACTCAATGAATTCTCATCAAAAAATGTTGTTAATGCAAGTAGTGATTTCCTAGAATCAAACAGTATCATTGCTAAATTTGCTTTTTTAATACTTGTTTTAATTGTGTTTATGTTTTTATTAAATTTAGGCATAATGCTAATAGGATACTTTACACTACCAAGTTCAAATCCATATATAGTAAAGGGAACTATTAGTGGAACAGAAAGTGCAACTATATCACAAGATCCTAAAAATAGCAGTTCTATTTTGATTAAAAGATCAAATAATCAATCAAAAGGTATTGAATTCACCTGGTCTGTATGGTTGTTGATTGATAATTTTGACAATGACGATACCAATACTGTTAAACAACATATTTTTAGTAAAGGAGATAAAACTAGAAATTCAAGATACGATTTTTTCAATATTAATAGTCCAGGAGTATATATATTAAAAGATACATCCGACCAAAAAAAAGCCAATTTAAAAATAATAATGGATACTGCAACCATTGAAACACCTAATATACCACTTAATGAAACTGGTTTAAGTGAAATATCAATAGATGTTAAAAATATTCCATTAAAAAAATGGTTTAATTTAACTTTCCGTCTTGAAAATAAAATTATGGATGTTTATGTTAATGGCACTATATCTAATCGTAAAATATTTGACAAAGTTCCTTTACAAAACTATTACGATGTGCAGGTATGTCAAGGTGGCGGATTCAATGGAAAACTTTCCAATTTAAGATATTTCAGTTATTCACTTAATATTTTTGAAATTAATACCTTAGTTCTTGGAGGACCTAATTTGAAACCTGGACAAATTTCGTCAAATATCAATAGAGTTTCCGACCCTACATTTTCATATATATCCAATATGTGGTATGCACCAAATAGAAACATGTAAATAAAATCATTTATACAATTTAAAATGATTTTATATTGTATAATGGCGGATCCGGTTGATTGTATTACTAATGAAAATATCAATCAACGTAGGAAAATGCAATTGTTAAATATTCCACCTACCCGGTTTACTCCACTTTCACCATATCCTCAATTTACACAATTTCAATTAAATATGCGAAGAAAAGTAGAAATATTGAAATATTCAGCTAGTAATTCAAATACAAAAACAAATAATTTTACTAAATCTGAAAGATGGGCTCAATTGGTTAGTGGTAATTACCAAAGAAGAACAATCTCTACGTCTGATATTACGATAAGCTCTCAAACCAATAATGTAATTGACTGTTCTGTAAATAATTTAATTCCTATTCCAACATCTTCATCTGGCGTTCCTGGGCCAGTTGTATATTTATATGAGGACCCCAGAGTTCCTTTATATAATTATAATGTAATAAGGTCATATTCTATTTTAGACCCAACCAATGATCAAAAATGGAACACAAATACATCTAATGATGTAGTTTTTAAAAGTGGCAATGAAAATTTGTTAACTTTGTTAGGAATTCGTTCATATATTGACAAACCTACATACACGTTTACTACAAAAACTTCAACTGGTATCTATGTTGCTGGAATTGTGAATTCAGGTCAGCGCCCAGGTTCAATTACATTTTCTATTTCAAACGTAATATGTAATATATACTATAATGATAATATCATATTATCACCTACTGTCAATTATAGTGGGTTAAATAATTTAACATTGAATATTCAAAACTCTCAACTCGGAGAATTTAATGCAAAATTATATGTAGGTGAAATATCAATTGATAATTTTATGTTAGACACAAATGTTTATGTTGTATATGATATTAAATTGACTTTTACAGTTTCATATACAAATTCAAACAGTTCTTTCACTATTACTAATTTGGGTGCATATTGTAATTTATCACAAAATAATTTAAACAATGCAACTAATTGCGTAATTACAGGAACACTATCATCGTTGCAAAATACAGGGTTTAATATAACAGGTATATAACACCTTTTTATACAAGAGTAGACAAATTAAATTCTAATTCATCCAAATGATTAATAACGGCATATATAAAAAATTCCGTATTTTGCAATAATTCATTTATTTCATTACTATCATAATTGGATAACACCGATAAACTATCATTTACTATTGTTTTTTTATTTTCATTTTGATAAATTTTATAAAAATTATCTTTGTATATTACAAAAAATTTTTCTATAATTTTTCCAATATTATGAATGATTGAATTATATATAGATTGGTTATATTCATCAAATTCAAAATATGAAACACTATTGGTTTGGATTTTTTTATAAAAAACGATTCCATTTTTCATTTCATAATCAATTAAATTCAAATTCGCGCTTCTAACAAAATTTATTTTATTAGAAATCCATTCAAATTCTTTTATTATATCACGTGTAATACAATATGTTTTTCCATTAATATCTTCAAATTCTCGGATATATCTATATCTTTCATTTAATTCCATATATTCTTGAGAATATTTTGGAAGCATAATTTCGGGTTTATTATATTTTTTTTTATAACAATCCAATGTTTTAAATTCAACATCAAGTGTTTTTAATAAATATTCAGGGAGTGTTGTCTCGTAATATGACCCCCCACGAACATAAAAAATGCCATATTGTAACATGTATTTCTTAACATAATAATCTAATAATGATAAATCTTTTGTATGACATATCATATCTAATACTGATAGTGGTTTATGTATTTGTGCAATTTCATACATTTTTTCACATTCATTTTTAACTTCTGCTATATCTGTTTTTAACGATGCATGTAACAATATATATTCATGTTCTAACATTATAGAGTATATAAAAAAACTTTCTTCTTTATTTTCCATAATTAACTGTGTATAGTAATAAAAACAAATATTTATGTTTATTTGTATTAATATATTTTACAATAAAATGATGAAACCAGTGTTGCAATTGGAATGTTTTTATGCATTTCTTCATCATTGTCTAATGATGCTTCTACTAACGGTATATCATCTAAATATATTCTGGTAACTATGGTATTTTCATTATTTATTATATTGTGTAGATTATTTGCATTTTCATTATTTTCATTATTTGCTATTTTTGGTTCAATACAGCAAATAAATGGATAAACACATATATACAAACATCTAAATGCTAAAATTGCCAATATTCCTAATCCAAATACCATGAAAATATCATTGGTCGAACCATCAAATAATCTCATAATGATTCAAATGATTCAAATGATTCTATATATGTTTTTATCAATTTTTTGTAAAAAATCAAAAAATTGATGTATTTAATTTAGTATTTCATTAAAATAAAAACAATGATAATCATAAGTATACTATTAACTTGTATAATATACTATATTGAAGTGAAAATATATACAGTATTTATTTGTATGATAGAAATGTTGCAACATACTATTATTCCTGAAGTATCAAATATTTTATTACATATTCCAAATTTGGTAAAAGGTCATGTTATGAAACGTCCATCTAGACATATAAAATCACCCTATGTCGCCGATGTTTTATTATGTGATAATGATACAGAAATAATTGCACATACTGCCGCATTGGGATGTTGTGGGTTAGCAGATGCTGGTGCTGAAGTTCTAATGACTCTTACACCACAATCTAAAAATGGTAATAATAAACAAAAATGCAGTCATCGTATTTATTTATCCATTATAAATGATGCAGAAAACACTGTAATTGTTGGTATTAATCCAAAGATAGCAGAAGAATTGGTTGAAAATGCGTTAAACCAAAATCTATTATCAAAACTTCAAAACATAAAAAAGTATAGACGTGAAACTACAATATATGTGGAAAATCAAATAGATTCACGATTTGATTTTACTGGTATAGATGAAAATGGAATTCCATTTATAATGGAGGTCAAAAATGTTCCATTAGCTGATTATGAAGATTTGCCGATACATGAACGTGGTAAAAAAGACTTTTCTGGACGAGATTGGAATTCCAAAATTGCATATTTTCCAGATGGATATAGAAAAAAAATCACGGATACGGTGAGTCCACGTGCCCTAAAACATATTTGTGAATTGAAAAAAATAAAAGAAATATCAAAAACACGTTGTATAATTTGTTTTGTTATTCAACGTGATGATGTGAACCGATTTCAAGCATCCGTTGTAGACCCCGACTACAGAAATGCTTTCAAAAATGCAGTTGATTCTGGTGTAGAAGTAATTACTCTAGTTGTGAAATGGCATGAAAATGGAGTAGCTGAATTGGTAAAACAGGATTTACCTATTTATTTTGACTAAGGGTTGGATTTAGACACATTTTTTGTGAAGGGAATACTTGTCCAGATAAACATCTGTCATGCTCATTTACTTCAATACACCCTCTCTTTCCTTGATATTCACCAACCAGACACCATGTTTGTTTACCAGATGTGATTGGTCTTTGAATCGGATTTTCACTGCTATCCGCACGAGGTTCTCCTGATAAAATTCTGCCATCATTTAGCGCAATGTCTAAAGTAGTTTTCGTTTTATCGTTTACATTTGGATTACTTGCATTACGTAGTATATTTCCAACTGATTGTATTGAACCTTCTGCAATATCAATACCTGCTTTAGCAGTGTCTGATACTACATCGGCGGTTTTATTTAAAACCGTTCCAGTTGTGTAGCCAAATATAGACAATATTTGTGATATCAATGGTCCAATGATTTGAATAAATGTTTGAATGATATTTCCAAAAATTGTAAGAATATTTATGCCTAAAAAGGAAAAAATTAACAATACAACTAATATTATTATAATAATATTATTATTATTATTGCTAAACATTGATGAAGTAGTTTCTGGAAAAGTGGGTTTTAATGCTTCCATGTTTGTTTGAACAGAATTCATTTATTATACAATTATATATATATTTGTAGAATATTTCGTTTGTATATAATTAAAAAATTATAATTGAATATTAAAATGAGTATTTTTAATTTTATTGAGACCTTCTTTTTTATAAGTTTAGGAATAACTTTCGTGTTAATTTCTTTACTTGTATATCATTTTAGACAAAGAATTATTGTTTTAGAAAGCAAAAATGATACAATGTTTGAAATTATTAATAATATTGTCAAAGAAATTACAAATGTTCGCAATTCTATTTTGTTTATGAATCCAGAATCAACAAGATTAATGGATTCAAATAGTTTAATGAAGACACAATTTGAATACACTGATACACATACACCATTTGACGATGAAGATAAAACCGAAACTGAACATCAATACGTTGAAGAAGTTGAAGACGATGAAGACGATGATGATGATGAAGAAGTTGAAGACGATGAAGACGATGATGATGATGAAGACGATGAAGATGATGAAGATGATGAAGACGATGAAGATGATGAAGATGATGAAGACGAAACTGTTAACAATACACAAAAAATACTAGTATCACTTGATGATGTTTCAATAGAACAACCAGTTAAAATTGTCAATGTAAATATTGAATCAGACGTGTTAGATATTGAAGAAATAAATGATTTAGCAACCGAAGATAACAATTCATTGGAAGAAGAACAAATAGTAGATATTGATGTAAATGCAGAAACCGTCATTGTTCATAAAATTTTAGATGAACTTGATAGAAATGTTGACGAAGATATCACAGTTGAAGAAAGTAAAACCAAAGATGTATATAGAAATATGAATACAAACCAATTGAAACAATTAGTTATTACAAAGGGATTAAGCACAAATCCTAGTAAACTTAAAAAAAATGAGTTATTACAATTATTAGAGAATAGTGATTGATAAGAAAATATAATATATTATATATTTAGGATATATATAACATGTTCTCCTTATTTGGTGAAAACTTAGATAATGCTTATCCATCCAATAGACAAATAGTTCCAGAATCATCACTTGGATATCATGCAAATAATCAATATGATAATTTCCCTCCATTGATGAGTGACGGACGCGCATTAGTCGCATCTTGGCAACCAGAAGCTCTTGCAAATAAACAATTAATAGAAGAAAATGGAATCGCATCCAACTGGCAATATCGTAGATATTTAACACAAAATGCAAATAGTATCATGAAAACCAATTTCAGAGAATCTGCAAATGACGTAGGATATATTAAACTTGATGATAAACCAGAATCTTCCTCCGGGGGTCCATTTTCATTCAAATCATTTTTAGACGATTCTAAACCAAAAGGATACAAAACAAGTGATTTGAAAAACTTATATTTGTCAAGAGAACAGTTAAATTCCCGTAAAGTAGCTCCTGCAATTACCCAAGAACAATTATTAGCAAATTCCAAAAAATAAATGGTTTTTTGAAAAATAAATATAAATAATATTTTTGCTTATATTTATTTGAGAACATGAAAATTATTAGTTTTGATATAGGTATTAAAAATTTAGCATATTGTATTTTCAATATTGAGAATCCAGGTTCTCCAATTATTATTGAAAACTGGAATGTTCTCAATTTATTAGATGATAAACCAGACATTGTGACATGTAATTGCCAGTTAACAAACAAAAAGAAGTCTGATAAAATTATAAATATATGTGGAAAAAAGGCAAAATTCAAAAAAAACGCAAAATATTATTGTGAAAAACATGCAAAATTAAGTGGTTTTATATTGCCAAACAAAGAATGTTCTCAATCTTCATTAAAAAAAATGAAAATAGAAGACCTTAAAGATTTAGGAAATAAATACGGCGCATTTTTACCGGAAAATATAGGAACCATTTCTTTTACTCCTCCTCAACAAATTGTCATTCCTACTACAAAAAAAGATTGTTTAGAGAAAATGTTGGCATTTTTTGAAAAAAAAACATTAGAAATTATTAAACCGGTTAAAAACAAAACTGCCAATGATACTGATTTAGTATGTATTGGAAAGAACATGAAAAAATTATTAGACGAAATACCCGGGATTGAACAAATTACCCATGTTATTATTGAGAACCAAATATCAACAATTGCAAATCGTATGAAAACAATACAAGGTATGTGTGCTCAATACTTTATTATGAAATGTTCTCAAAATGTTATTGTAGAATTCATTTCTTCCGTCAATAAATTAAAAGATTTTAAAGATAAAACTGTTTTACAAAATGACGATTCAAAGGCTGCATACAAACAACATAAAAAAGATGGGATTACTTTTTGCAAACAGTTTATTGAGAACAATCCACAATTTTCTCAATGGGAACATTGTTTAGAAACAACAAAAAAAGATGATTTAGCCGATTCTTTTTTACAAGGAATTTGGTATTTAAAAAACAAAAATATAATTACTTATGCGGAGAACTTAAAAATAAATAGTGTATAATTATCATAAATATAGGATGGAAGAAATTAATCTCGGATTAAGCGATTTAGAACCAATTTCTTTAAATTTCAACGACGATTTTTCGTCACCAGCGCCTTCAGTTAGTTTTGGTTCAGGAATTGAATTACTTATGAATGATAAAAAAAAATCATCATCTTCCAGCGTAAATATTGATTTAGGCGAAATTGACAAAATAGAAAGTGAATTAAATGAATTAAGTGAAAAAGCTTCTGCTCCATCAAGCGATACAAAAACATTGAGTGGTTTTGCAAGTAATTTATTTGGGTTTGGAAAATCAAATTCTTCAAATGAAAAAAGTGATTCTAAATTAGGGTCAGCCACTGCTGAAAGCGTTGGTGGTAAAAGTTCTACTTGGGATGGATTTTCAAAAGTAAATGATATTCCTAACGAAAAAGCATCCACTGCACGAATGACTGACCGTGAAAAACGACGCAAGAAGCGTGCAATGATTAAAAAATTAGAAGAATGGTATGAAAAAGGTTTAGTCAAAAACATTACACATTTCAATTTGGATTCTCCATATGATGAAGTAGAAGATGAATATGAAACTGCCATGGAAGATAAACGTAAAAAAGACAGTATTAAATTACAAGGATGGTGGTTTATGACATTTGTAAATTCCGTTGAATATGCGAATGCTGCATTCAATCCATTTGATTTGAATTTAGATGGTTGGGGAGAACAAGTTTCCGAAGATATTGATAGTTATGAGGAAATATTTTCAGAATTACACGAAAAATACAAGGGGGGTAAAATGGCACCAGAACTTTCACTATTATTACGTCTTGGATTTAGTGCCGCTGTTATAAACTTTACAAACAAGGCTCTTTCTAGTGCCACTCCTGGTTTCAACGATGTTATTCGTCAAAGTCCGGAATTAATGAAAGCATTTACAAATGCTACTGTAAACAGTATGAGTCAACAAAGTCCAGGATTTGCTTTTGCAAATAATTTAATGCAAGAACAATCTAATAAACCACGCGGTCCTCCGCCACCAGCACCTGTTGAAACAAAATCTATGCCTCCTCCACAACGCCCATCTATGCAGTACACTTCAAATAGACCAGATATTAATGCCGGAAGAGGTGCTATGTTCAGAGAAGAAGGTGTTGATATGAATAATCAATTTGGAGATTTAAATCGTGAAGAACCAAGACAATCACAGCGTCCAGAAATGCGTGGACCACAAAATACTGATATTGATAATATTTTAGCTGGTTTGAAAACACGCACCGTAAATATTCATGAACCCGCACCTGCCCAAGAAGATGATAGTATGATTAGTATTACTTCATTGAAAGATGCACAAAACGCCACTATGCCAAAACGAAGTCGCAGAAAGCAACGTTCTGATAAAAACACTATTTCATTAGATATTTAGACAATCCATATTTATTATATAAACATATCATAATAAATAGTATGACAAAAAAATAGAATGTAATCTTTATTTAGAGACATTGTAATATATTTTGTATAAATACAAAATATATATGAAAAAATTACGGTTTAATGAAACTACATCAATTAGATTTATATATCCACTATTCAATTATAAATGCTTACTTTGGTGGAACGATTTTGATTATATTATGTTCAAATCGTCGGCTTCCACTGAAATCATGTTAGCAATGGAAGAATACGATTGTTACAATAGCAACGATGCTATGCGAATATTATACCAACCACATTATGATAATAAATGTGTAATTGTTTGATATTTATTTTTATTTTATTTTTCCAAAAAAAGAGAATGAAATCCTATATTTAGAGAACAATTTAATGGAATATTTATTATACCCGAGTTTTCCATATTTATTACTAATAAATGTCCTTTTGAGAACCTGTCATATGAAAATGCAATAATATGGGGGGTTTCATCAATTTCAATAATAACAGGTTCTCCACAAACAAACCGATTATTCAACATAATGGTTTTCGTTATATTCAAATTTTCACATATAACAAATCCATTGATTGTATTATTGTGTATATTTCGCAATACTATCTTATTCTTGTATTTGATTGGAAAATCCAGATTATATTCATCAAAAATCGCATTTTTTTCAATAGAAACGTGACGGGTTCTCTTATCTATGATAATTTTTCTATATTTTCCGTGAATATTTAAGTTTGAAAAATCCATGCTCTCATAAATACCTGCATATATTGTAATATCAGTTTCACTTTCACTTACATCTGCATAATGAAATATATAAAAACCTTCTGAACTGTTGTATGTTTCTATTTTGTCAGATATAGTATTGAGAACATGCATGAATGTAGGTTTATTTGTATCCAAATGCACCGGTATTTTTTTAAAATCAGCCATTTTGATTATAAATGGCGAATCTGTTAGTAAAACACACGAATTAAATATAGCAAAATCGTGCACTATTGGCAAATATTTCGTGTAAATAGTAGTTTTATTTTTTATTTTGAAATCTTCAAATAAACGATAATAATTTACCAATTGTCTAGATATATGATATTCTATTGTATGTATTGTTTTTTCATTAATATCGTATTTGGAATGACCTGATATATATTGAATATTATCCAACTCTATTTTCTTATCCATTCCAATAGTGGTGTTCTCAAAATCTACAAAAACAGAATAAGGCAAATCCCTTTCAAATAGCGCATATACATTGTTGTTTATATTTAATAATGCAGTATTTGCAACACCCATTATGTTTGGAAACAATTTCATCTTATTCATAATCATCATAAATACTGTTGAAAAAATATCTTTCGGTATTTTCCCATATTTTTCTTCAAATTTTACTTTATCTGTTCTGATAACGTGTTTTATAAATGTTAAATTACCACCATTGAAAAAAACTCCTTGTATATTTCCATCTCCTGTAAATAAATCATACAGCGATTTAGTGGTTGTAATATTAATATCTGGACCAATCATTCCGTAAAATCCATCTATCTTGTTGAGAACATTTTGATAATTTTCTGGAATTTTATAGTTTATTTTATAATTTATTTCTTTATCTATTATTTTATTGAACTTAAATGGCATTCCGTGAAATTTACTATAAATAGATATAAATGAATATGTAAAAAACGAAATAAATAAAAATATTGAGAACATATTCCTCTTTTACATTACTATATTTTTCTGTTTATCTGTTTTTTTATTTATATTTTTCTAATAACAAATATAAATTTATTTATAAATTGTATCATAAAATTCTATTGAGAACTTAATTCTTGTTTGTTTTTCTTGTTTTTCTATAAATTCCTCCGAAGTTGGAATACTCACTGAGAGTGCTAATATCACTGACATTATCGGGTATAGTAATAACATTATTTTCAAATGCATATTTTAATACATCTATTGTATTTTCTGACGCTGGAACAGTATCGCTATGTAGTATGTCATGTATATTTACTGGTTCTCGTATATTGTTAAAATATTGTGCTATTCTTAGTTCATGATTAACACTAGTAGGAGGAGTAGTAGGAGGACTAACAGAAGGAGTATTATTATCATTATTATATTGCGGTAATTGATTAACAGTTAAATTAGAACGAAATCTACGATAAAATGCAATTATTCTTTGGTAACTTCGTTCTAAATTTATTCTACTTCGTCTAACAGTTCTTTCAATACTATTTCTACTTCGTCTAACAGTTCTTCTAATAATACTAGTTCTACTTCGTCTAACATTTCTTCCAATAATACCTCTTGAACGAAGTATTAGAATTAATTTAAAAATTAAATACAAAACTATACAACACCCAATTACAGTACTAAAAGTTATAATAAAAATTATAATATCCCTATCTCGCCGAATTTCTCGAGCTGAAAGTGTTGGCCGACGTGTTGGCCAATGTGTTGGTTGACCAGGACCAGGCGTTGGTCGCCGGGTTGGGTCATCATCCCCCAAGCCACCTTTCATAGATTTTTGTTTTTCAGAATAACTATCAGTGTGTATAAATTTTTTTTCAAGTATTTTTAGTATTCCGTTAAAATTATATTTGTCTATTATTTTAGCTAACTTTTTCATAGCGTTTTCTATTGTTTTTTCTTCTATTTCTGAAAAATTCTTAATAAATGAATCATAATTTGCATTATTATCAATGTGTAATAAAGTATCATATAACAAATTATATTCTTTTGGATCAAGATCCATTGATTTCAGCAACTTGTCCATTTATATAAATTATAAATAAATTATTTCAGTTAGAAATTATATTTACTAAATAATATATTTTTTATACAATTCCAGCATTTTCTTTTTTTGTTCATCATAATCAACTATCGGAGTGTAATATCGCGTTTTATGATATTTTGTGTCGTTACACATTATATACCATTTATGAATATCGCGCGGTTCTACATTCGCCAATTCGGGCACCCATTTTTTTATATAAACGCAATCTTTATCAAATTTTGCTGATTGTATCCATGGATTCATATCCCGAAAATATGGTTTCATATCAACCCCTGTTCCAGATATAGCCTGCCAATTTCCATTATTGGATGCCGGGTCATAGTCTACTAATTTTTGTGCAAAATAGCGTTCTCCTAATCTCCAATCCAATAACAATGTTTTTACTAAAAAATTGGCAACTATCATTCGTCCACGATTATGCATGTATCCAGTTTCATTTAATTGACGCATACATGCATCCACCACTGGAAACCCGGTTTCGCCATTTTTCCATGCATGTAAATCACGTTCACTATTTCTCCACTTTATTTTGCGATAAGATGGCTGATAAGATTGACCGAGAACATCGGGATATCCATAGAGAACATGTGCATAAAATTCACGCCATATTAATTGTCTTATTATATCTGATTTTGCACCAAATTTGCTTTTAAATGCATCATATACTTCTCGCACTGAGATACAACCGAATTTGATAGGAGCCGATAAACCACTAGTTGAATGAAACAAATAATCATGTTCATTTGTATAATTTGCTTGTGCTACTAATGATCTTGCCAACATTTGTTTAGCCTGTTTTCGTCCACCATTTACTGCAATAGTATCATTATTATGGGTGAATTTTGAAAAAGCATATCGCAATGTAATAGAGTTGTCAATTTCCAAAGTTGTTTTAGATAAGTTTGGAATGGTTATCTTAATCGGTTTTTTTATTTCTAGTTTGAGAACTTGTTCATAAAAAGGCGTGAACTTCTTATAATAACCACCACTTCCATTTAATACTGACCCGGGCTCATATAAATAATAATCTGCCGTCTGTAAGCATTTGATTTGGCGCTTATCACAATATTCTACTATTTCATTATCTCGTTGAATTGCATATGGGGAATAATCTTTATTGAAAATAACACAATCAATTTCCAATATATTGATTAATTCAGTAATACTTTTTTTATGTTTTCCATAAAGTATAATAAGTTCTCCATTTTTAGACTGAATAGATTTTCTTAAATCTTCTAAACTTTCAATCATGAATTGGATTGCATTGTCTGAACGGTAATCATTTGTTTTACCAACTTGTTCTGGTGTAAATATAAAACATGTATAAACATGTTTACATTGAGAACATGCTTCTAATAATCCAATATTATCAGTAATTCTAAAATCACGATGAAAAATAAATAATCCGTTCTGAAATTTCATATACATTATAAAGAGATGTTTTTACATTTTTTATAACCAAGAATAAAAAATTGATTATAGTTTTTATTTTTATAAATATAATAGTAAAAAGATATCATAATGATTTCAAGTGAACCGAATGAGTCTGATAAAAAATGGGCGTGCTATATTGCAGGTATTGTAGTGGTGTTTGTAATATTCATCATAATATTTTTATAAATAATTACAAATACACCTTTGTAAAAATCATATAAATATAATATATATGATATTATTCGAAAATACAATTTTCAAATTGAAATTCAATTTCAAATTATCATATTTATTGATTCCGTTTATTTTTTTGCTGTATAATTACTTACCGAATACCCGTAAATTTATATTGTATCATGTAGTATGTATAGCTATTATCGGCATAATAGAATGTTATTATAGTTATATTGAAAAAAATATAGGAATTGTAATCGCAATTATAAGTACAATAATACATTTATCATTATTATTCGTTTTAGTTGATTTTCAAAAATACGGAAAAATAAATTTATTTTCACTAGTTTTATTATTCATTGCTAATTTAATGATTTTATTTTTACCATATTGGCCATATTCTATAAAAAGAGAATCTTTATTATTATTATATAATTTTATTTATACATTCTCATATTTTGTATACATTCTTCTATCATTTGTGAAATAATAAATTAGATTAAATAATTTATTAAACAAACATAAATACAAGTCTTTAATAAATGTAACCAAAAAGGTAAGTATATGAGTGATTTGACTTCACATATATTGAAAATAATATCTATTTCATCTAATATAATTACTAATATGATGGGTTTTATTGAAGAATTTTTCTACGTTATGCAAATATTAATTTTCCAATATTTTTTAGTTTTATTTAATTACTCTGTAAATCAAGTTTTACAGTTATTTGAAACTGATACTGAAAAAATAGGAATCAAATTATTTTTAATGATAAGTAAAACATACAGCGAAATAAAATACGGCGCAATAAACATATATGAAAATAATCCGAATGTTAAAAATGCAGTAGATGGTCTAATGACATGCGTATTAGAAGTATATAAAAAATTAAACGGAGTAAAAAGTGAACCATTTCATCCATTGTGGATAAGTGTATTTACACTTACTCAAAATTTAAATAACAATGAGGAATATACAATTGTTGAAAATTCCGTCAATGAAATTGTGCTAAAAAGATTCAAATCGGTTATTGAAGAAAATACGAATACAAGCATCCAAAATGATAAATTGTATATATTTAAAACACCTGCATACATTTTATGTAATATAAATAACAAATTTGAAAAAGATGATGCCAAATACACAGTAGAAAAATCTGATGTCAAATTTTTAAGTATAGAATATTTTACAAATGATATGAATGAACCAATAAATATATTATTAAACAAAGATATATACCAAATTGGCAACGAAATTTTATCAAACGCGTTTGTATTCAGATATCTTCAATATCAAACACAATATTGTGTTTTTTCAAATGATTATATTATAAAAGTAATGGATGATAAAATAAATGAATTTACACTAAAAAGTAATCAATATGTTTTATTGGATAAAAATGAATATAAAATTATGTCAATGGAATAATTTAGTATGAATACTAAAATGGTAAATAGAAAAAATATAAAAACTACATAAAGATTTTATATTTTATATTATATAGTATTCAAATGAATACGTTTGATTTACAAACAAATGATGTAAATCAAATATTGGATGTTAATGAAGAAATTCGTAATATTCCGGAAGCACAGCAGCATAAACTGCTTGGTAAATGGAATTTGTATTACCATTTACCACACGACAAAAATTGGGATTTATCAAGTTATAAAATAATAATGGGTAATATTGACAGTATTGAAAAATTAATAACTATAAACGAAAACGTTTCAGAGCAAATAGTAAAATATTGTATGTTATTTGTAATGCGAGATGGCATTACGCCTATGTGGGAAGATCCAAGTAACCGAAATGGCGGTTGTTTTTCTTTCAAAGTATTAAATAAGCAAGTTTATAATGTTTGGAAATCCCTTTTTTATGCAATGTGTGGAGAAACCTTGTTCAAAAACAAGGCATATCATAAATTAGTAAACGGTATTACAATTTCACCTAAGAAAAACTTTTGTATAATCAAAGTGTGGTTATTAAATTGTTCTATACAAGATCCGGAATTGATGATTTCTATTCCAAATTTATCATTCCAAGGTTGTTTGTTCAAAAAGCACGAACCGGAATTTTGATTTTTGATTATATAATATCCACCACGTATTATATAAACATTGTTGGATTACCAGTAGTAGGCGTCATTGTATATTTATATAAAAACAGCTGGATTTCCGCGAAGATTTGGTATACCAGATTTAACCGAATATAAATATGACGTAGAATTTGTTATATTTGTCCCGTTTCTAGTAAACGAAAACAAAAATTGCTGACCGCCCCATTCTTCTCCAAATTGAATTCGTATTGGATAATATCTGCCATTTTCTAATGTAAGTCTTACTCCATTTTCACCATTAGAAATATTAAAATCATCAACCAAATTTCGGTTAGCTGCTGTATAATTACTGATAGCATTATCGCCCAACCAAAAATTTGACCAATTATCAGTATTTAGATAAAAATACCAAAACCCTGAAAAATCGGATTTGAAATACCCTGTCCATTGCCCATTGAAATAGTCACCACCAATATCTATACCCGTCGTTCCTGAAAAAGCAGTATTAATATTTTGTAAATTTCTTATTTTTCTCGATACACCTACTGAATTGAATGCATTTACAGCACCTCCATAATAACTCCCAGTATATCATTGAAATGATAATCCCACATTTTCATACAAGTTATTATTGAAATCAGGATCAATTCGTTGATTAATTGATACAATAGAATTTCCAAGACTGCTAAATGTATTCATTTGTATATATATTTATATATACAAATATGGAAAAATTAACATAAAATTATTCTATTATCATCTCATATAAATGTATGGTTCCAATGTATTTGGATAATATCAAAACAGCAAATGAAAAACATCTATTATTTTACAAAGAAATTTACAATGGAATCATAATAATTAGTGCCAAAACGTCTTGACCATGATACATTTCCACTTGTATCATATTTTGATACAAACATATCATTATATCTAACATCATTATTACTTATATCGTTAAAACGCATATCATTTGCATTATAAAATGTCAATAGTGTAGACAAATAATATCCAACAATATAAATATTATTATTATTACTATTATCTATTTCAGCTGAAAATATAGTTTCATTACTTGACCCACCTATATGTGTGCTCCACATAAAATTTCCATTTTCAGTATATTTTATTAAATATATATCACTTGAACCGCTACTATCTATATATTTATTCACTGTATAATTACCAGTGTTATCCTTATTATAAGTATATAATCTATTATTGAAAATACCGTATAAATATATATTATTGGAAGAATCCATTTTCATATCAACAGAATCTTCACCAGAACCACCAAAATGTGTTCCCCAAATATATGAGCCAAACTTATTATATTTTACCAAATATACATCTGTATTGCCACAACAATCAACAGTATCACTTAATGTAAGACTATTGCTACCATAATTATAACTATAAACATTTAGTTTTGATGAAGTATATGTTCCTGAAATATATATATTATTTGTTTTATCCACTAATATATTAGTTGGAACTTCTGAACCAGTTCCACTTATAGTTGTCGTCCATACACATGAACCATCCGTATTATATTTTACTATATATGTATCGCTGTTATTAAGATTTGTTCCGAGAGTATTAAACAAAGTTTTTCCGGTATTATATAAATATAAATTTCTTGAAAAATTTCCGCAAACATAAAAATCATTTGCATTATCTACAAATATTTTTGTAATACTATTTACATTTGGCGATGCTGAACCGACTAGAGATGTTACCCACTCTATTGAACTATTTGTATTATATTTGATAACATATGAATCATTATTAAAACTCATTTTTATAGTCTCTGTAACATTATTGTTATAAATGTTAATTGTAGGACTAAAATTAATTGCTCTACATGAACCAACTGTATATGCATTATTTGAATTATCAATAATCATATATCTTGGAATGGATGTTTCCCCCTCTACATATGAGGTTAACAGAATATTACCACTTGAATCATATTTTACTACATATGCATTATATACAGTAGTCGCCGGAAGTGTATAACTTTTATAAACAGTAGTATTATCAGTATTATAAATTTTAAGCGGCGATGACGATGAAATCCCGGATATATATATATTGTTCAGTTGATCACAATTCAATATATATACAGCAGCACCGGATTGTCCTCCTACATTTCTATACCACAATATGTTTCCACTTGAATTATATTTTACTACAAAAACATCTTGTGAAGCACCTGTATTAATATTATTATTTATAGTTACAAATGAATTATCTCCTGCATTATATAATGAAAGTTGAGCAGCTGCAAATGTTCCGCATGCAATAACATTATTTGAATTATCTAATACAATCTTATATGGGTAAATTGGTGATGTGCCAGTGATACGAGTTGCCCATAACGGAATACCATTAGAATTGTATTTTACTAAATATGCACATTGAACATTGTTTGTTCCAAATGATTTGAATACTGTGGTATCGTTTGAGTAAATATTTACTGGATTTGATCTAGTAGTTCCATATGCATATACATTATTTGAATTATCTATTAATAAATTTATAATTTGATCATTTGCTGAACCACTTATACGTCTTAGCCATATTAATTTTCCACTTATACCATATTTTGCAATGAAAGTATCATCATTTCCCGCTGGCAATAAAGTGTAATCTAGTTGCGTATTTACATCACCATAAAATTGTAGTGTTCTGTAAAAATTACCATAAATATATACAAATTGCGAATCAGTATTAGTAATAACTTTTTTTACAACAGTTCCACTTTTAATAGAATTAAATGTATTCATATATTATATGTAAATAAAAAATATACTAATTCATATTTGTATATTTTTACATTTGTTTTTACTATTTACCAATTGGTTTTTCACATTCGTTTAAAGGATTTTCATATTTGAAAATTGGTTTTTCTAAGGGTTTTTCACATTCATTCAACGGATTTATCATTTGTTTTTTGTATATTACTTTTTCACATTCGTTCAATGGATTCTCTATCAATGGTTTACAATTTGGTATAAAAAATGTTCGTGAGTGTCTATGTGAAAAACGTCTAATTAATAAGAACATATTATATACATCAATATATAATATTTTGACTGTAATTACTAATTGTAATTTCTAGAATACAACTGTATTTTTATAATTCTTATAGTTTTGGTATATGAAATGGGTGATTTTTCTTCCATGGTATTTTCAATAAATACATACCTAACACTATGAATAAAATCCCAATATATTGATTGTAGTTTGTAAAACGTTCGCCTAAAAATACATACGCCGCTATACTTTCCGTTAAACTACTCATCCCATCCCATCCATTATTTACCATTAATATACTTGAATCCTGCAACGATACTATAAGCATAATGACTACTCCTACATATCCTAAAATACCTGTTGCCAAAGATGTTATACCCCCGTTATTCGCATATTCTTTTAACCCAAAATCTCCCACGATTTCTACACATGTTAGTGCAAATAATTGCGGGACGCTCATATTTTCTTTATATTGTATAAATATTTTTTATTCTGAAAAATGATTTGTTTCCATATTTTAGTATACCCAATCCAGTGATCATTTTTTATTACTATTATTGGTATTTCTTCTTTTGTATTTTCGTATAGAGTGTATTTTTTTTACAGATTTGTTAGACATGCGTTTTCTCTTTCTATTTTTTGTTTTTTTTCCACCAGGCATACCAGGAGGTATTGGTAAATCTCTATATCTTTGTATCTTAACCATAGTTGGTGATTGATAATTTTTCATTAATTTTTGAATCTCCGCTGGTAAACCACTTATTGATAAAATGTAATTAGTCATATTTGCCACTAAATTAGTGTATACTTTTCTTAGTTCAACATCATCTGTTAAAAAAGAACTATTATTTAATTCTACAAAAGGATTATCCGTGGTGTCTAATTTAATATATATAATTAGTATTGAATCAATAATTAGTTTTATCAATTGATCTTCATTTATATTACAAGTAGCACCTTCATGAGTAGTAATATTAATACAATATTTTTCATCTTCAGGATTATATTGAATAAAATTGTCAATAGTTTTTTGGTTTACTTTAGCATATATTTGACGAAATATCTCACAAAATATTATCTTCTTTGCTCCTTTTATTGGAGGAACTAAAAAAGGATTCTGGAAGTGTATTCCATTAAGTGAATCAATGGATTGAATTGAATCTTCTAAAATTCTAATAATTGGAAGACATTTCATATTTCGATTATAATATATAACAATATTTTATTCTGAAAAATTGATTTTTTTTCATAATACAATGTAAATGTATAAAAACATAATTGCAATATGAAAACAGAAACCGTTTTTCTATCCAACACAGAAATTATCTACAATATTGGCACTTCTGCGCAAGGTAATTCTGATTTAGTAGTTGCATCAAATCCAACCGATATTTGGTTTCATGTAGGAGGTCTTCCATCTTGTCATGTAGTTGCAGTATTACCTGAAAATGAAAAATTAGATAAAAAGAAAATACGCTCTATTATAAAACATGGCGCAGTTTTATGCAAACAATACTCCAAATATGCATCTCACAAAAATCTACCCATAATATACACCAAAATTGCAAATGTTCAAATAACAAATATACCGGGTTCAGTTACTGCTAGTGCCGCAAAAACAATCGTCATATAAATTGATAATGCAATTATATTCATTTCAAACGTAAACGCGTCAACATATGGTTTTAGCTCCATGCATTTAATTTTATTCACATAGGTTGGACAAAATACTTCATGTTCGGTATCTATTATAAAATCATCATCATATATTGTTGATTTTTCTTGACTGCGTATTCTATTCATTACATATAATTGAATTTCAAGCAAATTTGACGTCGTATTCGTATGTTTTATTATGATACCTTCCCAAAAATCAATCACGTTTCTACAACTGCCAATAAAAATATACGGATTCGGTATTTTTCCTTTTTTATATATTTTTTTTTGAATATATCGTGTAAACCAATTCTTTGATATATATTGATCTGCAAATATAATAGAATTTTTGTATAAATAATATTTTTTTTTAATATCTACAATATCTTTTTCATTATTGATAAGACATACTATATCATCATCATTTCTATTCTTACAAAAATTTAAAAATGAATTCATATTTATATTTGTCATAGTTTCTTCATAAGATACAAAATATATAGTATTCATCCGTTATAATGAAAATTATATAGAAAATTTTTATATATTTAATGTGTAAACTAATATAACAAATGTCTGTTTACGACGGAGGTAGGGGAGCTAAACACAATTTAATTTCACCCAAAGAAGCCACGTCATATTTCACAATCAACGGTAAATCGTTTCCTAAATACATCTCTAAATGACTACATAATGGTGTGCATTTGATAAAATGCGACAATGATTTCAATGAAAATTCTCCCTGAATAACTACGGATGCATCTGGTTTTTGAATGAACTCCATATATCCATCCGACTCCGAACGTAATATGCGCGAACTTGCGAAATTGCCATCGCATGAAAATATCAAATCATTTCCAACTGACTTAATCTCAATACGGTCTGAAATACCATTCAAATCACGGATAATTTTCTGGAAATCGGTAGTTGGTAGATTAATCACCGTTGAATATTCTACATCTGGAACTACCAATTCTTCTGTATCTGGCTCAATCAATCTCAATTTTTGACTATAACATTGTTTAATATCTCCATTATCATATTGTAATCCTAAATGGGATACAATTCCATCATGATAATCTGATTTGTCAATATACATAGATAATGTGTCATCATTTGACATGGTTGAAATTACTTTGAATAAATGTAGCGTATTTGCACATACAATAATTTTATCTGGGTTACAGACATATTGTTCAAACTTGTGTGAATTCAAAATAACATTCACCAAAATTGTGTGAGTTTTATCAAAATTAATTATTTTCATTCCATCTTTTGTAAAAGTAATGGTAGCATCCGTTAAAACGTCTTTAATTGCGGTAATCATGTTACGAATCGGCTGTATTTGAACAGTTTTTATTGTCAATACATTATTCTCCTCGTTCATCTTACAATATAAAAATAATAGACGGATATTTTTATATTATCTTTATGTATTTATATATTTTTTATAGGAAATTGTATTGTGAATATCCAATAATAGCACATGCGATTCTTTTTCCTGAATTTCCGGTTGTTTTACTTGTTTCCGCATTTCCCATTCCACAATCATCTGGGTCTGCGTGCACTATTAACCCACGACCAATAATATTTGCTTTATATCCACGTAATTTTATACAATCATCTATCATTTGATATTTTGCACAGCCATGTTGGTCTGTTTCTAAATTTCCTAAATCCCCTACATGGCGTTCTTTTGCACCAGGACATCCGTGTGTTTTTCCATATGGATTGAAATGGGCACACATACTATCACATTGGTTTGATAAATCACCAGATTCATGAACATGAAATCCATGTAATGCATTTTTTTTCAACCCAGATAATTCAATATCAATTTGAACTGTATTATCTTTCAAATTTTCAGTAAAAATAACGCAGCCCTTTATTTTTCCAGTAAATACAGCAATCGCTTTTATTGGAGTTTTTTGCATTTTATCTATATTTAAATATGTAGATTTATTTATCTATATATTTTTACATTTTATTCATATTTGTAAAGCTTCGTTCCTTTCATTTACGACGACTTCCTCTACGTTTTTGGGATCTACGTTTATTTGACTTTCTTTTATTACTTTTACGTCTATTTGACTTGCGTTTTATTCTGCCACCAAGTGTAGTTTTTCATTGTTCATCTTCATCATCATCAATCCGGTTTACTTTCGTAGTCGGAAAAAATACAACTTGTTTATCACCGTAAACATAGACGTGTCCAGGACCATCATCATTATATTTATTATTGAAAATGAATTTGTACTTCTGCTGATTTCTCATTGCTGACCCATTGGTTGGCATTAGATTTGATTTTTCTATTTTTTCAAGACCAAAATACATTTTTGTGTCGTCTTCGAAATAAAAATTAGAATTATGTATTAAAACGCTGGATTGTAATGAGTCATATGCATCTTTAACAGTCATTTCCATTTTTTCTCCTGTATCAAACCTTCTTTGTTGGTTTTCAATAGAGTATTCCATAAAGTATTATATAAAATATAAATATACATTATTTCCTAAATATAATTATACTTTTATTTTACAAAGTTGCAAAGGTTTACTTTTTGGCTTGCATCCATTAAATAATATATCGTAATCTACTTTGCACGCATTTGCCCCTGTAATAGCACTTGCCAAACGAGCTAAACCCCATGATTCGGCTGTTTGATTTGGACGAGAACCACTGGAATAATATGCCCCGCGACCTTTATTCACTATTTTTTCCAAAGCGGCTTGACTACATTGTGTTTTTTTAGCAAGTTCTTTATTTGGATCCATTGTATCTATTTTGTATATTTTCTTGGCATTTTCTACATGATGAGATGGTCTTGATTTGAATGTTTTTACTTTTGGACGTTGATAATAAACGCCTTTTTTATACAATTTACGTGATTTCCTTAAATATTGTTTTTGTTTTTTTGTATCCCTTTTTGACAATATTTTAGGAATATATCTTTTCGGAACATTTAGCAGGTCCATATATTTTATACATATATTATATATTACAATGGCCGAATTTAGTGAAAATAAACCTATGGTAATTGGTACATATAATATGAGTTGGTTCAGTGGGGATTCTACAAAACCTGTCCCAGTCGCCCCATATAGTGGTAATATGGGACCTATTTCAGAATATTCCTGGTTACGTTATTTATTTGATGCCGATGCAAATATAGTAGATGAAGTATCAATTAATGACGTAAATGTAAGATGTAAATATTGGTTAAATGCATTGAACCATCTGAACAATTTTATTAATGAAAAAACACCAGCAATGGTTGGATTACAAGAAATGAATGTCAACACAGATGCAAATGTTAAATCATATAGTGAAAACGAGACAAAACAACAAGTTGATTCCGTGGTTGGAACTAAAGCAGTTGAAACTATGCTTAATATGATTAATGAAAACAAACAAACAAATTATAAATTACTTTGTGGAGAAATTTACACAACATTCAAAACATATGTTGGAATTTGTATAATTTATGATGAAACCCAAGTTGGTGAAATAACTGAACAAAAAATATTAGATAATCCAAAACAATCTGGCAGACCATTACTTATGGCTAAAACCAATAAAAACTATATATTAGTAAATATGCATGGGGCACAAGATGGTAAATTAGGTAAAAATGAAGGTAATGCATTCAATGAGTTTATTATTGAAACTAGTAAAAACTGGGCAGAAACCAAAATTTCAGAATTTATTGGTTCTGATGCAACACCTAAAAATATATTTATAGTAGGTGATTTAAATGACCGGTATGATGCAATTACATCATTTAATATAAATGGTATTGAATGCAAGTATTCAGGTATGGCACCAGTTACAGGTTGTCCAAATTGGAATAGCGCAGGAGTAGAAGAATTACAGAATACTGTTGATGGAAATAATACATACAAAACATGCACATTTGTTCCAGAAGGTGGATACATAAATATCGCATTGGATGAACACCATGCAAAAATAAACAATTATTTATATCGCGGCGATAAATGTTTTTGTCAAAATGGGAGTAACATAATAGTTTATCCAACGCGAAATTTGACAGATAAAGGAGTCAGTAAATGTAGTGACCATGAACTTGCATATATGGAAATTCCATTATCCAGAGGTGGAAAACCAACAAAAAAAAGAAAAAATAGAACCAAAAAACGAATACTTAATAAACGTAAATCAAGTAGAAGAATGAATAAAAGTAAAAATAAACGTTGAATCTATTATTTTACAAAATACTATTTGTAAAAAACCTCATGCTATTGTAGATGGACAGTAGTGAAAAAACAGAAAAAACAGAAAAATCAAAAACAAACAAAGAAAAAATTATTGATATTCAAAATAACATGAATCGGGCATTTAATATCACATTCAATACAAAAACTTTACCCTATTTTGTAGGATTTATTGTATTATATTCATCGCTTTATTTCGGCATATATCGCTTTTACAGAGGACGTCGCGATATAGATATATTATTTAGTAAATCGGTTGATATATTCATTATATTTTTACTTGTTGTAATAGCGGTTTATTATCTAGTTACATTACCACAAAACGATAAAGACCATTTTATTGGATTTTTAGTAAAATGGACCAAAGAATTTTTCCAAAATCCAATTGGCACATACGAATCCATTATTATTATTATACTATTTTACACTTTTGTTTATTTAGGAAGAATTCCTATGAATCCCGTTCCTACAACAATTGATTTTTTAGAACAAAAAATATGGAGTTTTTTGATAACTTTTATCATTGTGGATTTTTTTAAATATTATTTTGAAATTGATTTAATGGAAAAAATAATTAGTAAAGATACTATAAATTGGTTATATCGTAAATAAATATAATAGGTATAAGGTATAACGAAGTGAAAAATGCCGATAAAATATACACGAATTATGTATTTATAAAATAAACCACATAAAAGACACCGAAAATGACCCACAAAATAGAATTGATAACAGGAAAATCCAAAAAACATTAGAATATTTCCAAAAAATGTAAAAAATTGAATTTATAAAAGTAAAAAGACAAATAATATATCAAATTATATTATTTATTACCATGGAATTAACTGTTGAGCCTGATATGTATAGTCCAAGTATCAATGATGCAGGAAATTACGTTGATAAAATTCCACCATTCAATACTATCAAAAAAGGACTACGTTGTCCATGTGGTTCGCGAAAAGACAAAATATACGAAACACATAAAATATTTTCATCTCATATCAATACAAAAATACATCAGAAATGGTTGACCGACCTGAATTTGAACCGTGCCAATTATTACGTGGAAAATGAACAATTGAAGACTACAATACAAAATCAACGTCTAATTATTGCAAAATTAGAAAAAGATGTGCAAAATAATATGATGACCATTGGTTATTTGACACAACAATTACATAAAATAAACACATCAAATACTGTAACAAATTTATTGGATTTAGACGACAATTAATTATTTGGTCAATTCCACTAAAATCTTCTTACCTACTTTTTTGAGTTCTCCTACTTTTACTAATTGTTTATTATTATCAAAAATTTCTTTATCATATAAAATATTTGTCACAGGATCTACTTTATATTTCACGCCATTGATCTCTTTTGTATCTTTTAATTTTATTTTTTGTTGCATTATATTTAATTCTTCCTTTTCGCTCATATCTTTTTCAAGAGTTGGGTAAGATATAAAATCATTGGATTCTAATTTACCAAAATTACTTCCGTAACATACCAATTGTTCATCATCGACTCCTTTTGATTTTTTTGTATTATATACATTGCAATCTATGGATGTTTCTTTGATAGATTTCAATATCTTTTGGTTAATATTGTCTTTTAATAATGCAATCTCATATAAAGATTCGTCGGTTGTAATGGATTTTTGATCTACTTTGGATAAATCATGTGTCATAATTTCAATACTATTTTTATCCGTTTTTTGTTTTTCAGTAAATATAGATAAATACAAGAAAACTTGAACTGTTCGCAATTCCTCCGGTAAATCTTCATGACTACATATACGTCTTGCTCTTCCAATTACTTGGTCTACACGAACATTATGCCAATATGGTTCTACAATATGTACAAATCGGGTATTCTTCAAATTTATACCTTCCGCACCAGATGATGTGATTAAAAATAATTTGATGATTTCACCGTAAAAATTATTTGACGATTTTTCTTTTATTTTTTCAACTATTTCTTGTGGAACCAGATTCCATGCACTATTATATATGTTACGAATTACTTCTTTTTCTTCTGCGCTCTCGGTTCCAGTGTATAATACAAATCTTGGTTTTCCTTGGTCACCTTCTTTTTCAATAATTTCCCATTTATCATTAGAACTATCTTTCTTTATTTTGAATTCAGCATACCCATTTGCTTCTAATATTAATTTTAATATACCAATTCCTTCAATGGTTCTGAATTGACTGTATATCAAATGCAACCCTACATTTTCTTCATTTTGAACATTTTCTAACAATTTCAAAAATTTAGGACTGTATTTTTCCAATCCCTCTTTTGTTAAAAATTGTTCCTCATCTTCGGATTTATTCATGTCATATGCTAATAATTCCAATGCTGCATCAATTCGTTTCTTGTAATTTATTGGTTCTACTTGGATTTCTTCTATATCTTCTTTATCCATATAATCAGATTCTATTAACAACTCTTTTGGCACAACATCAAATTCTTCTTCATTTAATTCTCCGATTGGTTTATCGGGAAGTGGACGCTCAATACTATTTGGAAATGCAAAATTGCATGCTGCTCTTGAAAATATACGATAGGTTGATGATATTTTATAAATATCTTCGTTATCGCCCTTATTCGCCTGTTTTTTTGCCTTTTTACGATTTTCTTTTTCTTGGTCTATTTCCGTTTTACGTATTTTAATATATGATGAAAATTGATGGTCGCTCATTTCTACTGGTACTACATGGACTGTTTTATTATCATTTGTTTTTACAAAGGATGGAAGTAATTTTTCTTGTGCACTGCGGAAATACGATGTTAATCCTAATATACGTTTCTTGAATGCATTTTCATTTGTCATTTCACCAGTTTTAATGTTTACAAACATTGATAAAAAGGATTCTGCATCGTCAGGTAATGCTTTATGATGTTTTACTTCTATTAAACCTTCTATTACTTCTAATTTATTTTTGTTTAAAATACGTTTCACTTCTTTTACAAAATCTTCATCTGTCATATTACCAGTATCATCTAATTTAACACCAGAATATTTTTCAAATTCTCCTTCACCTCCTTTATGATATTCTGGTGCGACACGGTCTAATACATCTACCTTTGCTTCATCTTCTATTTCTTCTTCCGGGCGATAATTAATTTTGATTACGCCTTTTTCAACTGTATATGGTTCTTCATCATTTCGTTTCTTCGTTACATTTTTCTTTTCTTTTCGTTTTTTTGTTGTATTTTTCTTTTTTTCTCCACCAAGCAATGATGTTATCATGGTTGTAATATCACCACCACCACTCTTTTTTGCAGCTGGTCCTCGTTTCTTTGTATTTACAAACCCATATGGGTTTCTCGTTATAATTACTTTATTATCACTATATTGAACATAATCATAAGTTTTGAATTTTTCTTTATCAAACATTTTCAATATTTCTTCTTTGTTTATTTTTTCACCACTTTTTACTGTTACTGGAAAACTCCATGTTTTAATACTTCCACGAAGTATATTAAACAATATACCTATTTCATTTGGATAATTGATAATTGGAGTTCCTGATAATAATATTATACGTGCATTTACTGCTTTCATCAAATAATTATATAGTTTGTATGAGATAGATGATGGCTTTTTTATTTTATTCACTATTCTACTTACAAAATTATGGGCTTCGTCTATTATAACTACTTTATTATCAAATGGGTTTACGGTATCATCTTCAGTTAATACATTTATTTTATTTGTTGTTAATCCATTGTAATTTATATCTATATATTTGTTACGAATCATCAAATTCAATTGTTCATCAATGTTTTCTTGATCAGTCGTGCTTAATTCTGAAAAATTTGGATTTTTTGTCACATCCACCATCCATGCACCTCTGTTTTTTTCAAACACTTCACGAGGTATAGATAGAACATTTTCCAATATATCAATATATTCTGGTTTTCCGTCGGTTGATATGAATTCCCAATATTGATTCTTTTTATATATTGGGTCTCCGTATTTCTTCAATTCACTGAAAAAATTCATTTTCAAAGATGCAGGGGTCATAACTACAATAGACTTTCCTGATTTCATACCTTCTGCGATTGCAATTGCGCTCGCAGTCTTGCCCGATCCTAACATATGGTATAGTAATAATCCACGATAAGGTGTATATAAATTCAAGTAATCTCTTACTATTTTTTGATGAGTCATTAACCCAACTTCTTTGTTACTATTTGTTTTAGAACAAGTCACATCATTTTTTGCAGAGGATTCTAATTCCTTTGTATAATCTTTGAACATTTCTCGTAATTTTTGGATAAATATACGACGATTATTCATGTAATATGATGATGTTTTTACTATTATTTTTTCTGGCTTTGGCAATCTTTGTTCTATTGTATGATTTCCCATTTTGAAATTCTTGATTTCTTCATTGATTACTGGTTCAATGACTCTTTTCACTTTTGGGGCTTTTAATGCACGTTTCTTTCTTTCCTTCTTTTCTCCTTTTTCTAATGCAATCTCTGGTTCTTCCTCTCCTTTTTCGGGTTCTGGTTCTTCTACATCTGGTTCAGGTTCTGGTTCTTCCTCTCCTTTTTCTGCAATTTCTTCGTCAATAATTAATTTTTGTTTTTGTTTTTCAGGTTTACGTATAATATGTATTTCATCGGCCACTATTACAGATTTTGTAGGTGGTTCCAATGTGCGAATATTGAAAATATTCTTTTGATTCAATCTATCCAATACCATTTTCCTATTAATATTCATTTCATCCCGTTTGTCTATTATTTCTACTGCTTTTTTTGGCATTTTTTCCGGTTCTTCTTTTTTCGCATCGCCAATTTTAACATTTATAGCTACTTGTTTTTTTGGCATGGGTTTCATAACCATTTGTTCTAAATATAATTGTTCCATTAAAAATATATTATATAATATAGTATAGTATATTTTTGTATTTCTTTTTCCATTATTCATTGTATTTATTATTCCCACTAAAATGATTGTAAATGACGAATTGCTTCGTCACATGCAATTTGTTCAGCCTTCTTTTTAATTTTGTGCTTTCCTTCTCCTAGAAATACAAATATTTTATTATGTTCCGACATATATTGATGTATATCCCCATATGAATTGAAATTCGTTATAGGAATAGAATCGCAGTGTTTTTTATTATGAATAGGTTGTCCCAAACATAAGTAAACGCCCATATAATATCCTGTTTCTGGATTGTGGTCCTCTACTTCCATATAATGCGGTGTTACCTTGAATTCTTTTTGAATTTTAACCTGCAAAATATTCTTGTAATTATCATCATTTCGAATCAAATTTATCCAATCTACATGTTTTTCAAATACATTTTCCACAAATATCTGAACCATTTGGAACCCTGGACCGGTGACAAACAAATTTCCAAACCATCCATCATCGTCATGAATTGATATTTTATTGAAATCTAAAAACATTGCTCCTAAAAAGGATTCAAATAAACACCCCAATTTTTTAAGATTAGTTCGCGTCTGTTTCAATTCTGCATGTTTTGATAATACATACCATTTATGCAACCCCATTTCCAATGCCATTTTTCCAATAGATTCATTTTTTACTAATGCTATTTTCTTTTCCGTCATAAAACCTTCATTTTCTTTTGGAAAACGGCGATACAAATAATATTTTGTAATGCATTCTAATACCCCATCCCCTACAAATTCTAAACGTTCATTAGATTTTGTATAAAGAGGTAAACAATCTTCCGGTCGTTCTACTATTTTTATATTGTTTTGCATATTTTCTAAATTTGGGCGCTTCATATATGAGCGATGAATAAACGCCCTTTTATATAAATTTATATTATGTATGGGAGTTTTTATTCCATAATTCTTCAAAATAGATTGAATTTCACTTTCTGAAATCAATTTATTTAGGGGATTGTATGGATCAAAAATATAAGTTTCTACACCATTTTGATTTTTTTCAATAATAATGTCATCATCCAAATGAGATGATTGATATTCAGATGTATTTGCGTTCATTTTATTTACGAAATAGAATGAAAACAATTGTTGTGGTTACTATATTACCCAATATCTTTTTATATTAATTTAATTTATATTTTTTTAGATTTTCAAAAATAAAATATTTAGTCATTATATACCAATATGGGATTAAGTAACGCAGCAAGTAGAGCAAGAAACTATGGTAGCACAATAAACCAAAATCAAGGAGGTGGAGCCAAAAAAGCCGGTTTCCCTGGACAAGTTGGACGTGGATGGTGGACTAGTGTTTTCCTTAATGCAACTGACCCAATCGGCGGAACATGTTGCAATTTGAAAAAAATTATGACTACCATGCGTTTTACAAGAAATAACATTCGTGGTGTAGGAGTTGACCCAAGAATCCGTTACCATTAAATTAATTATGTAAAACAATATAATAGTTTCACTTTCACTATTATATTATTATGAAAATCATAATTGATGAACGCGAGACTGCATTATATGATAAGTGTTATTCAATCATACAAGAAAATGTAACTTCTATACAACTTTCTAAACAAGTTCTCAATTTAGGCGATATTTTAATTAAAACAGACGAAGACAAAGATGTGTTATTGATTGAACGTAAATCATTATCTGACTTGATTGCAAGTATAAAAGATGGTAGATATGAAGAACAGTCCTATAGATTATTGCATTCCAGTGGATATCCGTCGCACAGTATTATTTACATTATTGAAGGTATGTTCTCACAATTACGAAGTTTAATTGAAAAGAAAACTATTTTGTCAGCAATAACCAGTCTTAATTTTTTCAAAGGATTCAGTGTTTTTCGCACATGTTCTCTTCAAGAAACTGCCGAGAACATTGTTTGGATGGCCGAGAAAATAGACCGTGATTTCGGTAAAGGAAAAATACCCTATTATTTGAATAGAACAATTGAGAACAATATTGAAAATAATGGGGAAAATGTTGTAGAAAGTTCTCAACCTATTCCAAATAATTATTGTTCCGTTGTTAAAAAAGTCAAAAAAGATAATGTCACCCCTGAAAATATAGGTGAAATTATTTTATGTCAAATACCCGGTGTTAGTTCAGTAACCGCAATTGCAGTTATGAAACATTTCTCTTCGTTTATTCATTTAATTACTGAATTGCAAAATAATCCTAATTGTTTAGAGAACATTGTTATTGAAAACAATGGAAAAGTGCGTAAAATAAACAAAACTTCTATTCAAAACATACAAAATTATTTGCTAAAAAATCTATAATATAATTATTCTAATTGATCCTTTGGCATTGGGTGTCCATGTAAAGGAATGATGTTTTTAGGGGTGTATAATATTGGTTTTTTCACGTTGTTCTTCTCATATTTACCGGAATCAACTGCTTTTTGTGTATATAATACACCTCCCCAATTTGAATCCATTGGATTATCGCTTGTTGCCGTTTTTTCAGTGGAATAATGCACGTCATCAATATTTGTATATCTTCCTACATATAGTCCTTGTGGATCAAACCCTGGATAATTACCTTTATTGTATGGTGGATTATCACGACTTGCATCTCCTACTTTTATAATATCATTTGAACCTGGATATAATGTGGTTTGTTCTGGAACCCCGCCTTCTAATTCAAATGGACTTGGTCGCATTCTATAGACTTCTTCACCTTGGGTATTCACTTCGTTTTGTAAAAATAATACCGGGCAACGAAATCCTTTTTTACGTTGTATTTCTAAATAATTGATATATTCGTCTAAATTATAAAAAGGTAGGGGATTTACTCCTTCTACTTCTGGGGCTTGACTATTGTATAAAAGCAATACGTTATCTTTTTTCAACAATATATTTGGACATGATGATGATATAGTATTTGTATTTGTTTCTAGGTTCTCTGTTATTTTCAATGATTTCAATATTCCATTAGTTGAATATACATAAATTCCTGCTAAAAATACTATTATTAAAAATATTATAAACATTGGTTTTTTCATATTGTTTTTTAGAATATATATATTACTGGGAATTTTCTTTTCCAAATAAATTATATATCATGCGTAAAACCAAGAATTATAAAAATAAAATTCACAGAAGAAAAATCAATAAAACTTTAAAACACAAACCAACTAAACACGGTAAAACTATTGTTGGCAAAATTTATGCAGGTTGGTGCGGGCATTGTCAAATGCTTGAAACTCCATGGAATCAAATGAAAGCTAATTTAGGGAAAAAAGGCGGTTCGTTTGAATTTGCCGAGATTGAACAAAAAAATGAACCCATTGGACTACAAAAAATAAACGAGACATATTTGAAAAAATCACCTGCTAAATTATCACTGCAAGGTGGTTATCCTACTTTGTTCAAAATTAAAAAAGGCGTTTTATCTTATTTTAATGGTAATAGAACATTAGAAGATATGACAAAATGGTATTCACAATAATGGCTCTAATGGAATAAATATATATTTGTACAATATATATGTTTGGATTCAAAAATAAATCTTTCAATGATTTCTTAATTTTTTTAATATTATTTTTCACCTTCTTGATTTTTAGTTTTTTAATTGGTTACGAGTCTGGCATATATAATGATTATTTTGGAAAAACAGGAACGATGGTTATTATTGTAGATATTATTTCTACACTTTTCTTATCATGTATAATTACTTTAATTTTTTTTAACTATAATAATAACTTCATAATTACTTTTATAAATGTATTAATATGTATGTTGATAGGTAAGTTAGTTTATTGGAAAATTCAGAATAACTAATTGTATTAAATATATATTTGTATAATATACATGTTTGGATTGGAAAAATATAAATATTATTTTGGAAAACCAGGTGAGGGTTTACATAGATATCGTTTTTTAGATTTTGCTATTGTAGATGTAGTTGCGACGATTGTTGTTGCATATATTATTCATCTTTTATTGACATTGTTTGGATTTACAGTCAATTTTTGGATTTTATTAACATGTATCTTTATTTTAGGCATTTTTCTACATCGTTTATTCGGTGTTCGCACTACAATTGATAAAATGTTGTTCAAAAATGTAACAAATTAGGTTATTTAATAAAAAATTGATTAAAAAAAGTTAATAAACACATTTCAGTATTATAATCAAATCAATCATGGCAACCAAAATTGTGAAAAAACCAGGTATATTAAAATCATTCCGTTTACTTGATTTCAATATATATGATGAAACTTCAGACAAAGAACATTCGGATAGTGAGGGTAGTGGAAATGGAAGAAAGAAACAAGACGCTTCTAAATTCATCATTCAAATGTTCGGTGTAAATGAAACCGGTGAGACTTGCTGTTTATATGTAAATAATTATAACCCATTCTTCTTCATCAAAGTTGGTGATAATTGGAACCAAGGAAATGCAAACCTTCTTTTGAATGAAATCAAACGAAAAATTGGCGGTTATTATGAAGATTCTATTATATCCGCTAAAATCGTAGATTACCATAAACTATATGGTTTCTCTGCTGGTAAAAAATATAAATTTGTTCAAATTATTTTCAAAAATACAACTACAATGAATAAAGTCAAAAATTTATGGTATGATTATAGTGGCGAACATCGCAAATTCAAAAATTTTGAATTCCAAGGGGTTCCACTTGAACTATATGAAAGTAATATACCACCGTTATTACGTTATTTTCATATACATAATATTAGTCCTTCTGGATGGGTCGCTGTTCCTATCAATAAAGTTTCAAAATGTTCTATTAAAACTACTACTTGCAACTATGAATATAGTTGTTTATCTGAACATATACGCCCTTTGAATGAGAAAGAAACACGCGTTCCCTATAAAATATGTAGTTTTGATATTGAAGCGAGTAGTAGTCACGGGGATTTTCCACTTCCTAAAAAAACATACAAACGATTAGCTTCCAATATGGTGGATATATTCAATATGCAATTTGAATCCCAGAATTTAGACGTCAAAAAAAGCCAAACCCTTTGCAAAAAAATTATTATGAGTGCATTTGGATATGATAAATTTGATGATGTAGATTTAGTGTATCCAAAAATAGCACCCTCCAAAGACAGATTGACTAAACTCATCCAATCTTTTATTGAAACCCCTATTACCGATGCTAAAAAAATGACAGATGAACATCAAGATGCATATACTGTTCAATATTTATTTGAACAAATGAAAGAAGACAATGAGTATGGTGGCTCCGGAGGCGCTGATAGTGATCACGATGAAGGGAATGAAGTGGAAGAAACCCCATCTTATTATAAAAATAAAAATTTCAAAAAGAAGGCAAAAAAAGTGCAAAGAGAAAGTACGATTGTAGATATTTTGATGAGCGACGATTATAGTCGTGATGAAAAAATACATTATATTGATAATATGTTTGGTGGATTGCAATTCCCTGCATTAGAAGGTGATAAAGTAACTTTTATTGGCAGCACATTTATGCGTTATGGCGAACCCGAACCTTATTTCAATCATTGTCTAGTATTAGGTAGTTGTGATGACATCAATGGAGTTACCGTTCATAGTGTAGAATCGGAAAAAGATTTATTATTAGAGTGGTCAAATTTAATTCAAAAAGAAAATCCAGATATTATTATCGGATATAACATTTTCGGTTTTGATTATGAGTTTATGTTTCGTCGCGCAGAAGAAAATCATTGCGCAGAAGACTTTCTATTATTATCGCGAAAAAACGGTGATTTATGTGCTAAACAAAATAAAGATACTTTAAAATTATCCATTGAAAATACCAAAATTCAATTAGCAACTGGCGAATATGATTTGCGATATTTTAAAATGGCAGGGCGATTGCAAATAGATATGTATACTTATTTTCGCAGAGATTTTAATCTACCATCGTATAAATTAGATGATGTTGCTGGTCAATTTATTAGTGATGATGTAAAACGAATTGAATGTGTTACAGACCCCGTTTTCGGAGAAATCACCGAACTATATAGTCAAAATTTGTCAGGGTTGCATATAGATGATTTTATTCATATTGAACTTACCAGTTTTACATCGGATTATTATAAAAATGGCAAAAAATTCAAAGTGATTGATATTGTTAAAAATCGTGAAGTAACCGAAATGGTAAAAGGAGTTGAGAAAACAAACAAATACAATGTTATACGCATATCGGGCCATCATGAGATTGACCGTTCTAAATCAATCAAATGGGGTATGGCAAAAGATGATGTCACTCCACAGGATATTTTCCGTTTAGCAAATGGTAGTTCGGTGGACCGAGCTATCGTTGCGAAATACTGTATTCAAGATTGTAACCTTGTCCATCATTTGATGAATAAAATAGATGTAATCACTGGATATGTAGAAATGTCACGTATATGCAGTGTTCCTATCAGTTTCTTAATATTCCGTGGTCAAGGTATTAAATTGACCAGTTATGTTGCCAAAAAATGCCGTGAAAAAGATACTTTGATGCCCGATTTGGAAAAATCCGGAGGAGGGGACGGTTATGAAGGTGCTATTGTATTACCTCCAAAATGTTCTATGTATATGGATAATCCAGTTGCATGTGTTGATTATTCATCATTATATCCATCGTCTATGATTAGTCAGAATTTATCTCACGATAGCAAGGTATGGACGCGTGAATATGATTTGCGGGGTAATCTGTTACGCGAAACCGGTGAGAAAGATAAAAACGGAAATTATTTATATGACAATTTACCTGGATATGAATATATTAATCTGGAATTTGATACATACAAATATATATCACCAAAAGAAGGTGCTCGTGCAATCAAAACAAAATGTGGTAAAATGATTTGCAGATGGGCTCAATTCCCCGATAATAAAAAGGGTATTATGCCATCCATTTTAGAGGAACTTTTATATGCCCGTTCAAGCACACGAAAATTAATTAAAACCGAAAAAGACCCTTTTATGCAGAATATTTTGGATAAACGCCAGCTCGGTTATAAAGTAACTGCGAACTCATTATATGGACAATGTGGGGCTAGAACTTCTACGTTTTATGAAAAGGACGTTGCTGCGTCTACGACTGCAACTGGACGTATGATGATCATTTATGCAAAACGAATTATTGAAGAAGTTTATGGAGACCGTGTCTATGAAACTGCTGTCCATGGTCCTGTAAAATGCAATGCAGAATACGTTTATGGAGATAGTGTTGCGAATTATACACCTGTTTATGTAAAAGTTCATGATAAAATAATTATTTGCACAATAGAAGAATTAGCCGAAAAATATGGAAAAGGTATTTGGGGTACATGTAAAGAAGAAGGTAAGCAAGAAAAAGAATTTTGCGAATTATATGATGTAGAAACATGGACTGAAAGCGGATGGACTAAATTATATAGAGTCATTCGTCACGTTTTAGCGCCACATAAAAAAATGATAAGAATTTCTACGGATCAAGGTTTAGTAGATGTTACAGATGACCATTCATTACTAGATACATTTGCTAACTCTATTACTCCTAACGATGTTTCTGTCGGAACTCCTCTTCTACATAATCCTTTGAAAGATATTTGTATTGATAATCCATATATACGAAATAAATCTATTTACATTTATCATTGTCAAGATGTTATTACCGCAGCAAAATATATCAATTATCTGAATAGTATAAATCGTTTTGAATATCATATTACAGCAGGAGAAGATAATTCAGTTATCGTAACACTTGATTTATTGAAAAAAAGTAGTGCGAATATTAAAAAAATGCAAGAAATAGAATACAGTGGATTCGTCTACGATTTGACAACAGATAACCACCATTTCGCAGCAGGCGTTGGTAATATGATTGTTCATAATACGGATTCAGTATTCTTCACATTTAATTTGCAAAATCCAGAAACTGGTGAAAAAATTCGTGGTAAACCCGCACTAGAAATGACAATTGAGATCGCACAAGACGCTGCGCAATTATGCACTCAATGGTTGAAACCGCCAATGGAGTTGTCTTATGAAAAAACGTTGATGCCGTTCATACTCCTTTCTAAAAAGAGATATGTTGGTATGTTGTATGAAGAAGATGCAAACAAAGGAAAACTCAAATATATGGGTCTTTCATTGAAACGCCGCGATTCTTGTGATTATTTGAAAGATACCTATGGTGGAATTCTCAATATTCTTATGAAAGAAAACAATATTAAACCCGCTATTGATTTCTTGGAAAAATCGTTGAATGATTTGATAAAAGGCAATGTATCTATGGATAAACTCATGCTTACAAAAGCGCTTCGCAGTGATTACAAAAATCCACAACAAATTGCACACCGTGTATTGGCCGACCGTATTGGACAGAGGGACCCAGGAAATAAACCGAAACCCGGTGATAGAATTCGGTTTGTTCATATTGTGAACGATCTTAAAAAAGCATTACAAGGTGAAAAAATAGAGACCCCCGAATTTATTATAGCAAATAATTTAAAAATAGATTACATATTTTATATTACAAACCAATTGATGAAACCTCTGCAACAACTTCTAGGATTGGCTCTTGAACAAATATGGACATATCAAAATAAACATGGTATGATAAAAACATTCAAAAAAGATATGGTTCAAATGGAAAAAGAATATGACAATTTAGAAATATTGATGAAAAAACGCGAAAAATATTGCTCTGCAAAAATAAAAGTATTATTGTTTGATAAAGTATTAAACCAAATTAATAATGATAAAAATAATATACAAGAAATCACGAATTTCTTCACAAAAAGAAAATAGTGATTGTAAGGGTGTTGATATTTTTTTCTAAATTTGATTTGGAATATTATATGACATGTCTTCAATATAAATAGGTATATCAATTGTAAATAATGTTGGTACATCATTTTCTGGTAGATGATTTTGAAGTTGACGCATAATACTATTTATTCTATTATGTATAATATTTCGTGTGTTTACTATATTTCTGCTACTATCTAGCATCTCACTGTATTCTGACGCCGACTCTCTATCTGGTAATTGTGAATTAGATGACGGTTGATATGTTCTTATATCATATCTACATACTGGACATTTTATATTTCGTTGAAACCATTGCATTAATCCCGCTGATTTAAATATATGTCCACAATGTATTATTTTACATACATTTTCTCCAACTATAAAATTTTCTAATGTGATTGGACATCTTTCTTCTGACATTTCTTCATTGTATTCAACAATTTGAATTGCATTATTAATTTGTTGTTGTCTAATACGATTTGATAGAGGTCGTCGCGGTGTAGATAATTGTGGTATTTCATATGCAATATTTGTAAAATCATAATGTGGAATATTCCATGCTCTACTTGTATTTCGTGCATTTGTTCTGCTAAAAACAGGAGGAGGGGTTTGGGTATTTTGACGTATATTGTTTCGTCTATGACTATATACTATATTTTGTTGATATATCGTTGTTCTCAACGTTTGTATTAAATCTCTCATGTTCTCTTGGAATATATTTATTTGAGAACAATATTGATTTATCAAATTATTCAGTGTATTTAATTGCAATGTATGCAAAATCGTTGTATCATTTGCAGATTCTTGATTGTTTCTAGGTGAATCATCTTGCGAATACACATAGTTCATTATATTATCAAAAATATTTGATAATTCACTTTCTAAAATATTTGACAAATTATCATTATTGTTATCCATAATATCTATCGTATATAGATATACCATTATATTGTTTATTATAAATATAATGATTTGCTACTTATATAAAAAGACAATATTTTTATTTTTTTGATTATACAAAGCATATTGCATTTAATGAATATACTATTTATATTATTTTGAATAGGTCAGTAAGGACCCTCAAAAAAAGGCAATTCTAGATTCATTCGCGGTTTTCGATTTTGGACATTTTTGGAAAAAAGAAAAATGTCCATTTTTGAAAAATGGAAAATAAATTTTGCAAAAAAACGTGCATAAATCATAATGGTGTAAATACCAATATTTTAATTCAACTTTTGTCTGCATAATTTTTTTCATGATTTTTTTGGCGTTTTTTCGGTTATCATTCAATGGTAATCCGAAAAGCGCATTTTTTCTATTCAAATAATTTAATTTATATTATAGCATTCATTATAATATAAATACCAAAAATATCATGCAATAAAAATGACTGTGTTTGCCCCAATGGTAACATTTCTGCCCGAAATGATAAAATTTATTCAAAAATGAAAAAGTAGTATTGCTGCATATTTCAAGTGGGGAAATTACTGTAATAATTCCATACCTGAATATTCGCTCATCATTCTTTTACTACTACTTTCCACAAGCAATCCATTTGCATAAACGCCATAATTGGCGCGAATATGTTCATGTTCTAATGCAAAATGCCATACAGTAAATAATCCTTCTTCTTCGTATGGTTCTGCACGTTCATCTACACATGCCATTAAACGGTATCTTTTTTCAGTTACATATATTTTTCCCATTAATTCTTCTAAATCGGCACGTTCTTTATCAGTAATAGTGTATACTAATATAGAATGGCACCCTGTAATTATTAAATCTTCGGTCAGTTCTGGATATTTTTCTTTTCTACAACGATACAACCGATTCTTACCTCGTAATTTATCACCCGAGTTATACATTTTTGTGCTTCCTATCATAGATATTGGTTGATATCCACTGAAAAGAGTTTTCACTAGAACACCATTTCGTAAATCTTCAATAGGAATATATTTTTCTGTATTTTTCTCTTGGTCCAAACACAATATGTTGGTGCCTTCTTTGAAACACATCACATTAGATGTCCATACTGGATATAAATATAAATTACCAGGAAGACCATCAAATTGCGCACCAGGTGAATAATTGACTAACGTATAACTATTTTGATATCCTTGTTTTCCTGCCCAACCGGATAATGTGGCACCTGGCGGTGCTTGATATAATTGTAAAAAATAAGGGTCATCTCTTACAAATAATGTATATATGCCATCAATACCAATACCTTCATATAGACCTGTATTATTTGGAATATCATCATCAGGCACGGATGAATTCAATGCTGTGATATCTGCGTAATAATATAACACAGGTGGAACACCGACTGGAAACCCGGTTTCACTCATTGGTCCAATTAATAAACGGGGTTCATTTCCCGTATTTTCGGTAGAATGTTCTAGTCCTTTTTGGAATTTGAATGCGCGATTTTTTTGAATTTCGTATGTATTATTATTGATTATTAGAGAACCATTCGCATCGGATACATATACTAACATGGTTTCATTGAATGCATCTTCGCCGCTATCTACATGGCTAGACATATCATTATTTATCCACATCATTGGAATATCTAAATTGGAAACACATAATCCTAAATTCTGTAATTTAGTTTTCATATTTTCAGGTAAATCAATTGAGAACCTGATTTTATGATTTGTTTCGCTCAATAGTTCTCGTTTACTTACCACAATATCATTTTGAATAATCCAATCCAATTCATCATTGGAAAATAAGCCGTCAAAGAATTGAATGTTCTCCATATATACATTTTATAGAGATTATTCTATATGTATTTTTGCATTTTCTTTTTACTATTCAAAAAATAAATAATCTACAAAAACAATTTAGGCGTTTTTTCTGTTATCATTTTATAATATAAATTGATAATGAAAAAAGCGCAAAAAAACGCCAATAATTTTGTATGTGAAAATTGTAACTTTAAATGCAGCAAACCATATGATTATAAACGACATTTATCTACTCAAAAACATATAATGATAACAACGGGTACAAAAAAAAGCGAAGAACCTATTGATAAATTTGCATGTGATTGTGGTCGTGTATATCAATATCGTTCGGGATTATGTCGGCATAAACAAAGTTGTTCGTATAAAATGCCAAATGAAATCCTCAATGACGAAAATAATAGTTTGATAGAATATAATTCAAATGCAGAATCAAATTTGACAAAAGTAATATTGGAATTACTTCGTGAGAACAAAGATTTTAAAAACATGTTGATTGAGCAACATAAAACGATGATAGAAATTGCGCAGAAAACGTCCATCACGAATAATTCTAATAATACAAATTCTAATAATAAACAATTCAATTTGAATTTCTTTTTGAATGAACAGTGTAAAAATGCCATCAATTTATCTGAATTTGTTGAGAACGTGAAATTAAGTTTGACTGAATTGGAGAACGTTGCTGACATGGGATATGTGGATGGTGTAACTCAGATTTTTATGAATGGATTGAAAGACATGGATATTTATACAAGACCGCTTCATTGCACTGATATAAAACGTGAAATTATGCATGTTCGCGAGAACAATACATGGATAAAAGACACTCCTGACCAAGCGAAAATCAAATCTGCAATACGACGAATTGCGTTTCGTAATATACAACAAATAAGTGAATGGAATAAATTGCATCCTGAATCCCAGATATTAGATACTGCAGAATATAACCGGGCTTTTCAAATTATGAAAGAATCGCTTGGAGATACGTGTCCAGGTGGTGTTGAGAAAAACAATGAAAAGGTATTAAAGAACGTAATGAAAGCGGTTTATATAGACAAACAAGATTTGGTAATTCAACCTAGCAGCGAAACTATATAAAATGATTGTATCATTTAGAGAAACGCGTATTTTAAATCCCGACTTTATTACACCTTTGCACATTTCAAACGCCGTTTTTTTGATTTTTTATTATTGACATTCTTTGCTATATAATTTTTTCGTTTAGTATTATTTTTACCACCAATTTTTTGTATTGATGTTTTAAAATTTTTTATTTCTTTGTTTTCGTCATGAGGAAAGTTGAATACGGTTTCTTCAATTTCATCCATAGGAATTTTCTTTTGTTGAATTAATTCCTTACAAAGTCCATGTAAGGTTCCAACCCTTGCTTCATTTGAAGCTATACTAATTTCTTTTATTACTTTTTCCATTTCTGAAAATGAGTTTCTACAATTTTCTAAATTATTTATACATTCGTTGATATAATCCTTTTCTTTGTTAATTTCAATTGTTTTTGTTTCAAGTATTTTACTAGTTCTGTCATAATTTTTTCTTAACCATTCTAGGTTTTTACATACATATCCAGAATGTATCCCTTTCATTTTTTCCAAAGTAGTAGTAATTACTTTTTTATACTTTGATATATCTTGTAGAATAGTAACGCTCATTATATATATATATATATACATATATAATTTGAATTGAATTGAATATTTTGTTATAATGAACATTATAATTGATATAATGGTACCAAAAAGTAAGCAGATAATAAACCCATTATTTAGAATTTAGTCAATCCTTCCGTAGGAAGGAAGTTCTCGTATTTTTTTGCTAATAAAGTCGGGATTTAAAATACGCGTTGCTCTAATTTAGCATTTTTATTATTCGTTCATAACAATATATATATAATCTTTATGTAAAATATATATGGAACAAGTTTTTACAAACGTCTATGAAAACAAAATTTGGGGCAATAATAATATTGATGAATATAATGGTAGTAGTGGACCTGGTAGTGACATAGATTATAATAAAGACACTTATGTGCCTTTTTTAAAAAAATTTATCATTGATAATAATATTAAAAGTATTGTTGATTTAGGATGTGGAGATTTTAAATGTGGTAAATTGATATACGATGACATAGACATTTTGTATGTGGGGTATGATGCATATATAAAGGTAATAGAATATAACTCAACACAACACTCATTGCCAAAATATTCTTTTACGCATTTAGATTTTTGTAACAATAAAGAAAGTATTGTAAATGGAGATATGTGTATATTGAAAGATGTCATACAGCATTGGGCATTGAACGATATTTACACATTTTTAGATTATTTAGTTGAGAACAAAAAATTTAGATATATTTTAATATGTAATTGTTGTTATCAAGATGCAGATGCTACAGATATTCAAAATGGCGATTTTAGGTCATTAAATTGTGATTATCTTCCATTAAAAAAATATAACCCAATAAAATTATACAATTATCATTCAAAAGAAGTTTCCGTCATAGAAGTAAAATAGATATATCATGCATATACAAATAAAATAATTGTATTTTTTGATAGTCAGTAAGGACCCTCAAAAAAAGGCAATTCTAGATTCATTCGCGGTTTTCGATTTTGGACATTTTTGAAAAAATAAAAATGTCCATTTTCAAAAAATGGAAAATAAAATTTACAAAAAACGTGCATAGACCATGATGATGTAAATACCAATATTTTAACGCAAAAAGTGGCTGCATAATTTTTTTGGACGATTTTTCGGCGCTTTTCCGGTTATCATCCAATGATAATCCGAAACGCGTCATTTTTCCATTCAAATAATTTAATTTATATTATAACTTCATATATACTATAAATACCAAATATATAAATAACAAAAATTGGCTGCATTTGCCCCAATGGTAACATTTCTGCCCGAAATGGTAACTTTTACCAAAAACTGATTTTAAACATATGCAGCGATTATGATGTGTCACCATTATTTTGTTTATTATTTTTTCGCATTTGTAAAAAATTGATTATTAAAAAATAATATAATGATAAAACAATAATAGTATTATAGATAAAATGACGTCAGTTTGCGCAATTTGTGATGATAAGTTGAATCAAACTGTAAGAAAACCCGTATGTTGCCCATATTGTGAATTTACCGCTTGTCGCACATGTTGCGAAACATATATACTTGGCGAAACTACAAGTAAATGCATGAATCCTCCATGTAATCGTGAATGGACACGTCAATTCATTGCTAAATCATTTACTGGTGTATTTGTTACCAAAAAATTAAAAAAAAAGCGTGAAGAAATTTTATTTGATATTGAACGTTCATTGTTACCTGCTACTCAACCAAGGGTGGAATACTTAATTAAACATGAAAAACTTAGCAAGGAATACAATGAAGCATGGAGAAATGTATGGGACCAAGTATGGGGGTTGAAATACAAACAAAAATCTCTAAAAAATGCAATGAAAGTCAGACGTACTCGGGTATCCGAGAATCAGTGGGAAGTAAATAATATTGCCACTATCAAAAAAGAATATGATGAAGTGAGTAAACAACTCGAAGATTTGGATGATAAAAGAAATGAACTTTCAGACAAATATACGGACGATTGTCGTAGATTACGGGAAGAATACAATTTGAATCAGCCTAATAATTCAAGGGATAATGAACCGCAACAAAGACGAGAATTTATTCGCGCATGCCCAGACAATGATTGTCGTGGATTTCTTAGCACTCAATGGAAATGTGGATTATGTGAAAAATGGTCTTGTCCGGAATGTCATGAGATAAAAGGACCTACTCGTGACACTGAACATACTTGTAATCCGGATATACTTGCAAGTGCCCGTTTGTTATCAATCGATACAAGACCTTGTCCTAGTTGTGGAGCCGGAATTTTTAAAATTTACGGTTGCGACCATATGTGGTGCACACAGTGTCGCAAAGGATTCAATTGGCGAACAGGAAGAATTGAAGCAGATGGACATAACCCGCATTATTTTGAATGGCTTCGGCGAAATGGAAATTATGTTCCTGATAATGATTATAATATACAAAATATACAACAAAATATTCCATGCCAACACCAACGTCTAAATGATAGGTTATTTACAAGAATACATAATTTACTTGTAGACAAACATAGAGACAATCCAATGTCAATCAGTTGCGATGAATTTATAGGTGACTTATTTCACAACGTGGTGCATATTAATAACGTTATTGCGCCTAGATATCCAGTGAATAATTATCGTCAAGACAGAAATCAAGATTTACGTATCCAATATATGCGTAACAAGATTACGGAAGACGAGTTTAAAATAACACTTCAACGTGATGAAAAAAAATATGAAAAAAACAGGGAATTACGCAATGTATTTGAGTTATTGGAAACAGCAGTAACTGATATTATTCTTCGTTTTGTTGAACACTTGGATCAATGTGAACCTGGACAATGGGAAAACAAAATAATAAAAGAAATTGAACAGATTGTCAGTTATGCAAATGAATGCTTCCTTGATATTAGTAAAACATATAATTCAAAATGTATTATATTTACAAATTATTTACGTGAAATATAAAAATGAATGTTGTTATGATGTATATACAAATAAAATAATTGTATTTTTGAATGGTCAGTAAGGACCACTGAAAAAAGCCGTTTTAAGATTCTTCGGCCGTTTTCGATTTTGGACATTTTTGAAAAAATAAAAATGTCCATTTTTCAAAAATGGAAAATAAATTTTGCAAAAAAACGTGCATAAAGCATAATGCTGTAAATACGAAAAAAATGAAGCAAAAAATGACTGCATAAAATTTTTCATGATTTTTTTTGCCCTAAAGTTGTTATCATTGAATGATAAAAAAATGATAAAAAATGATAACATTTTTAAGGGCATAAAAACTTTCCAAAATAATAAATACGATATTTATATTATATATAATATACAATCAGAAAAAATAATCGCAATAAATTCGCAGCAAGATAACAAATGGTAACATTTTGCCCCAAAAAGCGCCAATTACCATATTGGTAACATTTTTAAAAAACAATCCTAAAAAATGGAAAAATATGCAGTCAAAAAAGGCGCTAAAAAGCGCCAACAAATATAAATCAGCAAAAACAAGATAAAGAAAATGGCCTACTATAAAATAATAGTAAAAAATAATGGATTTAACAAAATATCATGGCAGAGGGTATACCGGGTTAGCAAATTTGGGGAACACATGTTTTTTAAATTCATGTATGCAAGTATTGAATCATACATACGAATTAAATGAATTTTTAGATTCAACCCAATGTAAACACAATATCAAGTCAAAAATAATAGATTCAGTATTATTGAATGAATGGAATGAATTGCGTAATATAATGTGGGCAAACAATGGAATAATATCACCAAATAAATTCGTATATAATGTGCAAGAACTAGCAAAAAAGAAGGGCAGAGAACTTTTTACAGGATGGGCACAAAACGACATTACCGAATTTCTACTTTTTTTGATAGAATCCATGCATAACAGTATATCGCGAAGTATAATTCTGAAAATACGAGGAACCCGGAAAAATAAAATAGATGATTTAGCGATAAAATGCTATACAATGTTGAAAGAAATATATGAAAAAGAATATTCAGAAATAATGGATATGTTTTATGGAATATGTGTATCACAATTACTATCATTGGATGGAAAAACAACGCATGCTTTAAAACCCGAACATTTTTTCATATTAGATTTACCTATTCCAGAGAATCGCGGAGAACAAACGTTGTATGGATGTTTAGATGCATTTGTATCCCCCGAAATACTAGAAGGAGAAAATGCATGGATGAATGAAAAAACGGGCACAAAAGAAGATATTCAAAAACGAATAGTGTTTTGGAATTTACCGAAAATTTTGATAGTAACATTCAAACGATTTTCGGGAGATGGACGACGAAAAATACAAAGTTGCATAGATTTCCCATTGGAAAATTTAGACATGTCAAAATATATAGCAGGATATAATTCAAAAAAATATGTATATAATTTGTTTGGTATATGTAATCATTCAGGAGGAGTTTTAGGCGGACACTATACATCATTTGTTAAAAATTCACAAAATGAATGGATACATTATAATGATACAAATGTAGAAATGATAAAAACTACACAAAAGTTAATAACCCCAATGGCATATTGTTTATTTTATAGAAAAAAATAGATTGGTATAATATATTATATGTCTGAAAAAACAGATTTTAAAAACACAGATGAAAATTCTGAAAATAAAATAAATAAAAGTGAGAACTTGGAAAATAAAGATGAAAAAAAAATAGAAAATGTAAATTTGGATTCAGTATTTAGTAAATCCAATTTAATATTTTTGGCATGGTTTTTAGCAATATATTTTATAATATTTTTTATTTTGAAATTATTTTTAAAAGATGATTCAGGTTCTTTTATCGGTTATACATTTGATTTAATAATGCTAGTATTATTAATTATAATACTTTTAGTATGGTATTATTCAACTAACGCAAATGATAGAGATGAAATGGTAAGCTCATCATTGAATGGAATAATAGATTTTTTGAATAAAAAATGGTCAATAATTATAGTGTTTGTATTTGTAGTATTTTTGTATATTTTTGGATATTTACTAGGTATACCGATGGATTCGTCCAAGCCAATATCATTTAGTATATTGGAGGCAGTGGCATGGGGATTATTAATAATTACAGTGTTTGTGCAATTTTTCAAATATATTTTTGACTTCTCATTATTAGATGAAATTAGTAAATTATGGAAAAAAAAAGACGAAGATAAAAAAACCGAAAAAGGTAAAACTGAAGAAAAAAAAGAACCAACCACAGTAGATGAAGTATTCAATATTTCAAATAATTTATACACATATGATGATGCACAATCCATATGCACTTCATATGGCGCACGTTTAGCAACTTATGATGAAGTAGAAAATGCATACAATAAAGGAGCAGAATGGTGTAATTATGGATGGTCGGATGGTCAAATGATATTTTTCCCAACACAAAAGTCAACATGGGATAAATTACAAAAAACAACAGATCATAAAAATGATTGTGGTCGGCCAGGAGTAAATGGAGGATATATTGGAAATCCGTATGTAAAATTTGGCGTAAATTGTTACGGTAAAAAACCGAAAGCAAGTAATACTGATTTGAATAGAATGAATGCAATGAAGAATTACACGTATCCAAAAAATGAAAAAGATTTATTATTAGAGAGTAAAGTTAATTTCTGGAAAGATAACGCAGATAAATTATTGAATATAAATTCATTCAATGGTGATAAATGGTCACAATATTAGACATTTTTTATATATTCCATAAATATATAAAAAATTACTTTGATTTTTTGGTAACATTGTGTGACCCGCCATTATTATTTTTTCTTGTAGTATTTTTAGATGACTTGAACGATATTTTATTTATTAAGTTATCAAATAAATCATTATCAATTAAATCAACTATAGATTGTATATTTGTTTTATAATGTTTATTGTATCCACCGGTTAATTTATCAATGTTTTTTGTAACAACTAAACCGGCGGGGATAGACATATTATCAAATTTTGCGTCTAAATCTTCATTGATTGCTAACAAATTTATAGGATATCCACCACTAATAGTATCATTGTTTTCATTATATATATAATTATCCACGAATGAATTTTCAAATTGCATATATAATGTGTATTTATTTTTTATTTGTGATATGTTCTCCGAATATCAATTGACGATTTGATTTCCCGATTCTTTTTGAGAAAATCTATAATGTAATCAACTTGTGACTTGTCTGTTAATATTTTGGCTAAAGATTCTTCAATATATGTAAAAGTAAGCGGCGAATAGTCCTTTTTTTCATACATTTTAAGTTCTCCATCACTAATCTCAATTTTAGTGTTTGTCATATTTTTATTTTGTATATAATCACAAATATCATTTGTAATTTTATTTTTATTTTCTCGTATTTCTTTTGTTTTTTCATGAATAACTTTCAATTGTTTATCTAATATAACCCATTTCTGAATGTTCTCAACAAACTGCTTTTTAGGTTCAATTGCGACGTTATTTTCTTTTTCACTATACATTATATTTTTATATAATGTATATATTTTTATTTATAAATGTATGACAATCCGATTAACGTCTTCTTTTGTTGGAAAAACGTCTTCTGCGACTAGATGAACGTCTCTTGAATATACGATTTGAAAAACTTTTTCTTCGTTTGAATGCAGAATTTGCCATAAGTAAAACAGCAGGAACGGCAACTTCTTGTAGAACACCTCCTCCGGTTAATGGTGTAGATGTTAATGGAACCGCGCCTCCTCCAGTTAATGGTGTAGATGTTAATGGAACCGCAGCTCCTCCTTTAACTGGTGCAATAGGGGTTTCAATAGTAGCAGGAGTAAGTGCAACAAGAGCACCACCTTTGGTTTCAATAACAGGAGGGGTATTTAAATCTCTCATTGCAATTACGTTAGTTCCAGGGACAGCGGTTTGTTGTCCAATACCACCTACAACGCTACTTACGTATTGAGAAGCATCCCCTCCTTTATGTTGTCTTTGTTTTCTTTGAGATCTTCTAAATTGTTTAGATTTAGACATTTTGCTATATATATATATCAAAGAAAATTATTCATCATATATTTTGGAGTTTTTTTTAAGTAATTTAAGAATTAAGAATAAATTGGCTAAAACAAAAAATATGAGAAAAACGTTGTATAAACAAATGAACCATAAATAAATATAAATTTCATTATAAATAATATTAACAATTGGTTTAATAATTTCTTTTACATCTTTTTTAATATCTTCATTTTTAAAAAATTCAATGCACGTTTCGCGAATATTTTTCATAATCAGATATCTATTTAATTAGAACGAATAAATAATAAAAAATATTTAAACGTAAAATTCGTATTATAAAAATAACAAATATCACATAGTAAATTATTACATGGACGGAATATATGAAACAGATGAAAATTTTGATTTTGAAAAACTTATGTTATTGAAACCAACACAAGTTTCCGGTGGGAATTATTTCATAAAATTTCGTATGAATAACAATCCATTGTATGTACAACCTCCTAAATGTAAAACAAAAGATAGTATTGTGAAAGCAGGAAAAAAAATATATTGTGATTTGATGTTTACAAATGAGAATGAAAAATTCATACAGTGGATGGAGAATTTAGAAAACTATTGTCAAAAGTGTATTTATAATAATCGTGAACAATGGTTTGAAACCGAATTAGATAATCATGATATAGAGAACTCATTTGTATCCCCATTCAAATTATACAGATCAGGTAAGTATTATCTGGTAAGAACGACTATTCCAAATATTTTAGGAAAAAGTTCTTTAAAAATATATGATGAATATGAGAATGAGGTAGATTTTGAAAATTTGAAAGAAAATAATGATATTATGACCATTTTAGAAATACAAGGTATAAAATGTTCTGCACGAAGTTTTCAAATTGATATTGAAGTTAAACAAATGTTGTTACTAAAACCCAGTAATATATTTGAAAAATGTGTTATTAAACATTCAAATGATAATAAAGCGAATTCTAAAATAAATGATTCTGAAAAAAATAATAAAGTGTCAAAAGAAATAAATACAATTGATGTGTCTGCAATTGAAAATAGTTTAGGAGATAATAATACTGTGGAAGAATTGAATGAATTGGTGGAATCGGATGAATCGGATGAATCGGATTATTTAGAAAAAGTGGATGGAATAAACGGAGAAAAAGATTTAGAAAAAGTGGATGAAACAAATGAAAAAAAGGATTTAGAAAAAGTGGATGAAATAAAAGATATTTGTGAAGTAGAATTAAATTTAGACGAAATTGAACCAACTGAAACGGTTCAATTAAAAAATAGAAATGACGTGTATTATAAAATGTATAAAGAAGCAAGACAAAAAGCCAAGGATGCGAGAGATTTAGCACTTTCTTCATTTTTAGAAGCAAAACGTATAAAAAATACATATATGTTGGAAGATATTGATAGTGATAGTGATTTAGATGAAGAAAGTATATATGTTGAAGAACAATAATATGAAATTTTTATTCAAAAATAATTTAGGACTATTCAAGTTGTAGAATATTTAGTAAATTAAAAACAAAAATGTTAAAAATAATTTTATCCACCGTTTATATAAACAGATGTTCAAACTGAATAAAATCGTAAGTAGTTTATCTAAATTTTTAACTATTGATAAAATAGTTTTATTAGTAATTATATTGGTAGCAGTATGGTTACTATATTCTTATTCAAATACTAAAATGAATGTATTGGATGAAATGTCTGATGGAAAAAACGAAGATAAACAACCAACTGTAAAAGAAACATCTGCACAAAACGTAGTCCCTGCACCAGCACTTACTGTAAATGGCGGATACACTGCACAATCAGTTGCTAACCCAACTGATTTATTACCACAAGATAAGAACAGTGAATGGGCTGCTCTCAATCCAGTTGCAATGAACCAAGGTAACGTTGCTATGCCAGATTTATTACAAGCAGGCTATCACATTGGTTTAGACACTATTGGTCAAACTTTACGTAATGCCAATCTTCAATTACGTTCTGACCCAGTTATTAGAAAGGCTGATATTGGACCATGGAATCAAAGTACAATTGAACCAGACCTTGCAAGAGTTCCATTAGAAGTTGGACAAGGACCACAATAAATAATTTATATTAGCAATATTGTTAATATAAATAATAAACAAATATTATATATGCAACATACACATAATAATGGATTCAAACTCATATATGAGAAATCAAATTCAAATTTACCAATAACTTCTATACAATTATTTTGCGATTATGGATCGGTATATGAAAAAGATGGAGTGCGAGGTTCTGCTCATTTTATAGAACATATGTGTTTTAAAGGAACAAAGAAAATTCCAAATGGAAAAGAAATTTTTACGCATTATAATGATATTGGTGCATATTTCAATGCAAATACCGAAAAAAGATATACTCGTTACATTATTGTATGTCAAGATGAATATGTGAATAATTGTATTTATATTTTGTCGGATATGTTGATGAATTCTATTTTTAATAAAAAAGAATTTGAAAAAGAAAGAAAAGTGGTTGTAGAAGAGAACATTCGCAATGAAGATGATGCATCTGATATAATAAGTATTAATCTAAATAAAATATTATATAACGGTTCGTCATATGCGGATGCGATAGATACATTATCATTTCATAATGCAAATACATTGAAATATGAAGATGTAGTTGATATGTATAAAAAATTCTATGTACCAAACAGAATGGTATTAAGTATTGTATCTAACATTCCTTTTGACAAAATAAAAGATACAATGTCGCGAACCTATTTTTATAAAACTCCAAAAATATGCAATTTTGACAATAAATATCAAAAAATAAATACGTTCTCAAATCAAGATAAAATAGAATACAATATTCAAAGTAAACCGGGAATCACTACATTGCATTTAAATATAGGATTCAGAACATGTCCATATAATTCAAATGATAAATACATATTGAATGTAATTTCTAATATAATTGGAGGAAATACTAGTTCTCGTTTATTTACTATGCTAAGAGAAGATAATGGATTGACATATAGTTCAAGATGTTTTACAAATTATTATGAAAATTTAGGGGATTTGACAATAGATATTGAAACCGATTATCGTAAAATATTAAAAGATGGTAATAAAAAAGGTATAATTCCATTAGTAATTGGTATGTTGAATGATTTAATTAAAAAGGGGGTATCTCAAACTGAATTAACATCCACTAAAAATAATTTGAAAGGAAGTATGATATTAGAATTGCAAAATATAGAAACATCAGCATTCCATAACGGATTTGATATGTTAATGGAAAATCATGATATAACACCATATATTGATATATATGAAAAGCATTATTCGTCAATAACTAAAACACAAGTTAATCAGATTTTGAAAAAATATTTAACAAAAAAAAATATGGCAGTATGTATATTATCAGAACGTGTTCCTTCATTGGAAAAAGTAAAACAAGAGTGTGAAAAATTATGTTCAAATTAAAATATAGTGTAAATATAAATATGAAAAAAGAAGATATTTTAGGGTATATTGTAATTGCAGGCGTATTTATTGCATGTGGATATATGTATTATGTTCGCGAAGGCTTTGATTTGAAATGTGTAGTATCAACCGTTGATGGTAATAAGTATTGTGTAAGAGAACGTGAAAAAGTTCAAGAAGCAGCGGATTTACTTGCATCTGTTACCGAAAAATGCAGGAAATTAGTTAAATATTTAGAAAAGAAACATCCTGAAAAAGAAAATGTCAAACGATTAGTAAATGGATTTAATCCAAAGAAAATTATGGAAACGTTACCAACCAGCGGGTATACAGCATATAGTGAGAACAAAGGTGAAAAAGTGGCATTTTGCTTGAATAAAACAAAAGGGGGTAGTGATAATTTGATTGATGAACATACATTAACATTTGTAGCAATTCACGAATTGTCTCACATTGCAACACAATCTATTGGTCATAAAAGTGAATTTTGGGATAATTTCAAATTTTTATTAGAAAATGCAAAAGAAGCGGGAATACATGAACCAATTGATTACAAACAATCTCCACAAAAATATTGCGGAATGACTATACATGATAATCCATATTATGATATTTAGAACCTATATTTTTCGTATAGGTTAGATTCTCTCATCTTGTATAAATTTCGTATTCGTAAAATATTTTATATACACAAATAAAATATTTTTATCGTCTTTTTTTAGATTTATATTTATTCGGGTCACGATAAGCTTTATTTGTCATGATTGTCAACATATTTAAATCCATAATTTTTTGTATTTTTTCAAAATTTTGCTGAGAGATAGGTTTATTTGTATTTTCATTGACGTTTTTGATAATTACATTTTTTTGAAACGTGTGGTCTGGATATTCAGAAGAAGTAGATAATATAGGTAATTGGTATTGAAATCCAGATTTTATTAGTTGATTACATACATTATCATATAGCAATAATAATCCAATATTATGGTTTGAATCGCGCAAACATTTGATAAATGCACTTGTTAATGCTCCACACGACTGATTATTTTCACTGTCATATATATCATTACTGAATTCATCATCTTTGCAACCACTAATCATGAAAATATTAGGATTTGATATTATTTCATGAAAAGGATTCATATTTTTTATAAATGTATCTTCATTGTTCTCAAAACTCCATTGTAAATCACATATAGATCCGCTATTACAACAGTCCATTACTATGATAGTCCTACATTTAGAATTTTTAATAATATTGAAAATTTCATCATCTGTAATAAATCCTTCTTTTTTGTAATCACATGGAACAATTGCTTCATCTTTACCGTCTATTTCATCTTTATTTATATCCATAATACGAGAACCATGGCCACTATAATGAATCCAAAGTTCTTCATAATTAGCAGATTCATTAATAACATTTGTCATATTTGTAATAATATTACTACGTGTAGGTAATAAATCAGATTTGTCATCTCTTAACATAATAATATTTGAAATATTATAATCATATGCATCAATCAACATGTGTTTGATATTAATTATATCATTTATGCATCCATAAAGTCTTGAATCCGGGACATTAATGTAATTACAACCAATTAATAACGCAAATTTCATTATAGTATATAACTATACAAAAATATAACACAAAATAATATATATAATGGATATTTTCAAAATAAATTGTTTGAATAACAATGGAAAAATAGCAAAAATAGTTGTTTTTTCAGGAATGAATAAACCATCCAATAATGATATATTTAGCAATATTGAATTACAGTATATACAACAAGAAAATATAGAAGTTCTCTATTCAAATCAACAAATACATAACGACGATACTATACGAAACATAAAAATAAAAATATTGAAAGAGTTTGAAAACAAATTTTCATACGGAGAATTATGTTTATTTGGAAAAATAAAACATGATATTAGCGCTTTAAAAGTGTTTAGTTCAATTACACAAAATGAACGAATTGGATTTAGCAAAGATTTTATGGGTCAATTTGTAATTAATTTGAATATGGACGAAAGTGATATAAATAAAATAGAAAATAAGAATAATTATTATTACGAGGATTTATTACCATTTGATAAAAACAAATACGAATTAACATTATCACTGGGTAGAAAATTTGCTAAATATCATAATTATTTATATTCAGCAAATCCATATTCAATTATTTCACAAAAATCATTGGTAGCACCAAACACACAAAATGAATTAATGAGTTTTGAGAACACATTATTATTAAATTATGGTAAAATGATAGATAATAATATTTATCTATGTTTTGCAGAAGACGTATTTGAATATGCAAATCAATGTGAATTAGATGAAACATTCATATGTGAAATGTATTTTCCATTATTATATAATGAAGACGTTACAAATAAATCACAATTAATGAAGGAAAAATATAAATTTATTGAAAATGATAAAAAAACAATTAATAAACAAATTTATCAGCTACATGATACGATTGCATTATTCTATGACATTTATAATAATAAGAAAACGGATTTAGTATATCAAGAAAAAGGTGTTAATAAATTTGAAATATTGATTCATACAGAATTGAATGCAAACATTCCATTAGAAATAATATTCAAAAACATCCATGCATCTAAAATCATTCCATTTATTAAATTTAATCCAGGAAGTCTTCGTGAGAACATATATCGTATATATTCGGAAATGGTGTCAAAAAATGGTAAAAAAATACCATATTTGGGCGAAAACATGATAAATCAATTGTCACGTAAAATCGGAAAAGGTCGCCAAATATCATTATATATTGAGAACGAATATAAAGTATCTAATACTACAAAGAAAATTAACATTTATATTAATATTGAAAATGATGGTAGTATTCGTGTATATGGAGATTTGAAAAAACCAGTTTTAAAAGAAGAATTGAATATTATTATTGAAAATTCAGTGAATCCAGTAATCAAAAGTATTAATGCATTTTTAGAACAATCTGGATACAGTATTCGTCTGTTTAAGGATTTGGAAGATAATGATGTAGAAGTAATTAAAATGACATATAGAACTAAAATGAAAATACAAAAGGATATAAATTTGAAAAAATACGAAAATTGTTTATCTAGTATATTCAATATTATTGATACTGATATATCTTCTGGTGCACATTTGTTATTTAAACGTGTTGATAACTACAAGTTAATGGATGAAAAACGTATATTAATTAAAAGAGTATATGATGAAACTAACAATCTATTGACAATCATTAATGAATTGATGCGAACATATGATATGAATAATAACGAAGCACAACAATTAATAAGTGAATATTTTAGTGAAATAACGGATATTCGGGGAAAAATAATTGAAAATCCAGGATTTCCTACATTAATTACAAATGAACCATTAGAAAACAATTTGATAATTGAAATAGATAATATAACATCAATAAATTATTTACCAATATTGAACATGTATATTGATAGTATTTTAAGAATAACCCAGATACCGGAAAGCACTAATGTATCTTCGAATAAAATAAATAGTTTGTGTATTAAATCAAAAATATTAAACAAAGATATTGATAAAAGTCATATTGATAATGCAATTAGCACAAATATAGAAGCTACTTTTGTTCCAAATGTAAAAAAAATACAGCCAATTATGATGGATGGTCCGGTATTAGAAGAAGATGATGAAGACGCGGATGATGCATTATTTTATGAAGATGACGATTATGGGGAAGAAGAAATAGAAGAAATAGAAGAACAAGAAGAAATAGAAGAACAAGAAGAAATAGAAGAACAAGGAGAACAAATAAAAGAACCTGGCGAATCTATTGTTGAAAGTAGTAGTCCAGAAGGTCTTTTTTATGAAGAAGAATCCGGAAGTGAAGAAACAAAAACAGGCGGAATGGATGGAGAAGATGAAAATTCTCCAAACATTGGTATGAATATAGATGGTATGAAATTATCAAATCCAAATATATTTGAAGAACGTATTAAACGACGAGAACCTAAATTATTCGTAACAAAAGATGGAAAATATTCGGCATATTCTCGTTCATGTGAATCCAATGTCAGAAGACAACCTGTAATATTGACGGATGAAGAAAAGAAAGAAATTGATAAAAACCATAGAGGTTCATATAATCATGCAATCAAATATGGTACTGACCCAAACAATCAATATTGGTATATATGTCCAAGGTATTGGTGTTTGAAAACGAATACTCCAATAGACCCAAAAGAGTTGAAAGAAGTAGATGAAAATGGTAAAAAAGTGTTGAAACATCCAACGTGTGGTAAAGTCATTCCTCGTGGTGCACCAACAGTGCCAAAAGGTCATTATATATATGAATTTAATCACCCAGAAGAACATTTGCGTAAAGATGGAACTTATATACATCATTATCCTGGATTTTTAGATAAGAAAAAACATAGCGATGGTTATTGTTTACCATGTTGTTTTACACAATGGGACTCAAAATATATGCAAAAAAGACGTCAAGTATGTAGTCAAGATGAAACCCCTGATATTGTTGAATCATCCGCAAAAACGGCAAAACCGGCAAAACCAGCAAATTATGTAATGGGTATTGATAAATATCCTTTGGATAAAAATAGATGGGGATTCTTACCATTTTCAGTTCAATCTTTTCTACAAACAAATAATTCAGAATGTGTATCTAAAAATAATCCAGCATTGATCCGTCCCGACATATCTTGTATATTACGTTATGGAATAGAAAAAAATAAAAACCAATCGTTTATTGCATGTATTGCGGATGTATATGCATCTATACAAAAAATAGATACGGTTCCAACTATAAAAGAAATGAAAGATATATTAGTGAATGCAATCACTTTGGATAATTTTTTACAATACCATAATGCATCATTAGTCTCAATATTTAAGCCTAAACATATAATAGACGAAGTAGATATTGATAAATATAGTTCAACTGAATTTATGAAAAGTATAAACATAAATAATCCAACAGAATTTGATTTTTTAGAAAGCACGGTTGCATCGTATGAAAATTTTATAGAATATTTGAAAAATGATGATTCAATAATAGACCATACTTATTTATGGGATTGTATTACTCAACCCAATTCAAAATTATTGAAAGATGGAGTTAATATGGTAATACTAGAAATATCAAATAAAGATATTACAGACAATATGGAAATATTGTGCCCTACAAATTCACAATCATCATTATTGTATGATTCGCGTAAAAAAACTCTTATTTTATTGAAACGCGATATGTATTATGAACCAATTTACATATATAATGAAGAACCAAATATGATTATAAAAACGTTTGATGAACACAATTCGCCAAAAAACATAAAGAAAATATTAAATATTATTCAAAAAACAACCCAAAAATATTGTTCTTCACGTCCAAGTATGCCAAATGTATATGAATTCAAAAAGAATATTCCAGTAAAGGAAATGATAACAATACTGAAAAATGATAAATATTATATAGAGTCACAGGTTCTCAATTATCAAGGAAAAGTAATCGGTTTGATTGTAAAACAAAATGCAGAAAGTGAATCTCATATATTTATTCCATGTTTACCTTCTGCAACTGTATCTAATATTCAAAGAAAATATATGGAAGATCCTACATTATGGAATGATTATACATCAACAAAAAGAGGATTATTTAATATACATTCAGCAACCAATGGTAGAATACCATGCAAACCAATGATGAAAGTAATTGAAGACGGATTAGTAGTAGGTATTTTAACAGAAACAAACCAATTTATTCAAATTAACAATCCAGTAGAAAACGTTGAAAATGATGGGTTGATTGAAATAAATAACACCAATTATACATTGGTTGATAATATTATTACAAACACAAATAAAGTAGATGTAGAACGCGTAGAAACTATCAAAAAAATTAGATTAGAAAGCCAGTTTTATGATGTGTTTAGAAGTATAGTTCGCAATTTATTAAATGATTACATAAATAGAGGTATAAGAAAGAATGTTTTAGAATTAATAGAGAACAAACGTTTATTGTATAAAGAAAAATTGAGAAATATGGAAAACATATTGGAGAATTTGACAATGCACAAAATAGCATTTGCAGAAATAGATGAAAAAATTTTGATGGATTTGAATAATATAAGCGCATGTTCTGTGGATTGCAATGAATCATCCGGTAAAGCATATTGTTTAACGACGGAAATGAATGAATGTAAATTTATAGTTCCAACGAATAATTTAGTAAGCGGTGTAGAAAATATGAAATTATATTTTGGACGAATATCGGACGAATTATTAAGATACAAACGTGTTCAATTATTCATGTTAAATCCAAAATCATATTTGAATATAGGTAACAATGAATATAAAATAAACAGTGATGAATTTTTATTATTACAATCTTTATTGAACCCTGAATATTTCAAAGATATGGAACCATTCAATACGAATAAATTTATTCAACGAGTTGATTATAATAATGCAAATCCGGCAATATCACAAAGATATTCAAATGAACCAATTGCATTACAAGAACAACAAGAAGTATTGGAGAAGTCGTCAGAAAAACAATTAGCAAATGAATGTATTAATGTAATACGTGATGTTATCGGAAATCCAACAACTTCATTATGGAAACGAATTTTTCAAAACAAGAAATTCAGTGAAGTTGTATTTAATAATACAGCAAATTGCAGTTATCAAGTTGTATTGCATATATTAGAAGATAAATTACAAAAATTAATAACAGTGGAAAATTTGAAGGTTACTTTGTGGAATGCATATTCAAAATATTACGATAAATACAAAAACAAAATATTGACTATATTAAAGAAACAAGGTAAGGGAAAAGTATTAGAAAGCGTAATAAAAAATAAAGCAGCATTTGAAGATGTTTTGTTTAGTGATTCTTATTTCATGACAGATTTAGATATTTGGATGTTGGCAGATAAATTGAAATTGCCTATTGTATTATTTTCATCAACAAAATTAGGAACTTTGGTAGATAGTGTAGATTGGTTATTATTAGGTGGTGATTTGAGTAAACCATTTTATTTTGTTCGTTCTCCACAAAATATGAAACCAACATCTTCCACTGGATATAATTTAATTACTCCAGCAGTTGAATTATCGCAAGTAACTGAATTTTATTTATTATTGCAAGATAAATTATTGAAAAACCAAGATTCCCCGCAAGAAAATTTATTGACATTGGATAATTATTTGGAAAAATACATATATATCAAGAAATAAATACATATATATCAAGAAATAAATACATATATATTACATTTCTGCATAATTGAATCTTTTTCTTATTTTCAAATCAAAATTATTGAAAAACTTGTATATGTTCGGATGTTGTATTGACCAATCGTCACGTTGAATTTCAGTGAGTAAATCATTACATTCTTGTGTATATTTGGCATTAGTAGGTAATAATGGTATATATGCATCTGGAAAATATGGTATATGTTTTGGGTCTGGAATGAATTTTAATGCGTTTATTCTGTATATATTGAGAGATGGATTAACAACTTTTGAAAATGAAGATAATGCAGATGAAATTTTCAATACAGTGTTGCAATTTGATAAACATAACATATCTAACATTGCCATTTTAGCATTCACCAACGGGTTTTCATTATTTCTCCAAAATAAATTTCCTTTGAAATCACGGGAGCTTTTGAAATTTATTTTTGTGTATTTGTTTACAAAATAATCAAATACATCGTTTTCATCACTAGCTATGAATATATTTTTGATATTATTTGCACTAATATAAGAATCAACAATAGTATAAAATATTTCTTTTGAAACAGGTGTATTAAAATTAGTATCAATCGTTTTATCCGTTCCTCTAAAATGTAATCCTAAATATTCTTTTAAATTCAATGACGCTGCAACGTCATTTAGTTGTTTTGGTATTTTGAAATATTTAAAGAATAATTTATTCAGATCTGAGAAATTATCACCTAATACATATTGAGGTGTAAGATTTCTTAATTCAAAAAAATCAATTACATTATTCATTGGTTGTTCAAAGTTTTTATCATTATTTACATAATCTAATATTTCTGGAAATATAGAACCATAACTTTTAGTTCTTACATACCAAAATAAATTATTGACATCTAAATTATTATTTTCTAAAATTGGTAATATTTCAAAAATCCATAAAAAAATTTCTCCGAATAATCCTTCGTTTAATTTATTTTCTGAATATATCAAAACCTTTGACATATATATAAATTGTATACAAAATATATATACAATTTATACGCTGACCGGGAATTGAACCCGAGACTAATGATTGGAAGTCATTCGTGATACCACTTCACCATCAACGTCCTTCCTCACAATAAAAAATAAGGAAAATCCTTTATATTACTTTTTTTATAAAATATTTATACAAATATACAAAATTTAAAATCCCATATTGTAATCATCGTCGCATATTTTAGTTTCGCCTTGTTTGATATTTGCAATATTGTTTTGAATTACAATGTTGGATTTGGAACAAATATCAGATGTTTCTTCACTTATCTTGAACATTTTTTGAATTTCGGTATTTGTATCAGTTATGTCTAATTGTGCATCGGTTAATTTTTCAGTTTCTTTCATATCCAATACTAGATTAAAAGCATTTGTACCATAGTATCCAACTTGTCCCATCATGACATTGGCTGATACGCCGCGCATATGGTCAAAATCAGCATGTCTTGCTGCATTCAAGAATACTTCTGTATGAACTTCAAATGTTCCTTTTGCAATCGGTCCAATATCATCATTTAATATACCAGACCTGAATATAGGAACCATATTTTTTGTGCATGTCATACGATCACATAGTAAACTCAAATGGTGATAATTAATATACACATCACTGAATTCCATCACATCAACAAATTCATTGTATAATACTTGACGAGCTGCTTCAATTCCTAATACATCAAATATTTCTTTGATATCATTACTATATGTTCGTTTGTTATCAATAAAGTCAATTGCCAATGTATCCATAAGATTTGAACCGGTTGTATCTAAAATCCAAACATCTTTCTTCACATATTTACCTTCTTCTTTTACAACCATATTTTGCAATTTACGAGGAATAACATTTTCAATTCCATTAACACCACGTAATACAATGTTGTTTAGCAAAGTATCTTGGAAATTTTTAAGTAAATAAATATCATCCGATTGGTCTAATGGGTCAGTAAGTCCTTTTTCAGAAAATCCCTTTGATTTTTTAGATTTGAAAACATTACTATTCATACGAATACGGAAGAGTAATTTATCACTATTGTAATCAGAATATACACATGATATGTCGTTTCCATAATAACTATTTTTAATTGCAAAATGAATATCATCCATTGTAATATTTTTATCTAGAAGAATCTCGGCGTCCATTTCCATACGAATAATCCATTTTGATTTTACAATTTCAGTAGCATCATCCGTATCTTCATTATTACATTCTTTTACCATATTTTCAAATTCATAGTATTGTTCCATTAATATTTTGTCATCTTCAATCAATGTAGATTCTTCTTGTGGGTCAAAACATATTTGTATAGATTTAACCACATCTACTAATTTTGTATGTTCCATCATATTTGCATATTGAATTGCTTTATCTTGTTCCAATTCATCAAGTGGTTTCAGATGAACAGTTAATGATGGATTTTTAGGATTTTTAGTCAATCTCAAAATTTCTTCAATTCTTGGAACACCACGAGTAACATTTGACTTGGATGCAACGCCAGATAAATGAAAAGTATTGAGTGTCAGCTGTGTAGTAGGTTCACCAATAGATTGACCGGCAATAACACCGACCATCTCACCTGGATGAACAATTGCTTGTTTGTATTTTAATACGATGGTTTCCAATAAAAGCACTAATGCTTTGCGATGGAATCGTTTTGTTACTAACAAATCTTTTGGAGATAAATAATAATAATACATGATTTCAAATAGTTGAGTAGCTGGAACATAATATATTTCACGCACTTTGTTGAAATAAAACTCTATTAATTCAAATGCTTCAAATGGAGTAATATCAACGGTAGTATTGGAACCTAGGTTAAGTTGTCCTTGAATATTGGTAATGATGTTTTGGAATGCAACCGGCAATTTAATACCATTTTCATTTTTATATTTGAAAATGTTTTTAATTATTTCTTCTCTTGCATTAATCATTTTTTCAATATATGTTTTACATTTATTTCTACATTCAGGACGTTGTTTTTTCATACGAGTGATAGTTCCTTTACTATATATTTCCAATAATTCAGTATCTCGGTCATTTACTCCAAGAATATCATAGTGCATGTAAATATCTTCAACGCTCATACCTACTAATGGAATGAATTGATTCTCTACCCGAGTTGAATCAAACCCATCGTCACCATATGCAAATTGGACAATTTTACCTTTACTATTACGAACAGTCATGTCATATTCAACTTTCAAATCTTCAAGGCCTTTGATTAAACGACGTTGAATATACCCGGTGGTCGAGGTTTTTACAGCCGTATCAATCAAACCAATACGACCGCCCATTGCATGGAAGAACAACTCTGGTGCAGTTAACCCAGAAATATATGAATTTTCAATGAATCCACGAGCATTTGGCGAATCGTCAAATTTACTGTAATGTGGAAGTGTTCTGCTATCAAATCCATATGGAATACGTTTTCCATCTACGTTTTGTTGACCTAAACAAGAAATCATCTGAGAAATATTAATAAGCGAACCTTTTGAACCAGAATTTACTATCATAAGGAAACGGTTATCTTTACTTAATGATTTACGACCGATTTTACCGGATTGTTCAGTAGCTTTGTTCAACATATTATTGACTTGTGTTTCAAATTCCACATTATTTGATTGAGCAGTATTGTTTTCAAATACACCCAAGTGGACTTTATCAATAATATTTTGCACTTCCATTTTTTGTGTAGTAATGACTTGAACAATTTCACGAGCAGTTTTCTTGTCTGCAATCAAATCGCTAATACCTACACTAAATGATGACGATTTCATGTATTCAGTAATAATATTTTGTAAATCATCAATAAAATTTGCAGATGCCATGTTGTTGAAATCGTTACAAATACGATGGATAATACCTTTTGTTGAACTTCCTAATACTGATTTTTCAATTTGTCCACGGACATACTTTCCGTTTCTAATTTCTAATACATTGTTTGGAACGGGGTCGTCTTCAAATAATTTTGTTTTGTACACCATTGTAATTGGTGGTAAAATTTGTGATAAAACGTCAAAGTTGGTTATTTTGTTTCCAATATCACGTAATTTTTTTGTATCTACATTATTAAACATCATTAACAAGTTCATTGCATCACGAGGAGTGAATTTAATATCACTACGTGTAAAACGGTATGAACCTAATAATGAATCTTGATATATGCCTATAATAGGCGAGTTACCAGCAGGACTGATTAATTGATATGGAATTGCTGCCAAATGTCTTAATTCAGTTTCTGCTATTGCGCTTTGTGGCATATGCATATTCATCTCCGAATATATCCCACAAGGTTTCCCAGGGGGCCAGACTGTATCTTACACAAACTCTGGATGGCTAATCCTTCATAGTTTATGAACACCCGTTCAGTCGTTGAATGCCTTCCATGTCCTACCATAACGGATTTAGGAAGTAACACTGCGGATTGCCTATTTCATACTTACGTAATCATCCATCACTTTATTACCTTTGGATTCGGCTATTAACCGAGTTCCTCACGGACGTTTCCGATTGTGAGTGGTAGTGATGGCTTTAAGGGTTTCCCGTCAACAAGGTGTTTCGCTAATTGATTTTTCAAACTATTTATAAATTCTATCGCACTTTTTTTACTTTCATCTAATGGTATATGGACCCCACCAAAATCTGCTTTAATTCTATTAATATAAACATACCATCCATATTGAATATAGTCTCGTTTTAAAGGTTTTATATACTTTTCGATGTCTTCATCTATATGTTTGATATGTCTAAATCTTTCAAATTTTTTATCTTTGAAATAATTGATAACTCCAGTTGATACGCGTTTTTTACTTTCTTCACTATGAGTAAATACACTTCCGCCATTTTTTAAATTATAACCATTTGGAAATAAAGTATTTAATGATTCAATGTAGTATATTTCTCTATCATTTGCATCTTCAATTTCACAATATTCTAATAATTCACAAGTAAAATTTGTAACTCCATATTTTCTTATGGCATTATTCAAATAATGTGATTGATTTTTTTTCGTTGAAAATGCTTCTGATATGTGACATCTAAATCTTCCATCATGCCCATAGGGTCTGTATCTTTTATGATTCAAAATATGAGAGACAGCTTGTCCTACATATATTTTATCGGTGGATAGATTTGTAATTTTGTAAATTTCACAATATCTTTGTTCCGGGTCATCTATTATTTTATTTGATAGATTAAGGCGGTTTGATAGTTCCATTATTATATTAGCACGATATTATTTATATTGTTTTATAAAACAATTAACTAGGGAGTAGCACGCTTTTCACGCTCCCTGTTGAGGACAATACTATATATGCAGTCATTGTTTATCCCCATCGAAGTCGGCATTGTATGGTTTTGTGCAGCCAACGTTCATTCTGAAAGTGTCGCCTCGCTCCATAACCTTGACGATATGACACATCATAGACATTCTATGTAAAGAAGGTTGTCTATTGAATAGAACAGCATCTCCATCCATCATATGACGGTGAACGATGTCGCCATTTTCAATACGAATGGACCCACGGTCAACATATCGCAATGAAATGTGTTCGCCATTTCGTCTTTCTAAAATTTTGGCGCCAGGATATACATCAGGACCATTTTGAATGAGTTTCATCAAGAAATCCCGGTTCAAATCGTTGACAGTAATAGGTTTTGTAATATTCATGGCAATTTTACGAGGAACACCTAATTGTTTAATGGATAAATTAGGATCACCAGTAATAACGGAACGTGCACTAAAATCAACACGTTTTCCCATTAAATTACCACGAATACGACCATTTTTACTATTTAATCTGCCCATAATACATTGCAAAGGTCGGCCTGAACGTTGTGCCATTGGAACTGCACCTTTTACTTTATTATTGACAATCATCGCAACAAAGTATTGTAACACGGTCGTCAATCCTTCAATAATATTTGGTTGTGCATTTTCACGCAGCTTATTGAATAAATCGGTGTTTGTTTTAATTATATTGCTATAAATATGTGTCAAATCGTCTTCACTTCTTTGTTGTGCATCATGTTTAACTGATGGACGAACAGCTGGTGGAGGAACTGGTAATACTTGGCAAATCATCCAGTCTGGTCTGGACCATAATGGATTGAATCCCATGAAATAAACATCTTCGTCGGAAATACGTTTGAATATTTTTAAAACGAGCTCCGGAGTGAGTTTGATATTCACTTTTTTATTATCAGATTCCTGTGATGTTTCCATATTTTCCCAAATAGCATATAATGTAGACATACCAACCAGTGTAATTTTGTCAGGTTGTTTGCAACCACATCCATCTTCGGTTTCTTGGCCACACCTTTTGATTTTCTTTTTTGCAGCGATGCCTGAAACATAATTCCAACGTTCTTCGGCAGATTTTCCAGTAATATGTTTATGTTGTGATTTATTAATTAATAATTTACTACATTTAAAACATACACATCGTGTAATTTTCATAATTTCCTTCAAATGCTGAATAAAGAATACAGGGCGTGCTAATTCAATGTGCCCAAAATAACCCGGTGTATCGATGTAAGTAAGACCATCGGTTGGACAAATCAACCCAGGTTCTAACACACCCATACGGGGGTCAAATAATCCACCAATTACTGGTTTGTTATTTATGTATGTATCACGAGAGGTGACTTCCACAACTGAGTTCTTGCGGATTTCGTCAGGTGATAACAAACTAAATTGAACACCAATAATTTTGGATGAGGCAATTTTTGATTCGTTCATCTTGTTTTTAGAAGATGACATTGTAACCTAAATATATTATATGTTTATATTTATATTATTTAATTATTTATAATCAATTTTTTATAAATAAAATAAATGTATCAAAATTGCAGAAAATTGAAACATTTTTTTATTATAATTATAATATAAATATAAAAGTTACAACATAATAATTATCAAAATATGCCAGCATCATCTAAATACGAATCAGCTTCAAAGAAGATGAAGAACGATAAGAAGAAGATTTTGAAAAAGAATAAACAAGATTCTGATTCAGAAGACGAACTTATTATTTATGATAATGATGAAGAAGAAGATAACTCATCTGATTACGAAACTGTATCAGAAGAATCCGATTCATCATATATCCCTTCTCCTAAAGGAAATAAATCAAAAAAAAATAAAAAACACGAAGATGAAGAAACAATTGGTTCAGAAACAGATGATGACGAAGAATTTGACCGTTTTGAGTTCAGAAAAACATTATCAAAAATATTTCCATCTAAATATATCTCTAAAAAGGTAAAGGACGATGAAAAAATCAAAAAATCAAAAAAAACAATGAAAAAATTATCTAAATCAAAAAAAGAAGAATCTGAAAGTGATGACGAACCTGTAAAAAAATCAAAGAAACTAGTAAAAAAATCATCTAAAACAAAAAAAGTAGTAGAATCCGAAAGTGAAGATAGTGAATCCGACAAAGAACCTGTTAAAAAATCAAAGAAACCAATCAAAAAATTATTTAAATCAAAGAAATCTAAAAAAGAAGAATCTGAAAGCGAAGAAGAAAGTGAAGAAGAAGATGATGATGAGGATGATGATGAAGAAAGTGAATATGACGATGACGAAGATGATGATAAAAATATTAATATTGTATTTACTATTGGTGGCGATGAATATGATGACGATGAATACAATGAAGACGAAGAAGAAGAAGATGAATATAATAGTGATGATGAAAAGATGTTTATGAAAGAAAATTATACAGAAATAAAGATGCCGTCTTCAAATGATGAAGAAGAAGAAGAACCTAAGTCTAAAAAATCCAAATCTAAAAAAGATAAAAAACATAGTGATTCATCATCTAAAAAATCTAAATCCAAAGAAAAAACTGAAACCGATGAAGAAGAAAATGGTGCAAACGTTGAAACCGAATATTTAGAATTGCAAGAACTGAAGAAAATATTGACTGAAAAGTTGCACAAAAAACCAAACAGTAAAATTCTTCTAAATGCAATTGAAGAATGTAAAGATGCAATTCACAAAATTATCAAAGACGCACGAAAAAAGAACACTAAAAATTATCACCAATTGGTTACAAGTGACCGTAAAAAAACAAATGAAATGGATTATTTCAAGAAAAAGTTATCTAATAAAGAACAATTGCAAGTTATGAAAGATTTGAAAGAAATAAATTCTCATATTAACATTGAAAAACCATATCGTCTGAGTTTATTAGAATCCAAAATACCAGCAAATTTCAAAGCGATCGCATTACAGAAATTGAATGTATTGCGTTCCATGGAACCAGGCGATTCAGAATATCACAAAATCAAGACTTGGGTAGATACATTTATGAAAATTCCGTTTGGAGTTCATAAAGCATTATCTATAAAAATGGACGATGGAATTGATAAATGTAACGAATTCATGAATAATGCAAAACAAACATTGGATAACTGTGTATATGGATTGGATGATGCAAAAATGCAAATTATGCAAATGATTGGACAATGGGTTGTCAATCCAAGTGCATTAGGAACAGCAATCGCAATCAAAGGTCCACCAGGAACAGGTAAGACCAGTTTAATTAAAGAAGGTATTAGTAAAATTTTAGGTAGAGAATTTGCATTTATTGCACTTGGTGGTGCAGGAGATAGTAGTTTCTTGGAAGGACATTCTTATACATATGAAGGAAGTTCTTGGGGTAAGATATTACAAATCTTAATTGATAGTAAATGTATGAACCCTGTAATCTACTTTGACGAATTAGATAAAATCAGTGATACACCACGTGGTGAAGAAATAGTAGGTATTTTAACACATTTAACTGATACATCACAAAACAGTCAATATCATGATAAGTATTTTTCGGAGATTGATTTTGATTTAAGTAAATGTTTATTCATATTCAGTTATAACGATGAGAACAAAGTAAATCCAATCTTAAAAGATCGTATGTATAGAATCCAAACCAAGGGATATGATGCAAAAGAAAAGATCATTATTGCCAGAAAATATTTGTTACCAAAGATTCGTGAACAAGTATGTTTTACAGAAGAAGAAGTCATTATTCCGGACGATACAATTCAATATATAGTAGGAAATGTATGTCTAACGAACAATGAACCAGGTGTTCGTAATTTAAAAAGATGTTTAGAAATCATTCACACGAAACTGAATCTGTTTAGATTAGTCAAATCCGATACCAATTTATTTTCAAAAGAAATGGACATGAAAGTAGAATTCCCATTTACAGTAACTAGAAAGCATATAGATATATTTATCAAGAATGAAGAAAACCAAAATCAAAGTTTAATATCAATGTATGTTTAAGTAGATAGTTTTGTTTATACATGTAAATAATAATATATTTTTTATGTATATAAAAATAATGTTTTATATACATATGTATAATGGAGTATAATGACGAACCTCATGTTGAAAGTATACGAACTGCATTGCAATATTTGAAAGCACTTGTTAAAAATCCAAACGAAGAATTTTCTAATATCTGTAAATTGATGGAAAACTACATAATCAACAATTGTAATCACGATATAATAGAAGATAGTATAGATATTACACCAGATAAATCACAAACCATTTTTTATTGTAATAAATGTATGAAGACAATGGAAAAAAAATCTAATTAAATATAAAATAGGGTTTTATGTTATTATTACAAACAGTATATTTATCGTTATTTATTCAAATAATAACAGGAATAACCGATCTATATGTATTGGTTGCAGTAAAAAGTGAAAATTTGTTTTACAATGCTCTTTTATTATTAGAAATCATAGTTCAGGTAATAGAGGGAACATTTTATGTTTGGATGGCTTCGTTATTTTCCAGTATAAAAAATGTAACACCCAAAAGATATTTTGATTGGGTAATAAGCACCCCAATCATGTTGTTTACATTGTGTATTTATTTAGATTATTTGAAGAATGAGAAAGAAGAACGTGCTGAAAAAGAAAAGTTGCAAAACAAGGAAGAAAAGAAAGAAGAAACCATGGTAAATATTATAATAAATAAATTCAATGAAAACAAGGGTGTTCTAATACCAATATTCATTTTGAATTGGTTAATGTTATTATTGGGATATTTAGGTGAAACGGGAGTAATAAATAATGTATATGCAGTAATATTAGGATTTATACCATTTTTTGCATTTTATACAATCATATATTTCAATTATGCACAATATACACAAACAGGGACCGTATTATTTTGGTGGTTTGCAATAATATGGGGATTTTATGGAAAAGCCGCACTGATGCCATATTACTGGAAAAATGTGAGTTATAATATTTTAGATATATTTTCTAAAAACTTTTTCGGAGTATATTTAGCTTTTTTAGTATGGAGCAAATAATTTTATGTAATATTATTATATAGTATTATGTCTGATTTTTTACCAAAAAGAGCAAAGGTAATAAAAAATGAACCAAAACATTTCAATAAAGACGAAGGTATTATTTTTAATTATGATGAAGAATTTGATTTAGGAATAGGACAATTTGAACCAGAAAAAAAAGAAAATTATTCACCAATTCCAGAAGAAAAAATAAAAAAACAACAACCTTTTTATATTAGATTTAATAATATTGATTCGCGATATGGATGTTTTTTATACAGCAATGAAATTAATAAAGGAGTATTTTTTAGAAATAATTATGAAGAAGGCGAAGAGATTGATAGTGTAAACGATATTCATGTTAAACAATATAAAATAATAAAAGCTATTGAAAAAATAAAAAAATTTGATTTACCAAACCAATTTGGTTACGCAATATTTTTAGATAATCCTAATAAAATGCCTTTCCAAATAAATTTAGAAACATTTCATACAGATAAACCACCAATGACGTTTTTAAGTAATTATACACAAGAATTTTTAAAAAATTTAAAAATTTCACATGAATCTACCGATAACGACCAATCTTACAAAACAAAAAACAGTAAATATACATTAATAGAATACACAAATAATTGTGTTTCTACCACAGTTAAAAATAGGTATAATGAAGCGGATTACATAAGATTTTGGGCATGTCCGGGAACAGTTATTTGTATAGAAAATACGACGCAGAAACATAGCACTCCATTTGTAATTGAACAAAATAGTATTATTGACAGAACAATTGGTAATGAATTAATAATTGAACAAAAAGATGAAATAAGAGAGTTGTATAGAACTCAGATACTACCTGTAACCGAAGAAATATTCAACTCACTTATAAGATATCAAATAGAACATCCAGATTTAGCTAAAAATATATATGATGTAGTTGAATTATCTGCATCTGATTTGGAGTATGTAAACTCTATAAAACCATTTGAAACAAAATTTGACCTTAGAGATTATGTAAATAATCCAGAAAATAGAATATACGAAGCTGGTAAAAAAATGAGAAAAAGTAGAAAAACTAGAAAAAACAAGAAAGTTAAAAAAAACAGGAAAGCTAAAAAAACAAGATAATTTTATTATGTATCTTCTTCTTTCCATTGTTCTTGTAAGTGTTCCCATGTAAATGACATAAAATCGTCTAATTCGCTTCCTATGATTTTACGCAATTCAGTTAATTCTTCTAAATTGTTAGGCATATCAAATGATTTGTCTATCTCTTCTTCTTTGGAAACACAAAATCTCCCGAAAAATTCACAACCAGATTCTTCGTAAAATGCGTGTATATTGATGTCAAAATTTTTATTCATTATTTTGTATATACCAATCGGAGGCGACCATGCAGTACAAAATGTTAATTCAATTATGTAATTTTCATCACAAGTATTGTTAATCTCTATTTCAGATGGCGTCCATTTCGTCCCCCATGTATCTATTGCAATATGATAATCCCAGTCACTTTCATTAGTAGGATCAGTTATTTGAAGTGGCGCGAATGTTTCAAACCATTCATTGTTACTAATACAATGATTTAGCTTATCATAAATTTCTTTTGTAGGACATGTAAAAGTAGCATAATTATGGCACCAGTTTGGCATTTCTGTATATTAATAATAATAAATCTTTATATGTATTATTATTTAATTTCCAATTTGTGATTCACCTCCAGTAGCATTTCTGCCGCGGGTTTTTAATAACATTTCTAATTCAGGAGTTAAACATAAACTTCCATTACCTTTTGTTAAACCAGAACCTTGGCATTCAGGTTTGGTTTCAGCTTTGAAAAATGGGTCTAACATTTTACTTTCGGCGTATGGAGCAGGCATTAATCCTTCAAATCCTTCAACCTTTTTTTCTTTGTTTGACATACCTGGGGTTTCTGTGTCAAATCCTTCATATGGAAATTCTTTTTTGAAAATTTCGGAACTTGAATATGGAAGAACGGTTGTAGTTCCCATTACCAATGATAGAACAATAAAAATACCGATAATGACGGCGGCTAAAACATATATTGAATTATATTTCATTCGTATAGATAATTATAAGATAAAAAAATAATATTATCCTAAATATCATAGTTTGAAAATCCAAAAGATTCCAATATTTTTTTGAAAATACTATTTTCCGGAAAATAGGTATTTTTGAGAATTCCATTTTGCATAATACTTTCTTTTATTTTTTGTTCTAAATACAATGAAGAACTAGTTTTCATATTTTCAATATATTCATTGACTTTATTGAGAACATCATATTTGTATGAAATGCCTATTATGATAATAATTCCAATAAATAAATAAAAATAAAAAGAGGTGTCAAAACTATTTACTTGATTTAGGCTATTTTCATTTTCCATACTAATTTATAGTTTAGCAATATAATATAATTTGTTCAAAAAAACATAAAAATATAAATGATTTTAGTATATAGTTTATTACTATGAATAATAACGAAAAGTTGCACTTGAAACGGTTAATTGATGAAACCCAATGTGAAGATAATACTGATAATATTCGTAAATTAAAACATAGTGTAAAAATTCGTGATGATGTGAGAAAAATTGAGAATCTGAAGACAACTAATTCCGCATTAAGAAGTTTGCAGCCCGATGAATTTAGAGAACTATGTCAAAAAGAATGTTCATTTCTATTCAATAATTACACTGATATTTTTAATAAAATTATGAAGGATGAAATTGATTTATTAATAATGACGAAGATGCTTACAATATTAAAATTAATAGAAGATTCAAAAGTAGATCAACATGAAGGTTCTGTAATGTTTGGAAAAGTATTGAAAGAATTATATATAGATTCGGCAATAAAACATGGTGAAAATTTGGATAAACAATATGAAACTGAAAGTATTCCAAAAGTGGAAGGAAAAAAAATAAGTTGGACGCAGTATAAAAAAATGAATTAAAAAAAGTATATAAAATAATAAATAGTTTTGTTAGTATAATGAGTAATTTCACGCAAATTTTTGAAATTGTTGAAGATGCAGTGAATGATAGTCATTATGATAAATCACAAAAATTAAATAATTATGCAACTTTATATTTATATGTAAAAAGTGAAAACAATGAATTGGTTGAATTATACAAAAAACATGTTAAAAAACACAATGAAAATATAATGACAGATGAATATCCAAACTCAGGTTTTGATTTATTTATTCCACGTGATACTGTGTTTGAAAAAGAGTTTGAAAGTGTATTTGTAGACTTAGAAGTAAAATGTGAAATGACATATCATAAACAACACAATTCAACTGAAACCGCTGCATATTATGTATATCCTCGTTCAAGTATGTCTAAAACACCATTAATGTTAGCAAATCATACTGGTATCATAGATTCAGGATATCGTGGATTTTTAATAGCAGCATTACGATATTTAAAGTCACATAATTATGCAATGCCTAAACATACAGTAGAAAAACACACGCGTTTATTACAAATATGCCATCCGACATTATGTCCAATTATAGTAAAATTAGTAGATGAAAATGAATTATCAACAACATTAAGGGGTGAAGGTGGGTTTGGTTCAACTGGTAAAGTTGGAGTTAGTAATTAGATGTATAATATCTTGGAATAATATTATGTATTTAAACAATATACATAATGTTATATGATAAATATGATACAGTAACTGTTCATAATAAATATTATTTAAGTTCAAAATTGACATATCCTAAATCAAATATAAAAATACCTAAAAAGTTGTTGAAAGTATTGATATTTGATTTAGATGAAACGATTGGTTCGTTTCATGAGGCAGCTATTTTATGGAAATTAATAGAAACAAATTTACAAAAGGATTTTAATACGTTAATGGATTTATATCCAGAATTTTTAAGGTTTGGTATTTTGCAAATGTTTGAATTTATTATGAATAAAAAAAGGAAGGGAAAATGTGATAAATTATACTTGTATACAAATAATATAAATTCACCTGTTTTTCCAAATTTTGTAGAAGGATATTTGAAATATAAGTTGAGAACAACAGATATTATATTTGATAAAATAATAGGTGCATTCAAAGTAAATAATCAAATAATAGAACCAAATAGGACTACCCATAAGAAAACATATAATGATTTTATAAACTGCGCAGTATTAACCGATGACGTTGATATATGTTTCATAGATGATAAATATTATTCAAAAATGGATAACGAAAAAATATATTATATACAACCATCTCCATATTATCATAGTTTATCAAATAAAGAAATTATAGAAAGGTTTTCAAAAAGTGAGTTTAATATTCATGATAATATGAATAAATTAAATTCAGTATTAAACGTTCCATATATTGACTATAAATATCAAGATAATATGAGTATTATAGATAAAAAAGAACAAAAAATATATAAGAAAATAATGTATTATTTGAGAGAATTTTTTTATATAGCAAATACTAATGAAAAAACAAAAAAAAGTCGTATACAACTAGGAAGATTTACACGTAAAAGAAAGAAATGATTATATTTTTTCGTAAGCCATTAATATAAGTTGTTCTTCCATGGAAAGTTTTTGAAAAGTCAAACATTTGTCAAATTTGTATTGAACAAATCTTCGTGAATTATTCATACAAAGAATATGCACCCCATTGTCTAAAAATTTAATATCAAAAACAAACCCACCTGAATGTAATTTAAACAATGCATCATCCGTAATATTAATCCAACGAACATATTTTCCTTTATGTAGTTCATACACTTCATCTACTAAACGAAATTCTGCTAATTTTTCACAATATTGTTGAAGTTTATCATTGGGTAAATTAAGTTGAATTAGTGAATTATATTTATCATTGTGAATATCGTTTAAAGTTTTGTCTTCTAAATAATCATTATTTTTATTTTCAAGAGAATTTAATAGTTCATTAATATCTATTTTAGATAATAATGAGGAATCATTTTGAGCATCTTTGAATATTTGCTCTATATCCATTTTTATTGTATATAAAAATATTCTTATATTAATTTATCGTATTTATTATGTTATTATTCATAATATATTTTATATCAGCAAGTATCCAATTTGTTAATCCTGCATTTGTTAGTAGTAAAAGGGCACTTCCAAAAATGATATCAGAATCAAATTCGCGTAATTCGTGTTTTCTAAATGGATGGAACCTGATGATTAAAAATAAACATACAAATATTAATAATAAATTGCTAAATATTTCAATGTATTTTTTATTAATATAGAATAATCCGAAAAATATGAGAAAATACGAAATATAAATAAAACCAATAATTGTTAAATATACCGGCTTTTTCACAGTATCTAGTATTTTATCAAATTTGTAAAATAAATTAAATATTTGTTCCATATACAATATAGTTATACAAAAATGAAAGACATTATAATAGCAAATAAATATATTTTATTACAAAAAATAGGAGAAGGTAAATTTGGTATAGTATATAAAGGAATACATAAAAAAACACAACAATTTGTTGCAATAAAAATGGAGAAAAAAGACCAAGAAATGACAACAATCAAGCACGAATCTATTATATTAAATTATTTGTATAGAAAAGGTTGTCGTGATATACCATTTGTTCATTGGTATGGAATATACGCGGATTATACATGTTTGACAATGACTTATTTTGAAAGGACATTAAGTGAATGTAGAGAAAAATTGATAAATGAAAAGGGAAAAATAAATAAAATAATGTATCGTGTAGTAGATATTATAGAAAATGTGCATGAACATTACGTTATACATCGCGATATAAAAATAGATAATTTTATGATATTAGAGAATGAAATATTTATTATAGATTTTGGAATGGCGACATTTTACATAGACGAAAAAAACGAACATATTCCTTACAAACAACGAGAATATATAACAGGAACTCCTAAATATATAAGTATAAACATACATAATGGAATAGAACCAACACGAAGAGATGACCTAATATCAATCGGTTATTTATATTTGTATTTATATTATGGTAATTTACATTGGAGTAATATTCCTAGTAATTTAATACCAACAAATGTGAATAATTTACATATTTTAAATGAAAAAAATGCATATATAAAAGATAAAAAAGAGTGGAAAAATATACTAGATTATGCAGAAAAAAGTGGTTGTAATAAATATTTTGAATATTGTTATAATTTGAAATTTACTGAAAAGCCAAATTATACTATTTTAAAAAATATGTTTTTATGATTTACTTGTAATATCAGTTTCAATATATTCTTTTATTAATTTTATTGTAATTTTTTCATTATTGAATATTAAATCGTTCAAAGTATCGTCTTTAATTTTAAGGTTTTTAATTTTTGAAATTTTATCACTATATGAAATACCTTCAGTGTTTAGAATACTTTGTATATCTTCTTTATTTTTGTTACTAACAAAATTTTCTTTTGTCATTTTTGCATCATTTTTAAAATTCAAAAATAATAAAACGCCTATTAAAATAAAAATACAAACTAAAATAATATAATAGTTTTTCATTATATAGTAAAAAAAGATATTATTATTATAAACAATATAAAAAATAATTAATTACTAAATTATAATTGGTACAATTCACCATGAGTAGTTCACAAGAAACAACAACAGAAAGTCTTCGTCTTACAGGTAAAGTAAAATGGTTTAATAACAAGGCAGGATTTGGATTTATTACAGTATGTGACGGTGAACATTCTGGAAAAGATATTTTTGTTCATTATTCATCAATTAATGGTGAATCTGCTTTATATAAATATTTAGTTCAAGGAGAATATGTAGATTTTGATTTAATTAAGTCAACCAATGACAAACATGAATATCAAGCAACTAATATTACAGGTGTCAAGAATGGAACTATCATGTGTGAAACTCGTAAGTTAGCTGACACCAGTGCAAGACCAAGAAACACTGTTAGAAAATACAAAACAAGACCACAGCGTCAATCTGAACCAGAAACTCCAGGTGAAGAAGACGCCGGATTTGTCAAGGTTGAGAAAAGAAAGCCACGTCAACCACGTGCATAAATTATACTAAGGGTTTTTCGTAAAATAAAAATAAAAAATTTATATATGTAAATAACAAATATAAATTTTTATTAAGTGAATAGATTATATATGAAATTTTTATCATTGGAAAAATTTTTGGACATATATTCAAAGAATAATTTAAAAGATTTTGATGATTTTATGAAAAAAACAAAAGTTCGCATAGGAACAAATACAAAACCACTGACACAATATTCCTATGAAAAAAATATTTCAATAAATGATTTACAAATGATATTTGAGAACATTCAACGAAGAAATGATTATTTAGAACGTTTTTATATGACATCACTAAAGGTTCCTGATAATAAGAATGACATGCATATATCCGAAAAACCGATGATACAGAGTAAAATGAATAACAATGAAAAGATAAATTACAAAAATGTAATACGAAATATGTTTTATAAAGATATTTTGGAAAAAACAAAATCAGGTTTTCAGAACAATCCAACGTATATGCAAGTTTTAGCCGATTTTTATTTACATAATATTATTGATTATAAAATACTTACACCAAGTGCATTGTATTATATAAAAGAAGGACGTATAGGTAGTGTGTTCTCATCATATTATTTTCGTGCATCTATAATGAATCCATATTTAGTTTATTCATTAAATCATTCTGTATTGAAAGGAACCAAGATATTTACACCAACATTAGGATGGGGGTCATATTGTTATGGTTTTTTAGAATGTCACGATGTAAAAGAATATGTAGGAACAGATGTAATATCAAATGTATGCAAGAAAACACAGCAATTTGCGACTACATTTTATCCAAGCAAAACTACGACGATTTATTGCGAACCATCCGAATATTTAGCAATAAATTACAATTTTAAGAAAAAATATAGAGAACATTTTGATGTAGTATTTTTTAGTCCACCCTATTTCCGTTTAGAATTGTATAATGGTGGAAAACAGAGCACCACATTATATAAATCATACGATGAATGGTTAGAAAAATATTGGCGAAAAACAATAGAATTGTGTCATTTTGTTCTCGTTCCCGGTGGAAAAATTTGTTATATTTTGTCCGGGTATGGTTCAGAGAATACAGAAGGAATATATGATTTGATTAAAGATATGAATAACATAACGAAAGATATTTTCAGATGTTCTCCAAAAATATTGAAAATGTATAATAAAGATGTGCATGTAACAAAACATCGTGAGACGGATGAAAAAATAATCATTTTTAAAAAGTAACAAAATACGAACCAATAATTTTATACCAAGATTGAGAACTTGATATAAAAGACTAATATTGTTCAATGTTCTCAATAATTTCGGATGGATAATTCATATCTTTTAAAATCTCAACTGCCCCTTCTATTTTTGAAATACCGGGTTTTAATTTATATGTATATTTGAGTTTTCCATTGTCAAGGTTCTCAACATCCATCTTATAATTACGAATGTATTTAGATTTTTTAAACTTATTACAAACCGAAACATAATGAGTAGTAAGAATAAAATCAACATTATCAAATTTAGTCAAGTATTTCAAGAAAGCATATGCGGATTTTGTAGCTTCGGTTGGGTTGGTTCCTGAATATAATTCATCAAATATGCAAAAATGGCGGGTTTTAGAATCATTGTTCTCATTAATAGTATCAATAATTTCTTTACATCGTCTTGACTCTGCTTGGAATAAACTATCTCTGCCTGATGTATCCGGAATATTTAAGTAAGAATGAATATGTGTATATGGATTGAGAACACATGATTTATAGAAACCACACCCAAACTGCTGTGTAAATATAATATTGATACAAGAGGTTTTAATAATAGTGGTTTTACCCGATGCATTCGGAGCACTAATAATGATATTTTTATCAAATTTACATGTATTTTTAACATGTTCTCCATTTTTATAAGGTGGATAATATTGTTGCTCAATATTACAATCGGCGTTTTCATCAAATGTTGCAAAATGGATGGTTTTAGATTCAATGTTCTCATATATACCAATAATATTATTGACATATCCTTCAAATTCAAAAGAATATTTTAAAGCATTTTCGTATTCAATATTGTCATACAAATGATAATAACATTTTAACATATATCCAAGTTCTGATATTTTATTGATATTTAGGGAAAATGGTTTAAGGTTCTCAATTTCAATTAATAATTTTTTGAGAACTGAACAATGATTCATTGTTTCATTGGAGAACAATTCATAATTTTGTTTATTTTTATTGATTTCACAAAAAGATTCCATACTGTAAATAGAATATTTAGTATATTCTTTTATTTCAAGTAAATATTCATTCATTTGTTTGACATTTTTATAAAAACGTAAACATGCAGTAATATTTTGATAAATTTGTAATAAATAGAATGCTAAACTGATGAGTAAATAAATACAGTTCTCGGGAGTCAATTTATTCATACCAAGTAGAGTTTTTCCAATAAAATGGTTTTTAGCAATAGATTTGAGTATTTCTAAATACATTTTGAAATCAATAGGTATTCTTTGAATTTTCAAAATGATAAATGGCATAATTAAAAATATAACAGGTATAAATAAACTGATAACTGGTGACATAATATTCAACATGGAAATACATTGTAAGAATGTGGACGATTCATTCATATGTTTGAGCATGGGCCATTCCATGAAGTAATGTTTTTCTAAAAAAGATGCATCTTCTTTCAAAGATTTCCATATTTCATTTATTTTAGCACAATCTACGTTATATTTTGAATATGTTCTAGTTTTTTCTAAATATTTAGGAATACATTTAATAACATCTTGTGTATCTATTAAAAATGGAATATGATTCGTAAATTTAGAAACACATTTTTTAATCATATTTTTTGAAAATTCATGTTTAGGTTCAACTAGAATTTCATACATGGATTTATTTTCAGAAACACATAGTTCTAAATCTGATATAACATTTTCAGGTAAACTGTGAATATGTTCTGAATTTAAATAATCAATAGGTAAACGAAAGTTACTAATAGTATGAGAATGCGGTTCTTCGTTGTTTTCACTATTTTCGTTATTTTTGAGAATATGTTTTGTAAATAAATGAATCATTTATTTCTTTAATTTAGAAATATATATTAAACCACTGCTATAAACGTAAATAATATTATTATTAAATAATATAAAATAAAAAATATAGTATTAATTAAACAAATATAATGTATTACACATTAGAAGAAATCAATGTATTAATTGATAGCAATATGTATGCATTAAGTAAAGAAGAAAATAGCGTATTAGAATTACTAAAAAATGACGTAGCCATTTATGCAAATATAAATGAAGAACGTCCTGTTAAAAAATATGGGGATAAAATACCCGACCAACGAAATCGTTATAAAAAAAATTCAAATCATGTAGTAAAAGATGAAATATTGGATGCTAAATGGGATAAACAACATACATTTAAACCTGTAAAAAAAGAAGAAAAAATGGGAATAGATAAACATATAGATGAAATACGTATTTTATTGAATAAAATATCCGATAAAAATTATGAAACAAACAAAGATTCAATAATAAGCAAAATAAAAGAATGTTTACAAGAAAACGAAGAATATAATGATGATATCAAAAAAGTAGTAACAGTATTATTTGATATTGCAAAGTCAAATAAATTTTATTCGGAAATATATGCCAAACTTTATAAAGAATTAATTGAGAACTTTTCATTTTTTAATGATATGATAATACCATTTGTGAATCAATTTATGTGTTCATTAGATATATTAGTCTATGTAGATTCATCAGTAGATTATGATGGATTTTGTAACTACAATAAAATCAATGATAACCGAAGAGCATCAATGGCATTTATAGTAAATTTAATGAAAAATAATGTTGATTTACCTATTCATATATTAGATATAATAATACATTTTCAAAATATGGCATTGAAATTTGTAGATGAAGAAAATCGCGTAAATGAAGTAGATGAAATAACGGAATTATTGAATATAGTAATATTGATGATACATGATGTTTATAAAACCGATGATAAATGGAATAACGAAATATTACCAACTATTAAAATGTTCTCGTGTTTTAAAATAAAAGAGAAGAAAAGTTTATCAAGTAGGTCAATCTTTAAATATAAAGATATAGTTGATAAAATAAAATAAAATAAATAAAATAAAAATAAATGTTATATAAATACTATATGACAATAAAATTAATAACGGCTATATATAAAGATGAAAATAAATTGAATTTATGGATAGATAATATAAAGAATGCAAAAATAGATTATGTAGTTTATAAAAAAAGTGATGATTTGAAAATGGGAGAATTTAATAAAATAACGGAAAATTTAATTGAAATATCGAATATAGGAAGATGTGATTATGCGTTTTTGTATCATATAATAGAAAATTACGATGATTTAGCAACAACAAATATATTTGTAAAATGCAATTGGTTTGAAAATAATATACGTTTTTGGGACCTGTTAACAAAATGTCATAATTATGATTATATGCAGGTAGGAACACATCCAGAAATACTGGATTGGAATGATTTTTCAAAAGTAGATAATTTCTGTGAAACCCGGATGGATTGGTTGAAGGAAATATTTCCAAATAATTGTGAAAATTTGGGACTCCGGCCAGGATGGGGTCATGGTCCAGCATTTTCAGTATCTAAGGAACTAATACGTCGACATAAAAAAGAAGTGTATCTACATATGATTAATAAATTTCATGAAAGTAGTAATTCATACACTAGAGATTATTTAAAATATGGTTATGAAAATTATAATAAAATGCTAATAGATGTAGGTATTCGTTATCACAATGAATTGTTACGTTTTTATAGATTATTTTTTACTCATGAATTGCCTGAAAATAATACATATAAGATTTTTAGCCACGAAGAATCAATCGGATTAAGTAACCCTGTAAAAAAAATAAAAAAAATGAAAATGGGATTTTTATAGAAAAATGAAAATTGTAATTATAAAATAATACAATTTAGTCTTTTATATAATATTTGTATATTTTATAGAAGTAATGTCAAATAATGAATATGAAAATAGAAGAAACCGAACCAGGCGTGATATAAGAGATGTTTCGGGAACAACCGGAATAACCGGACCAATTGGACCAATTGGACCAATAGGACCAACTGGACTAACCGGGTCAACCGGAACAACCGGAACAATTGGACCAACCGGACCAAGTGAAAAATATATATGTATAACACAACAAAGAATAAGTAAATCAAGTTTGATAAATGATCAATTATTTATAATTACAATTGGCACAGGGTTTTCATTTTATTCAGGAGATAAGATAGAAGTCAGAAGTATAGAATTGAATATATATCAACAATATCAAGGATTTATAGGGGAAGTAAACAGTTATAATTATAATACAGGAGAATTAGTTGTAAGAAATATTCAAAATATAAGCATTAATTTTTACAATGATATATATAGATATAAGATAAGTTTAAGTATTTTAGGTAGCACTGGATATACTGGTCCAACTGGATTTCCAGGTGATAAATATAATACGATTAATACATTATCTATATTAACATCAAATTTATATATTGATTACCAGATTTCCGTATATGTTGAGGCAGGTTTAGCATATTATCCGGAGGATAGTATAATAGTAACATCCATAGAACGAAATACAAACGGAGATATTCAAAAGTTTTTTGGTGAAGTTAAAAGTTACAATAAAGTTACTGGTAGAATGGTTATATATAAAATTAGAAACATCACTTCTTCATTTGATGATGACGAATACACATATAGAATATCTCTGAATACCATTGGTAGCACTGGTCCAATGGGTCCCGCTGGCACATCTACAAATACTGGAGCAACTGGGCCGAAAGGAAATGATGGAAATCAAGGTATTCCTGGAATTGCAACTAATACAGGTGCAACTGGTGTAACCGGGTATACTGGTGTAACTGGAGTAACTGGGGCTACTGGAGTAACTGGTGTAACTGGTGTAACTGGTGTAACCGGGTATACTGGTGTAACTGGAACAACTGGAGTAACTGGTGCAACTGGTTACACTGGGGCTACCGGTCCAGCCGGTTCAGCTGCAAACACGGGTGCAACCGGTCCAACTGGTCCAAATTTATGGGCAATGACAAATTCAAATATATATTATGATGCTGGACAAGTAGTAGTTGGTGCATCTTCCATAAGTTCTTTGCCTGATATAGTTTTATATGCAAATGGACCAATTCATGCATCAAAATATGTTTATTTAAATAATATCATTGAACATATATCAACTACATATACAAGTGGAACAAATTCGTATACATTTGATTTTAATGTAGGTTCTACCTTTTTAATTACAGGAACAGCACCTACCGCTAATTATTCAGTTACAGTCAATATTTCATCATTAAATACAAGCCGAACTTACATAATAACATTAATCAATAACACAACATCAGCTGCAAGTTATTATTGTAATTCAGTAACAATCAATTCTACTGCAGTTACAAATAGTAACTTTTTATACAGCGCAAGCCCATCAACTATATCATTAACAGGTGCAATATTAACTACTCAACAACTCGTAATGTTTTATAATACAAATGTATGGTATGTTCTAACAAATGTAAATTCTTTTGTAAATACATAAAAAATGTATATAAAAATAAAAAAATATTAGCTATAAAACCATGAAATGGTATTTTTTTTATACCCCAAATTATCATTTTTATAGAAATCATATTGAAGACCGTTTAAAAAATAGTAAATTTGATGCAGAACCAATTCTCATAAACAACCTAAAATTATCACCATTTCATCATCATTTTTTGAATAATACGATTAAGATACAATTAGTCATTGATTGTATTAAAAAAAATATGGGAAATTACATTATTTTTTCAGATGCAACAATATATATAAACGATAAAGTAGACGAATTGTATGATTATATAATTTCAAAAACAAAATTAGAAGTAGATATGCATTTAACAGAAGAATACAATCATTTAAATATTGGATTCATATTAATAAATTGTAATGAAAATACTTTATCATTTTTTGAAAAAGTGTTATATATTATGAATGAAAAAATAAATAATAATATAAATACACACGACCAACATGAAATTAATGATTTGATAAAATTTCATGAAATTACTGTATCAATATTTGAACGAGAATATATTTGGTGTTCAGATTATATTCATTCACCTATCAAAGAATCATTTTTTATATTTAAAATTACAGTAGATTTGAATAGTAATGTAACAAGACATAATCAACGATTAAATGCGTTATATTATTTAAATTTTATATCACAAGATGAATACAATAAAAATATAGAATAAAATATAAATATAAATATATAGAAAATATATATTTATAATGGTTTCTTCAAAGATAAACAAAGATGTTAATTATATTGAAACAAAAACGATAGACCCCGAAGATAATGGGTATAATTCTACTTTATACGAAATATATATAGATGATAAACCAATAACAATTGCATTGGGAAAACAAAAGTATACATATTCTTCAAAGAAATTGTTGTATTATCCTATTTATTTAGTATATAATCAAAAAATAAAGGCGAAAATCGGAGTATATGAAATTTATTCAAATCGTGCGTTGAATGTTTTAGATGAAGATGGTGATATAGATTTAACAAAATTTGGAGAACCATTACTATATAGTTTTGTAAATTCTAAATTTATTGAAAAAATTATTTCTAAATCAATTGTTTTAGAGTCACAATCAAATATTAAAAAACCAGAAAAACTAGAAAACCCAGATGAATTGATAGAAGTGGATGATATTGGTGTAGAAGAAAATGATGTCATGAAATTGAAAATTCCTGAAATATCAAAGGAAATGGATAAAGCTATTAAAACATCAAAAGATGGTATTTTTGAAATTGATAAAAATATGAAACAACCAATATCATTAAAAGAAGAAACAGAGGAAGATTCAAATAAATTAAAAATGGATTATAAAAAATCATCTGCAAATAAATGGATTGAGAACTTTTTCAAAAATAATAATTATAACATTGTTCCAAATGATGGAGCTGGTGATTGTTTTTTCTATGTAGTGCGTGATGCATATAGACAAATTGGATACAATACAACTGTTCCTAAATTAAGGGCATTACTAGCAAAAGAATTAACAGACGATGTTTATCAAGAACACCGAAATTTATATTTAGGATTTCAAAATGAGATACAAGAATATGATATTGATATAGATGAAATAAAAAAGACGAATACGGAATATAAAAAACGTATGAAAAAATTAGAAGATAAAAATGATAAAGAACGTTTGATTGAAGAAGCAAAAAAATTACAAGAAAATTACAAAGAAAAATTAAAAAAAAGAAAGGAGACTGTAAATTTACAAAAAGAATATGTAGGTTACATGGCAGATATTGATAGCATTGATAAATATAGAGCATATATACAAACCTCTAATTTTTGGGCAGATGCATGGGCAATATCAACATTGGAAAGGTTGTTAAATGTAAAATTCATTATTTTTTCAGAGGAATCTTTTAAAAGCGGTGATTTTGATAGTGTATTGAATTGTGGTGATTTTAATAAAAAAATAGAAGAAATGGGAACGTTCTCACCAAATTATTACATTATGACTACTTATACAGGAAACCATTATGAATTGTTAAGTTATTATCATAAACGTATATTGAATTTTAATGAAATACCATACGACATTAAGGTTTTAGCCATAAATAAATGTTTAGAGAAAAATGCAGGTGAATATTATTTAATTCAAGATTTTAGAAATTTTAAAAGTAAATTAGGCATGGACCCAGATTTAGGAAAAAAGTTGGATGAAGAAGAAGATGAAAGTGATTTGTATGATTCCCGCGTAACATTTATGTATCATTCCAAATCTGAAAATGGACCAAAACCAGGAGCAGGTTCTGGTGAAAAAATCCCAAAAAATAGAATTCCAGACTATGTAGTATTATCTAAAATACAAAATTGGAGAAGACAATTAGATGATACATGGAATGAAGGAATATTTGAATTGGATAAACATAAATGGATCTCTGTAGAACATTATGTTCAAGCTACTAAATATAAAAAGGGATTTCCAGATTTTTATTTATTATTTTCATTAGATAGTGATAGTGAAATATCAAAAGATACAGGTTTAGCAAAAATAGCAGGAGAAGGCGGAAAGAAAAATAATAAGTCATTACGTCCAAAAGAAGTGAAGATGGATGCAGATTATCATTTAGGAAGATTTGAAGAAGAACGAGAACGTGCAGTTTTTGCTAAATTTAGTCAAAATGAGGATTTGAAACAAATGTTGTTGCTAACAAAAAATGCATTATTAACGCAATTTATAAGAAGAAATCCAGCTAAAAAAGATGTAATATTGATGAGCGTGCGAAAATCACTTATGAAGTAAATATAAATCCATATTTTTTCAGAAAATCATGTAATTCTTTTTTTTGTATAGGTAATAATTTAAATGACATGTTCTGTAAATGTTCAAAATCTGTCATTTTTATAATAAACATTTGATATTGGCTTATTAATTCATCATAATCACTAATATATTTACTATTTTCTAAAAGCCATTCATAAAAGGAAGTTCTTGTTGCATTTTTTTTACTATATTTTTTGAATTTTGAAAACCAATGGATAGTATCATACAAAGTAGTTTTATTATGTATATTATAATCAGTGCCTGATAAAACAGTAATTTCGCGAAATTCATCCATTGTCATTTCTAAATCATTCAGTATAGATTTTGTATCATATAACATGAGCGTATGATTTAATAAACTTAAATGTCTAAATACACGAGAACATCCATATACAAACATATCCATATCGTCACTTATGCATCCCCATACTTTTTTTGAATTTACTAAATATGCAATTAATTGGTCGGCTTCTTGTTCAGCATTGTAATATTGAACTCCATAATAATCAATAAGTTGTTTAACTGATTGTATATCATCCATAGTAACATTTACACATTGTTTTTTTATATTTTCTATTTGTTTTTGCAATTTAGCAATTTCTTCGTGATCGCTGGTATTTTCAAGAATATTTTTCATTTCCAAATATTTTTGTTCAGCTTCTTGTTTTTGTAATTTTCTTTGGTTGAGAAGATCTCTTTTTTCACGAGGCGGTCTTCCATCAAATACAAATATAGGAGTAATAGAGTAATGTCTGAATAACGATATAAGTAAATATGTATTTTCAATTAATTTATTTTCAGCAATAAATTTGTATATATAAATACTTGTATCAATAACTACTGTTTTGTGTTTAAGTTCTCGTAAATGCACTTTACGTATAGATGATTTACTACAATTGTCTATCAAAAATCTATTTAAATATTGAATTCCCATAAAATTTTTATAAATTTTCTATATCAATTCCATTCTATTTAGGTATAATATCAATTTTTTACAATTTATATAACTGACTATTATATAAAGCATATATAATACAAACTTATGAAAGATATTTCAAAAAAAATGAAATTATTTATTGATAAGAATTTCAAAAAATCAAAAAATGGTATAGATGAATTAATGTTCTCAGATGAAACAATAAAATTTATAAAAAATATTTATAGTTTAATAATTCAATATAATTTAGAATGGATAAATAAGATTCAAATTTCAGAAGAAATATATAATAGTCAATCATTTCCAAGAGCAAACAATTACAAAGGCATTCCCAATGAAATCCAAAATACTATTGAGAACATTACACAAACAACAAAAATATATAATTTTAAAGTGAAAAATAGAAATATACGTGTGTTTTTTGTATTTCCATCAGGTTCTCAATATAATGAAAAAAAAATGATGAAATATCTTGAAAAAATATTTATATGGTTATCAATCGGATACAAATATAGTCCAGTAAATTGTGCAAAAAATTTAAATGTTTACTTGTATTTAATTGATTTACATAAAACACTACCAACCATAGATGCAAATCCAATAGGATGGATGAATGCGAATACTGCATTTACATATTCATGCAGTGATTACAACATAAGTTCTCCAAAAGATATAGCCAATAATAATGATATTACAGAAATAATAATATTTAGAGAAGAAGAATGGTTCAAAGTATTTATACATGAAACGTTTCATTGCATGGGGTTGGATTTTTCACATATGGATACACAGTTCTCAAATTCTAAAATACATTCCATATTCAATATAACTAACGATATTAAATTATTTGAAAGCTATACAGAATCTTTAGCAGAAATAATGAACAGTATATTTTATGTTTATTATTCTGTAATAAATACAAAGTATATTGAGAACGTGGATTATATTTATAAAAAAATAGAAGAAAATATGAAATATGAAATACTTTTTTCATTGTTTCAATGCGTAAAAATATTGGATCATTATGGATTGTCGTATAGTGTTATGTATGACGTTAATGCACGAGAACTTTGTAAAAAATACAGTGAAAATAGTCCAATATTTTCGTATTATGTATTGAAACCAATATTATTATATAATATAAATGATTTTATAGGATGGATTAATAAAAATAATAAAGGTTCTCTATCTTTTACAAAAACAACGGAGAACATAAATAAATACTGTATGTTTTTTGAGAACTTTTACAAAAAAGATGGGTATATACGAATTATTCAAAATATAGAAAAAGAGTTTATAAAAATAAAAAATGATGAAAAATTTAAAACAGAATTAGAAACATTAAGAATGACACTATTTGAAATGTAAATTATGTGTATTATAAATACTGATAATTTTTTATGCCATTCATAATATAGAAGAAATAAAACAACCATTGAAATCTTCAACCCCGGTATGAGTTAAATTAATTGAAACATCTAACCATATTGACCCTCCAATTTTTTTCCATCTATTACAAAATAGCCAATCTTCGGACAAATAATGATCGTCTTCCACACCACAATCAAATAATGCATACGCATAATTATTTTCAGTTCCATTTAAAAAATTAATATCATCCGTATATTTAGTAGAATGATATGCAATCATCATTTTTTCAATCATTTGTCGCTGCATTAACATAAATCCAGTAGCAAGATGTTTTACTTGTGTTAAATTATTTTGAATTTCAATATATTTATCATTATAATTAATATTATATCTTAATAAAGAAGATTGTATCATATCAATATCACTGATTGAATCTTTTAATGATGGATTATTATTCTTCTTTTCTAACCATTTATTAATAACAGTTTCATCGTAGACATTATTATTAGTTATTTTCTCCCAATTATAACGTTTGATAGGATATGCTCCTCCTACAAGTGGTTTATTTGCAATAATCAATTTTAATATAGATATCGGATTCCATGTAATATCATTGTCTATAAAAATCATATGAGTGCACTCTGGGTCATTCATTGCTTTTGCTATAAGATTATTTCTTGCTCTTGAAACTAAACTATCATTTTTGCAAAATTCAACTTGAATAGGGAAACTATATTGTCTAAATACATTCAATGTATTTATCAAACATTGTAAAAAATTAATATAACATATTCCTCCAAAACATGGAGTCAAAATAATTAATTTAGGATTATTTGATGATATGTATTGTTTAATTTTTTCTTCAAACGTCCCAAAATCATCCAATTTAGTTATATTTATTCCTTCACTTGAATCCATTATAAATAAAAATATTGATTTTTATTTATATAGTTTATTTTTATTTTTTATATTTTTATTACGTTTAAATATTATTAGGCAGTGGCAACATCAGATGCCTTTACGAAGTGGTGCTTCATGTATCTTTGAAGATTGAAGTAGGTAAGTTCATCACCAGCCTTAAGCTTTAAAAGCTCGGTAAGCTTTTGGTCAGCATGGATAATACGACCGTTCTTGGCATCTTGAAGGTTGTTGGCTTGGATGTAGGCATTGATTTCCTTACTGACAGCGGTTCTTGCCATTTCAGTTCCAATGGTCTTTCCAAGGAATTGGGCAAGTTCATCACTGATACGAGTTGGCTTGACAAATCCGGATGGTTGTCTGTTGCCACTCTTTCTCTTACGGGAAGATGATTTTTGGGCGTTTTTAAGTTCACGTGCAACGACCTTCTCAAGGGTCTTGAATTCACTCTTTAATGTTGACATCATAGTGGTCATTTGTTGAATTTTAGCACCAAAGTCAGTCATCTTGAGTGAAGATGAGTTTTCAACTAATTCAATTGGTTCAACAGCAGGAGCAGCAGCATCAACAACTGGGGCAACAGGAGCAGGTGCTGCTTCCTTGGTCTTCTTGGATGTCTTCTTTGCAGATGCGGATTGTTCAACAACAACATTGGCAACTGGGGCTGGGGTAGATTGTTTTTCGGTCTTTGTAGTTCTTACCATTCTATCAGGTATATACACTATAATATGGTTCTTTTTTAAATGGTTTAACGCAAATATATATTTATTTATTTAATTGGCTGGATAAAAGATAATATTCCTAAATATTTTGAAATCAATTTTGTATTTTTATTTTTTCTAATAAAGTTCCATAAATATGAACATATATTAAATCCAAATAACGATCTATTTCCATACGAATATTGGAAATTTTTTGGTCTTTTGTTATTTTTTCTTGTAAAAGTTTAAGTGCATCATTCCTCAAATTGTCGTAAATAATATTTTCAAAACCTTTTTTTCCAAATAAATTAGCAACTTCGGTAACAAATCCACGAGCAGCATTTATTGCAATAGATTCACTCAAATGAATTATACCAATTTCTTTATAACTGCTATCTTTGTTTGATTCTGTTGATATTCTGTCACTCATGAATATGTAATAGCTTTTATCATGTGTATCAACTTTCTTGTTTCCTCCATTATTTTTTCTTGTTTTCAAAGTTTTTGCTAAATTTCTTTTACTTCGTTTGTAATAAGTTTTCATATAATATATTTGTATATTTTGTTAATATACCAATGATTCATATAGCCAAGGCATATTACGTCGTGCATCTAATGATACGATTGTTAATACAGATAATACATGAAGTGCTCCTATTTTTTGATATTCAATATCAATTCCGGTATATATCATATTTTCCATAATATAAAGACAAATCGCTCTACAATCCTCTGTAGTAGAAGTTGGTAAATTAAGAGAACTTAGTGATGTATTTATGAAAGGGTCATGTAGTCTACATATTCTTCTTTTGGTTTCATGTGTTAATTGGCCACGATAATGCCAAATGTCAGATAAATATCTATAAAATCTAATGTATTCTCTTTTTTCTAAATTAATAAACCAATTACTATCTGTATAATTACCTAATAAATCAATCTCCATAAATAATTCTTGAATTCTTATATTCAATGGTTTTTCTCTTATGCGTTGCATTCTATTATGTAGCTCAATATTTTGATTTAATTGACCTGGATTAGAGACGTTTGATATAATTCTGTTTTCCCGAGGTTGACTGTTTGTATTTTGTATAGACTGCTCTTCTTTTTTTTCATTAAATATATATGGAAATATTATGTTTGTCAATTTGTAAAGTGTAAATATATCATTCATTATTTTGAAATCAACTTTTTCACGATTGTATGGATTTATTATTTTCCCTTTTTGTTTGAACAATGTGATTAGTGATGAAATGTTAAATCCATATATAAAATTTTTTTCATCTTTATAACTATAAAACTCGTCATATGGAATATTTTCTAATGGGTCTAATGTGTAAAAATCGGATTCGTTTACACATAATTTTTTGTTTTTAAATGCTTCTCCCTTTAATCTAAATAATAGCCTAACAATAAATCCCCTGAATAATTTTTGTATAGAAACAGCACATATACTGTTTGTAAAATGTTCATGAATTCTTTTAATAAGTTCTGGTTTACTTCCAGAAACACGTAAATTATTTTCACGTGCAATTATTTTTAATTCAGGAATCTTAAAATTTTTGAGAACAATCGAGTTTTTAAAATAATTATTGTATTTTACGTTCATAGTATTTGAAATTGCAATTGGCTTTGAAAACACACTCATAATATATATATTAATTATAAATTTTATATATATATATTAAAATATATTATATTTTTATATTATGATTATGGTGTAAATAGTATTTTAATTTTTACAAAAAATACTGCATTTATGGTGTTTTTCAATTTATAATTTGCAGAAAATTGATTTAAAGATAAGCATGTATATATATTACAGTCGTATAACTTATACACATATACATTTTAAAATGGCTTCTACTACACCTCTTGTTTTAACTGTTAATGATTGGAATCCTTCTTCCATTAAATATATGCAACCAAAGGTCAATGACCGTGGTGGAAAATCTATTAATATGGTAAGTAAACAAACAAATCGTTCACTACACATTTCAACCCCATTAATGATGACATGGGGTATTGCTGATTTTGTAGATGAAAAGGGTGAATCTGATGGTAAATTCAGTATGTCTTTGAATTTCCCAAATAGTGAATATTCAACAAAAGCAACTAATGAATTTTTACAAAAATTGAAAGATTTTGAAAATCAAATTTTAGATGATGCAGTAACAAATAGTGAATTATGGTGGGGAGAAGAAATGTCTCGCGAAGTAGCTAAACATACATTCTTCCCATTCCTTAAATATTCTAAAAATAAGGATACTAAGAAAATTGACCTTTCAAAACCACCATCTATTCGTGCAAAGGTTCCAAATTACAATGGAAAATGGGGTGTTGAAATTTATGATACACAATCTAATCTATTATTCCCGTGTGATAATCAAAATGTAACACCACTTGACTTTGTTCCAAAACAAAGTAATGTTGCATGTGTATTACAATGCGGAGGTATTTGGATTGGTGGTAAGGGATGGGGTTTAACTTGGAAACTCATCCAATGTATTGTAAAACCACGTGAAGTAGTTAGTGTTTATGGTAAGTGCCAAATTAAATTATCAGATGAAGAAAAGACAACTATTGAAAAACAAGAATTAAAAGATGATGTTGATTTAGAAGAACCAGAAACTGTTTTCCAAACACCAGTAGTAGCACCAGTAAGCACGGAAGTTGCAGACAGCGACAATGAAGAAGATGTAAAACCAGAACCAGTTGTTGAAGAATCAAAACCAGTTGTTAAGAAGATTGTCAAAAAAGCAACTGAACCAGAAGCCGCTGTAGTATCTGAACCAGCAGGTGAACCACTTAAAAAGAAGATTGTCAAGAAAAAAGTTTAAACTATAAAAATCGCTAAATAAATTATTTGAACACAATTACAAAAATTAAATATAAAAATATTTATTACATAAAAATAAATATTTTTAATGTAGAATCTTTTCATTAGATTTAGAAAATTCATTTATTTTTTCAAATGTAACTTGATTATTTTGAATACAATTTGCAATTTTTTCTTTCACAAACGTTTGTTTAAATTCGTTTAATCTATCATTTTCGCGTTGGGTTATATCTTCCATTATTTCATTTTTATTTAATTTTTTGAATACATTACCATACGAATCCATTGAGTTTGATTCTATATCATAACTATTGTCAAACCGTTTTGGTGTAATTGGTTTATTATATTTACCACTACCACTATTATTGATATATTTTTTTTTGTTGTCAGTTTTTTCTTTCATTTCTTCTTCATCTAAAACTATCGTTTGACCTGATATATCATATGTAAAATACTCTTTGATATTCACATTCCATGGATTTTTGGTGCGTTTACCATTTGGAGTTAAACCGTCTAAATACCAAAATCTATCACTTTTATTAATTCTTTTCAAATTGTCTTCAAATAAACAATAAAAACATATGTATATCAATTCTGTAAAATAATTCACGTTCTCAATACTTTCTTTTTGAGAATATTTATTGATTTCTTCCTGTAATATTTTATATTCCGCTAGTTTAATTTTCAAATCATATCCATTTGATAATGGCATATAATATATTTCTTCAAATTTTGCACCAAATTCATCATATTTTTTAGAAGATTCATAGTTCAGCAATGCTTTTTCTTTCAATTTGAAAAAAGTATTTATTATAGACAGCAAAAAAGATATGAATAACATAATAAACAATTGTTTTTCAGTCAAATAATTTGATTTTGTGCCAGTTTGTCCTGCAGTTAATGCAGTAAAAAGCGTTATTGTGAAATTGATCGGCGTTGAAATATAATTCCAAAAAGCGGCGCTTATATATTTTTTCCAGGCTTGAGTGCCAATTCGTAAATTGAGACTACCTTGTAAAGTAAGCATAATACCCCAATCAGGTGAATAATTATTTATTCTATTACTACTTGAATCTATTATAAAATTATAACTTGAATCTATCATGCGCGTTGTCATATTTATATATATATTATATTTTATTCAAATAAAAAAATAGAAGATATTGGATTAACAATTATCAATATTTTTTTCAGGTTCATCATTAGAACATGAACAATTTCTACCAGACAGTGATGTTATCACTGCAACAGATACAACTGTCAAACATAAACAAGCTCCAATACACGTGCATGCGCCCATTATAAGTATATCTATATAATTATAATAGAATATATTTTTGAAAAAATAAACAAATAAGAACAAACTTATATGAAAGGTCTTCCATAAAATCCATAATACCCTCCGTAATATGGGGATGCATAATAAGGTGACGCATAATATGGTGCGGCATAATATGGTACACTATATATAGAAGGAATATAACTACTATAACCATTGCAACATTTTCTATTTGTTTCAATCACATTATTAACGTAAATGTTGTTATTGCGTATGGCGACGTCATTTAGTTGAGCATACTCATTATAAAGACCATTTAATCTATTTTCACTTAACCATGGATATCCTCCTCTTCCGTAAAAGTTATGATAACTCATTATATTATACCTTTCTACAAATATTTTCTCCTAAATAATAAATTGTTACGAGTCATGGTTACAATTTGTATTTTTTGATTACAAATTGTAATATACAACGAATTAACACATATACATATTATCCGAAAAAAAATCAATCATACCTACATCCAATGAAACTTTTGCTTTCCAGCCTAATTTTTCAAATGCCGGTAATGGGTCTTGATATATATGTTTAACATCCCCGGGTCTTTCAGGTTTATATATAATTTCAGTTTCAAAAAATTTTGCAACGTCATTTAACGTATGATTTATACCAGTACATAAATCAAATACACCTGTTTCAGTAGAATTCATAGCACAAATATGTCCTGAAACAATATCAGAAACATGCGTAAAATCACGACTTTGAGAACCATCGCCTGTAATTTCTAAGACATTTTTCTCTTTTTTACATTTTCTTAAAGCGGAAAATACGTTAGGTGATGGACCAAGTTCAGATTGTCTTGAACCGTAAACATTTGAATTTCTTAAACATATAACTGACAAGTTGTACATATCTGTATATACTTTACCAAGTCCTTCAAGGGCTTCTTTACTGGAACGATAAGGCGTATAAAACGCATATACCACATTAGATGATGTCATTACAACTTTTTTTATATTATTTAGACGAGCTGCTTCTAAAATATTCAATGTGCCCATAACATTTGTTTCATATGCTAAAATTGGGTCATCAATACACCAAGGTGTTCTCGCAATTGCAGCTAAATGAAAAACTCCATCAATTTCTTTAAAATATTCTATTATATTTTCTAATTTACGTATATCACAATTAATAAAAGTAGCATTTTCATTAACATTTTTTATAGAACCTGATAATAAATTATCTAATACAATTACAGAATGGCCATGTCTGATTAATTCGTCTACTAAATGGCTACCGATAAAACCTGCCCCGCCAGTAACTAAATATTTCATTATAAAAAATGTTTGTTATTTTTATATTATTTATTTATATATTTATATATGAAAATTTTTGCAAGCGTAATCATTTTAGTGAAAAAGGGTTGAATGAAAGTTTCAAATATTTATGTGATAATTTTATATATGTATAAATAAAAAATAATAATATAAATATTACTGTGTCAATAATAATTATAATATGAAAATATTTTTGAACAATTTTTTTAATGATTTAGACTTAACATTTTTTTATAAATTATTTGAAAAAACATTTAATACAAAAATTGAAGTATCTTCATTAGAAGATAGTGAAATATTATTTGAAAGTGTATTTGGTAATCAAACATTGTTATATCATAAAAAATGGTCATATACAATATTATTTATAGGTGAAAGTGATAGAAGATTACACATATTTATGAATGATCGTTTAATACAAAATACATTGAAAGATTATTCATTAATATTAAAAGGAGAACACGATAATAATAACATAGTAAACCTACCGTTATTTGTTCTCTATTCATATGCATTCAACTTTACGAATGATTTTATAAAAAAAGATACAATAAGATTAAATAATAATATTATAAATATTCCTCCAAAAAATGTTTGTGTTATTGTATCATCTAGGGATTCGGAAGGAAGAGAACTTTTTTTTGAAAAATTAGAACAAAAAATACATATTGATTATGCAGGTGATTATAAAAATAATGTTCCAAAAATAAATGCATTTCACTGTTCACCTGATTTTGTAAATTTTGTATCACAATATAAATTCATAATAACTATGGAAAATTCAAAAAATAAAACTTATATTACAGAAAAAATATTACACGGTTTTGCAGCAAATACAATACCGGTTTATTGGGGTTCTGATTATGTAACTGATTATTTTAATGAAGAACGATTTATAAATGTTAAAAGTTTTGATGAAAATGATATGAACGAAGCAATTGATAAAGTAATGACATTAATAAATGACAATGACAAATATTTAGAAATTATAAATAAACCAATATATAAAAATAATAAAATTCCATTTGAAATACACGATATTGCTAATAAAATACAACAGTTATTGGGTTTACACGATGAATAGTTGTAATTAGTATTGCTATAAATTTAAGGATTTGCGTTTAATTCATATATACTATATTAGATATATTATATATTAGAATGCCTATTTCATTTGATTTAGAAGATTTAAGAGTAAAATATGATTGTGTGAATTATTTTGAAACCGGATTATGGGATCCACTAGATAATATATCCAGTAAAATTGCATTGTCTTGTGGATTTGATAAAGTATATTGTATTGAAATTAGAAAAGATTTTGTTGAATTGGGAAATGAGATATTTAAAGAACATATTATGACGGGAAAATATAATTTATATTTAGATGATAGCACAAATATGCAAAAATATTTAATGACTGATAATTTTAAAAATAAAACAATATTTTTTCTTGACGCACACGTAGATAATGAAAATATTCATAATTATAAAAAGAAATGTCCTCTATTTGATGAATTAGAAGCAATTAAAAGTATTGAAAGAAAAGATAATGTAATATTAATTGATGATTTAAGAATAATCAAAAATTCGTTTCCTTGGGGTGAAACAAGTTATGGAAATATTGATTTTTTACAACAAATAAAAAACACTATATTAACAATAAATAAAGATTATAAATTTGATACATTAAATGGATATATTCAAGATGATGTATTATTGGCATATATTTAAAATGAGAAAAGGTGAAAAATATATAAACAAATATTTATGATATAATGTATATGTTCATTTTTTTGGTGGCATATAGAGCAAGAGGAAATCAACAATTTAGAAGAGAACAATTATCTTCATTAATTGAAAATATTGAATCTTACTTTGATAATCACAATATTGAGTATAAAATTATAATATGCGAACAAAATGATGACGAAAGGTTCAATCGTGGAAAATTATTAAATGTAGCATTTTTAGAAAGTGAAAAATTATTTAATTTTCCCAAAAAATATTTTCATATGAATACTGACTATTTAATTGATTTAACTAGAAGTTTTCCATCAGAAATTTTAAATTTAAAAAATGGTGTCATAGATTTACATAAACCGAATTATGATGTTTTGGGTGCAGCTTGTGTATTCGACCCGGAATCATATAATACAATAAATGGATTTCCAAATGATTTATTAGGTTGGGGAGGGGATGATTGGGCTATATATAATCGACTTATTAGAAAGAATGTATCCATTTTTTATCCTGAAAATTTAACAAATTCAGGTTTTATTATAGAAAATAACGATGACAAAGCAATTACCGATCAATCAAATAATGGTAAAAATATGGAGTTAGCTGGAAGAGATGATATAACCACAAATGGATTATCGTCATGTATTTATAAAATTAATAGTAATGGAGAATTTCATAATGAAAAAAATATATATCATTATTTAGCTGATTTATGATGAAATTACAATACAGTAAAAATGTACAATATATACAAAACTTTCATTTTTTATTTTTTATTTTTTATTTTTTATTTTTTTATGAATTCATATAGTTGTGCATTTTCCACAGTTGGAAAGGTTCTATATGATGATGCGAATCCACAATATGTATCATGTAATTCTTCTTCTTTTAATATAGAATCTTCATTGTAATAATGATATCCATTCAATACTGCTCCATACCCATAATCATATTCAAGACTTGCAGATGGTTCAAAATCATTACCATTTTTTATTATCAAAATGTAGTTTTTCTCATAGACAATATCATCGTTTTTTATAATAGGTTTGAAATAAAACGAATATTCGCATAAATAGTAATCAATTACTTCATTAGTAGGGTTTATTATATCTGAATTGTATACAAAATAATTTGTATAGACGTTCAATGTTTTTATAATACCGTCGTCGTCCATGATTTGTATAATATTTTCTCTAATTGGATTGACATGTATTTTGGTCCATACAATTTCCTCTAATTTATTAATAAAAGTTGAATTTGTGTTTATTTTCATTCTAATTTTATCTTCTTTGTCGTAATCATGTATCCATAAAGATTCTTCATCTTCCAGAAATTCAAACACTGAATCAATGATGTCTCTTGGTAACATGGAATCGCTTGGTTGTAACATTAACATTTTGGTGTATCTTTTTACTTTAATGTAAACATGAAAAAAGTATTTCAATTTTTTGTAAATTAAAATACTTTTTATGTTTTTTTTTGTTTTTTAATATAAGATAATAGTGTTATGCTTTCATCATATTACGATAATAACGATTATCAGTTACGTTTGGAAATAACTTATCTTCAAAATCCATAGTAATAACACATGATTCTTCAATATATTTTTTGCCATTCCAATAATGCATTTCATCATAATAAATTTGATAAGTTCCTCCGTTTTCTAAATGTTCGTATATTTCTTTTTGTTTGTTATCAAAGTTATTATTCATTGCAAAATGAATAATAGCTTTTTTATTTTCAATTACAATGTCGTAAATTTTACCTATTTTACAATGTTCTACAATATACCATAAATCTCCTTTATTCATTCCATTTGCAAAATCTTCAATTTCAATACTTGGCGGCTTGTAATACATTTTAACTGGTGAATTCATAGTTGATTATTGTTATTTGCATTTATTTGAAATATAAAAAAGTGTTTCAATTTTTTACACTTTATATGCTCAAATTTTCATAATTTTTTTGGTTGATTTAGACATAATATATTGTCCGCATGGACCGCAGTGGTCTTCGTTGGATAAATCTATTTTTTTATTAAGTTTTTTATTACAATAATCAATATTCCATCTACCCAACGGTCTAGGTAGTTCTTTTGCAATAATTTGTTTTATTCTATTTACTATTGATAACATATAAAATACAGTTTATTATATTTATGTTGTTTTTCCTAAATATTGATAACCTGGTTCTCAAAAAGCATGTTATCAATATTTGTTAGTTGTCATTACCAATAAAATGTGTATAAATTATATATGGAATCGCGAGAACTATTTACAGATGGATGGAATTCTTTTTGGCATGTATTTTTAGGTATCTTGTCTATTCGTTTTTTGGCTATTGCACCTATTTTTATTATTTATCAATTGATTCACTTTTATGATAAAAATTTATTTGTTGATATTGCAGAATTTTTCATTGGATTTTTTGGTATTGTCCTTTTTGTTTTCTTTTTGAATTCTTGTAAAATAAAACATTATTTTGTTGATGAATCTTTTTTGATTTTACAAAAGTATTTTTCCTAAATAATAATTATGTTTTCCCATTTTATCTGAAAAAGAGAACCTTGTTCTAAAAAAAGTTCCTAAATATCTATTTGAAGATATACAACAATATTCGACTTTTTTGATATATCAAAAATATTCTCTAAATTAATAATTGAAATACCTTGGTTTTGCAATACAATCACTTGGTTTTCTTTCAATTTCAAATTATCTGTAAAAATAGAAAATACATTTTTTCCTAAATAAAATTCCAATGAAATTTTCCCCCAAAGTTCTCTAATATTGTATTTTAATTCTACATGAATATTATTATGGGAATCAATGCTAATATTATCAGGTAATATAGGAATGCATTTTACATACATATCACTTCCTGAATTATCATATATTAATTCATGATGCCATAATGGAATATAGTAAATATTGCCATTTTCTGTCAATTTATATAAATTGTTCTCAAACAAATCTTCTATAAATGGGTTTAATATAATGCATTTATCATCTTTTGTTTTGCTTGAAATAATATCTTCCACTTTTTTAAGAAAATCGTCGGAAAAATGAAATATATCTTTATATTTAAAAAAGAAATCGTATATTTTTAATAAAATTTTTTTATCCATTTTTTCTAATAAATCGCATGCTTTGTTCTCGCAACAGTTGGCTATTTTATTCACAATAACATAAAAAATTCTACTTTTGATATCTTGATATTGAAGCTCGGTCCCTAATATATTATTCAAAAATGAGAACAGTATTTTAGTATATTCACTTTTAACAATGTTATCAAACGGATTTGCAAATTCTTCATCAATATTTGGATCATCTAAATATTTTAATAAATATTCATATGCATTTTTTATATTATTGAATTTTTCGGAAGCATCTACCGATTTGTTTTTATCTGGGTGATATTGTAGTGCCTTTCTTCTATATTGTCGTTTAAGTATTTCAATATTAATCTCGTCATTTATTTCTAATAAAATACATGCATCGTTATAATTCATGTATTTTAATTAATTTTTGTTACAATATAATAAAATATATTCTCTAAATGATAAATTGGTCTATAATTATTATTATAATATTTCAAGTTCAAGAACATTCTTTCTAAAATGATTGAGATATCATTTTTTGAAATTATATTGTTTTGAATGAAATAGGATAATACATGCCATATACATTCAACTGTGTCTAAATTATAAATCAATATATCATATAAATCATCTCGGAATTTCATGAAAGATATTTTTTTCATATTCTCCATATCATGAATTATAGTATTACATATAGTATTGAAATTATCTTTTGGTATTTCATTTATATTTTTTATAATATTGAATGAACGTATTTCTTTTGTATTTGTGATATATGATACATCAATTTCATTCAAAACATTGGATGATTGAGAACAGTTGTCTTTCGTATTTTTATAATTATGTATTCTTTTGATAAATTCATTGTGATTATTTGAATTATTTGCAATATTATAATAACAACTTTTATCAGGACGTTTAATAGATAGTATTTTACAAGAATTGACAATGTTATTTGGTATAAAACTAATATGTTCTGTTAATATAATAAATTTTATTTGAATTTGAGAACTTGGATGGTTATATTGTTGAATATAACTATAAAATATTTCTAATAATTCGTTATGTATCATATGAAAATTATTACATATTATAATACCTATTTTTTCCGGTTTCACAGAAACTATATCAACTATTTGAAAAAATATATCATGCATTAATAATTTAGAATTACATCCTAGCAATGCAATATCAATCTCATAATGAATATCACTAATATGATAAAAATATGTTTGTTTTTCATTTTGCAATGTAATCTTTTTTTCATATTTTAATTCACTTGGACTATATTTTTTAAGAAAATAGAGAACTTGTGAATATTTACCTACACCGGTTGGTCCATATACAATTAAATTATCAAATTGATGAATAGACGTGGGAAAACACTTATATATATTTTTTAATTCTTTGTGAAAATTATTAGATTCTACCGAATTAATATATTCTTCGTAATATGTTTCATAAAATTTCATTTTTATATAATAATGAGAACTGTAAATGAATTTTTATACGAATTTAATTTATTATATTATACTAACGAACGTGTTATTGTTTCCAAATTTTTCGAATGATATACCAAATAACTTGACATTCCAAATAAATACAATATTACACCGAATTTTAATATTTCAATCATTCTTTCATAAATGGATATATTTTGTCCAAAAACATTATCTATCTTGAATCTGGGTTCATTGTTCATTAATAAATATAACATGACTAGAATGATGAATACAATTACAGATATAAATAAATCCCTATACACGTGTATTTTTTTTTTGTTATTTCTAGATAATATTATTTCTCCTTTACCTTTTGAATATGTATAAATACGCGAAATTGATACTATGAATAATGATGATGATATCACATTCAATATGAAAACAACCGCCAAAATGGGAAATGCAATATCATTGTTACCTAATTTTAATTGGACATCGTTTATAAAAACTAATTTTAATTGGACATCGTTTATAAAAAAAATAGAAGCAAATATGTTAATGGTATAAAGCAATCCATACCCGATTAATTCTACATTTTTTTCAAACATACAGAAAAATGATATGATATACACAATGACGAACATAATGAAATAAGAAACGTTCATGTATATAATTTATTCTATAATATACAATTATATATTTATGTATGTAGTTACTATCCATTCAATCAGTTCTTCTGCATCAACTGTTGCATAATTTTTCTTATATTTGCCTATTTGAAAAAATGCGGGTTTTTGCATACCAGAACATTGATAATATATATAAGGACCAAATTTACCTTTACGTATGCTAAAATCACTATTGAGAACTCTTAATACATTTTTACTTTGAATTTGTGGTGGTCGTCGCGGTTTATCCGTATTTGCATCTTCTTCATCATGAATGTCAATTTCTTTTATTGAATTTTGAAACATTTGAATAATATCATTGAGAACAATATCATTTACTGGTTTATTGATACTTTTTATGCTTTTCTTATTATCACCCCATTGAACATAAGGTCCATATTTACCAGTTTTAATAAACATATATTGATCTTCATATTTTCCTAAATAATCGTTTTTTATTTCTAATAACTCATCAATTGTATATTCTCCTTTTTGTAATTTATTAATATCAATTTTTATTTTGGGATTGACAGTTTTATATTCCATTTCACCATTTTCCAATGGTTTTCGTAAGGATGCTCCAAATTTATGAAATAATAATTCATATTCGTCATTTATTTTATAAGTTTGTTTTTTAAGTTTTTTTAATGGTTTAATATTTTCTTCAATTTCATTTTTACATTTTGCACAAATAGAATACCATTTTTCATTTTCTTCTAAATTATTGTTTTCTATTTTATCTAAAAAATCTTCTATTTCACGGGTATATTCATATGAAAATAAATGATTAAAATGTTTTATAAGAAATTCAATCGCTAATATACCAATTGGTTGTATTACTAATTTGTTTTTTTCATTTCCAAATACCTTTTCTATTTTTGTTTTTTCAATTATTTTGTTTGTTAATTTATATTCGTTGAATTCTACAAGTTCTCCTGGTAAATCGCATTTTTTAACATATCCACGTTCTTGAATAGTATCTACTAATAATGAAAATGTAGAAGGTCTTCCAATTCCTAAATCTTCTAATTTTTTAATTAAACTGGATTCATTATAATATGTATGTTTATTCTGTATTGAAATAATACTGCTTATAAAATTGTATTGAATTGGAGAACCTTTGATGGATTGAAAATAGAATAACAGACTATTTTCATTATTTTGCGAATTTGTCATATCATCTTTTTTCTCACAAACTTTTTTCCATCCTAAAAAAATAGGTATTTCAATAGTATATTTATATTTATATGAATCTGGTGCTGAAATAAATGCATCTATATTATTATACACAGCATCTGACATGCAACTTTGAACGGTATTATTCCAAATAAGTTTATATAATGTCGCTAATTTTCCTTCTAAATCGGGAACATATTGTTTATCTATATATGTAACACGAATTGCTTCATGTGGATTATTGTCGTTCGTATTTTTAATTTTTGAAAAATCGCCTAAATATTTTTCATCGTTACATGTTTTTAAAATAAAGGTTTTAGCTTTTTCTAAAAATTCAGTTGAATATTTTTTGTTTTCGGTTCTGATATATGTAATATGTCCAGCTTGATATAACTGTTGACATAATTCCATTGTTTCTTTTGGAGAATAATGAAGTGTTTGTGATGCAGTTTGTAATAAACACGATGTATTAAATGGTTCAGGTGCATGTTTTTTTGTTTGTTTTGGAGAACTTAATTCTAATAAATGTTGAAATTCTTTAGATTTTTCTAAAAATTCAATTATTTTTTCTTCTTCATTAAAAACATGATTTAATACAAAAGGAATATTTTTACTGAAAAAAGATGCATTAATTTTGTAGTTTATGTCAAATGTATTTGTATTGTTTAGTTCATTTTCATATATCAATCGTAATGCAGGTGTTTGACATCTTCCAGCGGAAAGTCCAGAATCTTTTTTGTTATTATAAATGAATTTCCATAAAAGAGGAGAAACTAAATGTCCTATCGTTAAATCAATCATTGTTCGAGCATGTTGAGAATATGGAACAAACGTTCTGAAATCTTGCCAATTTTCAAATGCATATTCAAGTGCAGTTTTAGATATTTCTTTGAATATGAATCGTTTATACACATGAAAAGAACGAAAAATATGATATGCAATTGCGTCACCTTCGCGATCAAAATCGGTTGCGATGAAAACATTTTCGCTTGCAAAAAGAGAAATCGCATGTTTTAAAAATTCAAAATGTTCAAATGAAGATGGTTTGATATTTAATGTAGACGAAAAATCTGGATAAATCTGTTTTAAAGAAGGAATAAAAAAAATATGACCGAAAGAAGGAATACATTTAAAATTAGTTCCTAGTAAATATTCAATAGTAGAACATTTTGAAGGAGATTCAACAATAATTAAATATTTAGCAGAACCTACCGAAAAATGATCAATGGTATATTTAGTATTTTTATATTTTTTAACTTTTTTTCCTTTTTCTTGAATGCGATTGAAATCAAATAGAATAGACATAAATATAATAAAATGAAATATTTATATTTTTGTAATGATATAAATATAAAAGAAAGAAGATTCTGCGAAGATTCTGCGAAGATTCTGCGAAGATTCTGCGAAGATTCTGCGAA